TTCAATTGCTTCCATTTCATATTAACCTTCTACAAAAAATAAAGAAGAAGAGAAGGGCAGTAATACCCTTCTCTATTAACTTATTTTAATATGTTTTTCATAGCTCGAATTTTTACTCTAATAGCATTCATCCTACTAAGTGCAAATCCTAATTTTTTAGTTGTAACTTTATGAACTATAATACCATGCTCATATTCTTTAGAAGATCTAATCTCACCTAGTACTGCAAATAGTTCAGTCCTAATTCGACTAAAGGCTTCTTTATCGATAAATATATAAGAATAGTTTACGTCATCTACATTTTTTAAGATAGAATACAACTCAAAAGATATAGTTGTATCAATCTTAATAGGTGCATCAAGTTTTTGCTTTTTAGTTAAAAGTCCAAGTTCTCGCTCAGACTTTATTTCTCCATCTTTCTCAATATTATTAAAATAAGCATTGGCAAATAAGTATTCCATACCTTCGATAAATTTATCTCGATGATGAGCTATAGCCAAACTATTAGATAAAATATTGTAATCGATGTTTTTCATATTAAATATCCCCTTTGAACTCATCATTGATCAAAGCACGTGTCAATGTAGTATTAACTTCGGCATTTGATTCTCTTACTAAGTCAGGTGAATTCATAAACTTTTGAGGTTGTTCTTGGAAGAAATAATCTATCGTAGAAGTTGCATGTTTCTCAAAAGATGATGGACTCTTCAAAATACGCCCCAAGTTTTGGAAATCCAATGTCTTAGTGATAGATGGATTTTCGGCTAATGCCTTGCTTAATGTAAGAATTTGATATGGTTCAGATTTATTATTCCAGTTAGGCATATCATAAATATTATAAGCACTTCTAATTTGATTAGATAATAATACTTCAATATGAGTTGCCTGCATGGAGATACCACCATCAATTAATGCTTCCATTAAAGCTTGTGCAATTGTGTCTTTGTTAAACGATGCGGTTACATCAGACTTATCCATTATATCTTTAATCCTACTTAGAGTTTTAGAGAACTCGTTATTTATAATAGGAGTATAGAATAATACCAAATCTTCTACAGATGCCAATGCAGTCATTGGAATAATAGCTTCACCTTCATCTGTTTGATATCGTTTACGTTTGATAAATTTAGTTAACTCTTTAGATAGATAGAATTTATCAATCTTATCAATTTCAATCTTATATGGAGTATCATGATCAATGATATTGATTGCACTTACATAATCGTTATACTCTAACATATCATCTGTGCTATCATCGACATCATCTTCATTTTCCTTAAAGATTTCTTCTTGGTTGAATACAAGATAAATATCTTTATAATTCTTATCCTCTACAAGAGTAATAGTTTCTTTATTCTTAACGAAGTTATCTACAAATTGCACAGGTAACTCTAAGTCAGGAATTTCCGTTGCCATTACGTGCTTAGCAGACAATTGTCGCTGAGTCGTATTGGAAGTTAATTCTTCACCTGGACGTTTACCTGGATCGATATCTTGGTTGATGAAATAAAGATCACCATAACAATATCTACAAATACCATGACCCTCAGCTTTAGACTGACAAGTCATTGGGCTTCTTGTATAGATTGTTTTACCAATCAAATGAGTATCAGTTTCTTTAATTGGCCCTAAATCAAAACCGTCTTCTTCTAGACGATAATATTTAGATGCCAATAATTCTAATACTTTAGCATCTTTAACTTCATACTTAACGAAGTTTCTAGATGTGCATTTATAGTTTGGATCTGGATTAAGTTTAGTTCCTTGGTTGTTTAGACCCACTTTACGAGCCACTGCGCCTGAGGAGCCTACATTAATCTTTGAAATGATTTGTGCTGTACGGCCAGCAGATGATTCGATAAAATAATCAACTAAATCATTAACGCCACCGTTGATAAAACTATTGGCAATAATATGAGGGAATACACCACCATTACCATCTGGCTTAGTGCCAATGGATACTGCATATTCTCTAAGCTGTTTAGTATTAATAGACTCATTAGCTCTAAATGCATTAGTATAGATATGATCATATCCGATAAGCTTTTTAGAGTTTAATACTGCTTCACGCATTTTTCTGATATTATCCATACCAAAATCATTAGCTTTAGCAATATCTACATTAGACATATCTGGATGCAATAAATTATAATATTCAGGCAATGCATCCATCATCAATACGTCATCTTGTAAGTTGATACTATTGGCAAATAATGCCGCAAATTCATCAACCTTACTAATATAATAAAGACTATCAGCAATCATATTATTCTTAACGATAAATGGAATATCAGTTACATGATTACTGATGAAGAAGTCATCAATATATTTCTTTATAGACTTAGCAGTTATTTCTTTTGCTAAGAAAATATGTTTTGGTTCTACTAAATCTCCAGCCTTAATAATAAGAGACCAAAGAATTAGATTCAACCAATAATCGTGAATGGTCATCTTTAACTCATGACCACAGATAATCAAAGTTAATTTAGATTTAGCCAAGTCAGGATCATCTATTCCGTCCTTTAAGATATCATGAATAGCTTGAAAGTGATTTGACCAGTTTTCCTTACAAATATCTTTGTTTACATCTACTAAAAATTCTCCTTTGTTTTTAATAAAATCAGAATAGATCCAATAATTTTGATAGTTTGTTATATTATCAAACACTGGTCTTTCTCCTTTCGTTTTAAAAACTTTAATATTAAATACTATTACTCACAAGTATAATATATATTCAAATGTAAAAATGACTGTAACAAAATAAACCCGCATAGGATCTTTAAGACCCTATGCGAAGTTTAATTTTTATTATTTTTTAGGCAAATGTTTAGAACCTTGTGCAGCTTTAAGGTAATCACGTTGACCAGCTTTAGCTACACGAACAGCCATGTTGCTGTATTTTTGAACGATCTTTTTGATCAAAGCACGTTCAATAACGCGGTTTTTAACCAATTTAGTCCACAATGGATCTTTCTTTTCTTTTGCAACTTGGAATGCAGCCATTTTTACACGGCGAGCCAAGTCATCTTTTTTGCTTAAACGTACCAAAGTACGGCGAGAGATCATTTGTTTTTCCAAAAGAGCTTGTGCTTCTTCAGATTCAGCGAATGCAACACGTTCATCTTGGGAAAGACGGGAAGCCTCAGCGCAAATTAATGCATCAGTATATGCATTAGGATTAGCCAATTCTTGTTCTAGAATTTGGTCTTTTTTGTCTGGATTGAAAAACATGTTTTCGTCCTCCTTAGAGATTATTTTTTAAATATATTTAAAAACGAAATATACGTTTTATTAACTTAATGTTGTTTGTATAAGTGGCTATTTAGAGGCTAAAGGTTAAAAAAGACCATATCGGAAACAATAAATTGTATTTAATTTGGAGGAAAATAATATGAATAGTGAAGTTAAAGCAATTGAATATTATAAAGAAATTGCAAAAAGAAACCTAAGTAAAGTATTTCCTACATTAAGTGAAGATGAAATTTTAACAGCTTTAGATATGATCGTTGATAAACGATATGCTAAGAAAGACTGTACTTTAAATAATAACTATACTGAGGAGTTTGTTGAAACAGATGTGGCTCAAATGAGTAACTATATTATCAATAAGTCTCCTATTATGGTAGCAAATGGTTGTTTATTCAAACAATATGAAAAAGACTTAACTCCGATGTATCAACTTATTACATCATTTACAGATAACCGTTCTAAATTTAAGAAAGAAATGTTTAAATATGAGAAGGGTTCTGAAAAGTTTAATAAGTATAACATGCTCCAATTATTGGCTAAGCGTGATAATAATGCTTTATATGGTGTAATTGGTAACTATAGTAGTGCATTATATAATCTATATATTGCAACTGGTATCACAAGAACTGGCCGTGCATTAATTAGTCATGCAATTACATTCTTTGAATCATTCTTTACAAATAATGTAAAGTTCCATTCAATTAATGAAGCTATTACATTTATTGATCGTGTATCGAGAGAACCATCTATATTTCCATCTGAATTAGTATTAGATCAACCAGTAGAAATTGATGATGTATTCTATAAAATTATGGATACATTTGATAGAAACTACTTCGGTGATTTAAGAGAAGAAATGGAAATCATTTGGGATTTGTTATTGAATCAATCTCAAGAAACTTTAAATAAACTCTTCTATAAAAATAATGCATTGCAATTCTGTGATAATTCTTATATGAAGAATTATATTGCAATAACATTATCTAAATTAGAAGATACATTTGTAGATCCAAATGAACCACCAGAAAATATTAAGGATAATCTAGATCACATGTTTGATGTCCTTAAAGAATGGTGTTATATGCGTTATATTGTAGTGGATAAGATTGATCGTTCTGCTACTATGAAACGTGATATTAGTATCATTACTGATACTGATTCTACAATGCCATGCTTCAACAGCTGGTATACATTCGTACTTAAAGATGTATTGGGTGATTCTAAATATAAAAGTGAAATTAAATTAATGAATCTTCCAGAGACTGAACCTCAAATGGAAGAAGATAGAATTTATAACTTTGAAACTAAACAAATTGAAACTAAAATGATTGATGTTTCTGTAGCAAGCAATAAAGAACCATTAAGATTTAGTATTATTAATATCTTATCTTATATAGCTGGTCGTTTATTACGTGAGCACTTTGATTTAGTTGCAGAAAATTATAATACTAAGAGTGATTATAAACCTTGTTTGATTGCAATGAAGAATGAGTTCTTATTTGGTCGTGCATTATTAACTGGTGGTAAGAAAAACTATGCTTCTAAGCAAGAACTTCAAGAAGGTAATCTAGTTCCAGCTGGTAAAATGCTTGACGTTAAAGGTTTACCTATCAATAAATCTACTTTGAAAGAAAAGACACGTAATGAACTTAAAGATATCTTATTCAAGAAAGTTCTTAACGTAGAAACAGTAGATCAACTTGATGTAATTCAATCTTTAGCAAGAGTTGAATATGATATTCGTAAATCTATTGAAAATGGTGAGAAAGAATATTATAAACCAGCTCAAATCAAATCTTATAGTAACTATGATAACCCAATGCGTATTCAAGGTATTAAAGGCGCAATTGCATATAATGCTTTACGTGATAAAGGTACAGAAGCTATCGATTTGACTATTAGAAATCCTGTAGATATTGTAAAAGTAAATATTACAGAAAATTCAATCATTAGTCTTAAAGACACTGAACCTGATCTTTATGAAAAGATTCATAATTTCTTAAAAGAAAATGAAGTTGATTATAAAGGTGAAATTACAAGTATCTCTATTCCAATTGATGCGGAAGTTCCTAAATGGATTTTAAAATTCGTAGATTATAATGACATCATTAATGATAATCTTAAGAATTTCCCATTAGAATCTATTGGTATAACTAAATTTGATAAAGATACAGTAAACTATACGAACGTAATTAGATTCTAAGAAATAATACCCCTATGGAGTTTAACTCCATAGGGGTATTTTCTTTATTAAAATTTCACAGGTTCTAATTTAGTTTCAGGCATAGTTAAAGTCATTGCATAAATAGCCTGAATAGATTCTTTAGATGTAGATATTACTGGAGTGCCACCTAAGTTAATGAAGTGAATATTACTATTCAACTGCTTTTTAAGCTCCTCATTAGCTTCATCAGTATAGATGCCTTTAATAGTAGCCATATCACCATCATAGTCACCGCCGATACTATCTAAGTACCCATTACAGATGTTTAGAGTATCAATAAATGAGCTAGATGTGTCTTTACCAATATCTTCAGGTCTAATCTTAGGATAATATGGATAGAAAACTCCATCTAAAGTCATAGGTTCAGTTTCATTTGTAGACGACACTCTAATCATTGTACCAAATTCATTATAGAATGTATCAATTGGGTAACGAGTGATTAATACCATCTTGCCTTTAATAGCTTCTTCACAAGCTTGATAAATGATATCACACCAAGTCAACTTACGTTTAAGAGGTGTTTTATTAATATCAAATTTACCTTCATCTTGTTTACCAGTAAATCCTCTGAAAGCTAAAGCCGCAAGTTTAGTAGTTTTACCATCACGATATTCTACTTCTACAGGTCTAAATCTATCAGAGTAACCATGAATAAATCTATCTAATTCTTTCTTCAATCTATCATCAGAGAATTGAAGTTGGTAATCATTAATTTCAGCAAATCCTTGAGAGCCATCTGGATTAACAATTGGATGTCGAGTATTGCCAATGAATTCATTTTCAAAGAAACGTCTCATATGGAATATTACAAATGGGAAGAAATTAGCAGCTAATGATGTCATAGGGATTACACTATAATCAAAGTCAGCTCTAATTTCATTCATATTCTCTACATCTAATTTAGGTGCAGACATTACTAGACGAGTAGCATAGTCGGTAGTCTTAGCCATATTAGCACGTCTAATTACACCAAATTTACCAGGAAGTCCACCATTCGGATTGGAATCAGTACCAGTACCGAACCATTTATAAATTTCAAGTAAACCTTCTTGAAGTCTGCCTTCAACGGATTTACTTAAGCTAAATCCATAGTCAGAAGAGTCTGCTAATGCTTTAGCTGTTACGATAATATTAATATAGAGTTTATTAATATCACCTACAGAAATCTTGCCTCCATCTACTTTGATATCACGGTAGAATGGAGGGATAACTAATAGCTTATCAGTAAAGAAGTTCTTTCTATTTTCATTTAAGAACTTAATATATCTTTCACGTTTAACAGAATCAGTTTCTCTAAACTTAATCTTATCGATATTCTTTCTTAAGAAATCAATACCATTATCTCCTTCAGGGTCTTCTACAATATATCCAGACTTATCAATACTATAAGTACCGATACCATGAATAATAGATTTGAGTTTAGAATCAACTTTACTCCAGATTCTATAAACTAATGGTTGAAGGAATTTCTTTTTTAAATCAATATATGCAAATGTAGTACCACGAGATTCTCTTGTGATACCAAATAATGTATTAGATAATAATCCATCATCTGTTGGATTCTTATTAGTATCAAATATTACAGGGTTAGTGATTTCCTGTAAGTTATTCTTCTTAACAAAATCATCTATATCTAATAGGGATACTTGGAGGTTCTCCTCCCTAAGTTTATCAGCCATTGTATACCTCCTTTATATTATTATAATGTAAATAAAATAGGCTAGTGCTCAGATACCACTAGCCTACAATATTATATTTTATCCATTATGATACTTAATTCTCTAGGAGAAACTTTTATGACTTTAATGGATAGAGGGGTATTAGGATCTTCTATTTTCAGAATATTAACGTACTCTTCATATACGTTATTGATTATATTGGTATCTTTACATTTAACAAGATATTCAATATGCGATACACCTTTTTGTATTTTGGTAATATCACACCCTAAGATATCATGACCTTTTAAGATACTATATAATAGATTATTTTCGCCAAAATAATGTGTTATATAATCAAAATCTCCAGTGCCGAATTTACAGAAAAATTCGACTAAATCCATCGGTAGTGCCTCCTATAGCATATCTTCAAACGCATCTTCTAATCTAGCAGCTTCTTCACGTGTCATAGTTTGAGATTCAACTGGTTTACTAGGGCCTTGAGGAGTTCCACTTATACCAGCTTGCGGATGACCACGATAAGCTGCTTGAAGATATCGCATTCTCATCATTTCATCTTTTTGTTCTTGTTTAGCTTTCTTCTTGGCCGCATCAGCTGCTTCTCGTTGATCCAATATAAATTTCTTTAATATGAGTAGATCACCTATTGGCATATTCATTGCCTCAATAATAGATAATCTACCCCTATATTCAAAACAAATTGAATCAATTAACTGCATTAGTCTAACATGCGAATCAACTGATGACGTGTAAAAACCAAGTCCTGAGCAGACATAGGAATTGCTGGAATTTCAGCTCCACATTTAGGGCATACTGCTGCAGGTACTTGATATGTAATATTGATATTCTTATTAGTCTTTTCAATATATTCAGCAATGAAGTCTTGTAGTTCTTTGAATTCATAGCCGGAAAGTTTAGAAAGTACTTTATAGATAGAAAGGATACGATATTTATAAGTCTTAACAATATCCGTAGATTTGGTTGTGAATTGAATTGGAATCAATTCTTCATCATCTTCATTGATTTCGTATACTGTTGAAATACAATGGGAAAGATTAATGATACCAGCATAGTTATTTCGGAAGTCTTCATCTAAAAGACGTTCTTCAAACATGGAGTTGTACAATTTAGGAATTACAATACCAAATGCATATTTATCATTTGCAACGTAGAGTTCTTCTTCGAAAGTTGGAGGTAAAGAAGGATCTAACTTAATAACTTTATTGAAGTTTTCTTTATCTCCATCTGTTTCAAACTTAACCATATCAATGATATCACGTTTTTCAGAATAGAAGTGATTACATTTAGGGCAAGTGAAAGGAATAATATTAGAGTCATGGAAGTTAGCATTATATAATGCAAAGAATAAATGATTTAGATCTTGGAAGTCTAATAGTTTCATCCATTCTTCCATTTTCATATCACGGCAAGCCGGTGCTAAATGTTTATAAATAGTATCAAATGTAGTCTTAGTACTAACGATATCATTACGATCTCTAGTATAAGGATTGATCTTATCTAATTCAATAGCGGAAAGAGGGGAGATTGCTACAGAAATACCTGTTGCAAATAAACCCCAAGTAAAGTATTGAGTTTCACTGCTTGTTGCTAAAACTTTAGTGAAAGCTTTAGGACGTTTACGTACTTTGAATTTGGAAATATCTGGTTTTCTAGCACTTGTTTCACTTAATTGGGAGCGAAGTACTTTAGCAAATTCTTCCATATTCTTTTGAGTACGGCGTTCTTCTTTAATGCGTTCAGCTTCTTCTAAATCATCAGTTAAACCAAGATCCTCAGTTAATTCATCAAGCTCATTAACTAAATCTAATTCAAGATCTTCTTCGTCATCAGAAGAGTCATGTACCGTAGATTGAACTGTGGCAGCTTTTACATTTTCAGTTACACTTTCAGCAGTAGGAACTCCTTCCATGAAAGTATTAACTTTTTTACCATCGGATTCAGATTCTGCATCTTCTAAGCTTTTATTGAATTCTTCTTCGATATCTGCTACTGATTCAGTTTTCTTTTCAGCAGGGGCAGCTTCAGCAAGATCAACAATATTATCTTGATCTTCACGATCTTTACGAATTTGAGCTACTTCTTCATCAGTTAGATTTGGGTCAAGATCTAAAGTTGGATCAAATTTAGATTTAACTTTAGGATCTTCTTCTCCAGCGGCTTTACGCATTTCGTATTCTTCACGCATATCACGGATTTCTTTCAATGCTGGACCAAAACGTCGTTCTGCAACTGCTTTGATTCCATCATCTAAATCTTCCATGAGTTCTTCTTGTGCTTTCTTAGTTGCATCTTCTTTACCAGAAGGAACTAATTGAGATAAATCAACAGAAACCATATTATTTGGATCAAATGCTGGAGCATTTGCACGTGTAGGTTCTTCTGCTGTTGCAGTAGTTTCTTTTTCTTTGGAAGCTTCTTCTGCAAATTTTTCATTCATCAAATCTGTTAGATTGATTTTTTCTTCAGACATTTATGGTTCCTCCAATTATTGCTCTTGATCTAGAGCTATCATTTTTAAAGTTACTTTATCACGATCAAAGTAATATCTAAATTGGGCAGAATTTATTTTCAAGTCCATTACCATTACATTCTGATCAGTAATATTTACATCCATATCGACAACTGCAGTTGGATCTATATAGTCTTTGATCTGATTTTTAACTTCATTAACAAAAGTATCTAACTTATCCGACTGCATATATCTATATTTACTTATTAATCCAACACCCATTTTAGGTGAATGAGTGATTGTACCTGGTTCTAATAAAATTAGACGCATGATTAGCGTTCCTAAAGCATTAAAGTTTTTATAGTCTAAAGGTGTACCATATGCATTTACGTCTAATGTATATTCTTTTAAAGAAACTGGATTTTCTTTTGTCTTGGCAGTTTTTAATACGATTTCTTCAGCCATAAACAGTCTCCTTTCTTTGAATATTTAGCAATTACTATAAAGTTCAGGCGTTAAAAATATACATATTAACCCATTTTCAACATAGCATTAAATTTACATATGCCTAATAAAAGGAGGAATATGGATGTCAAGTAATAGAAAAATTAGCTGTCCTTTTTGTACTAGAAAAGAGGAAAAAGAAAGACTAATTCGACATATTGAACGAAACCATAAAGAACTAATACCAGAAGGATATGATGCTGAACGTCTATTATTCGATAAGACGCATCCAGACTCTGGTAAATGTATAGTATGTGGAAATCCAGCTCAATGGAATCCTAAGACTGGTAAATATACAAGACTTTGCACTAATCCTAAATGTAAAGAAGCTTTGCGTGAAAAATTCAAGAAGAATATGCTTAAAGTATATGGTAAAGTAAGTCTTCTTGATGATCCAGAACAACAACAAAAGATGCTAGCTAACCGTAGTATTAGTGGCAAGTATAAATATAGTGATGGCACTATATTTACTTATACTGGTAGCTATGAATTAGAAGCTATTAAATTTATGGATGAAGTTCTTCATTGTAAGAGTGAAGATATTTTAATGCCAGGTCCTGTTATCGAATATAAGGATAAAAATGGCGTTACTAGACAATGGATAACTGATATTTACTACGTTCCTTATAATTTGATCATAGAAGTCAAAGATGGTGGAGATAATCCTAATAACCGCCAAATGACTGAATATAGAGATAAACAAATCTCTAAAGAAGCAGCTCTAATTAAGCTAGGCCAATATAATTATCTAAGATTGACTAATAATAACTTCGTACAACTTATGGAAACTCTAGCATTACTTAAAGATCAAGAAATCAATCCGTCTGATGGATCTGATCTTAATAAAATCATTAGGATTAATGAATCTGTATTATACGAAAGTGTAAATTCAGATGCATATAATATGCAATCATCCAATTTAGGATTATTCATCAATATGGAAGAATTCGAAGAAGATACAGATAAAGGCCAATTAATCTTCGGAGTTAACAATACGGATATACTTTCCACTCTTAAACAGCTTAGAAATTATAAAGAATATGAAAACCTTAGAGCTATCGATTTTAGTCAAATTTATAGTTTTGCTAAAGGAGAAAAATATCAATCAGTTCATAGCGATTTAGGTGATGATAATGAAGGTGATTGGTTAATAGAACAATATTTGGATTTATATTATGATGGAGATTATAGTATCTTTATTACCTCAAATAGTGATTATAAAAAATACCAAGAATCTGATGATGTTACGGATATATATCCAATATTAGAAGATATGATTGATATATGTATGCATCATAAGGGATTCATACTATTCATTTCTTATAAATTATATTTTCATATATTAAATATTTATAATAAAGCATTATATATGCCGGCTATCTTTGGTGGAATATATTATGCATCTGAATATAGCAGAATAAGAAATATTATAGAAAATAAACCAGATCAAGATGAAATGGTTAGATTATCCAAATATATTAAAGAATCTGCATTATCCGAAATCGGAGTATCTGGTGTTAGTGGAGTTATGATTGGAACTATAGATGGAAATATGATGGTCCAATATGGTATGTATCCTAACTCATTTACTGGAGAACGTGATGGCTTCGGTGTAGTTACAAATAAAAAGCAAGATAAGATGCGTATCAAAGATGACAATGATAAAACTGAAATTGTTAATCGTGAACTATTCTTGCAAAATAAATTCTATAATGCATATAAGCATCGAAAACCTGATGTAAATAAAGAAGATGCATCTACTCTTTATGAAGAAATGACTGGTAAAAAGTTATTATCTAAAGATCAAGTAGAATATGATAAAGATTTTGAAGAAGTTGATATTGAGAGAAGAGATAAACATGGCTTTGGAGATGTTATTGCTACACTCTCTAATGATGTAAATAATTCTTCAGAATTAGCTGATGACTATCTTCCTATCTGTGATAAGATGGAATTAAATCAAGCAAAAATGAAACTAAGAGAATTCCCTGAGGGTACAACTATCATGGAAGATTCTAAAGGATATTTTGCAATTGATTTAGAATCAGGTATTCGTAGTAAATCTTATAAACATATTCATGAAATCGAGTCTGCTCCATATAAGAAAGCTAAAATTATCTTAGATAAAGATTCTGAATATGTAGACAGTAGAGTCAGAGATATTAATGATACTGGCTTCTATAGAGTATTAGATGTTGATTATGAATCTGAAGATAAGCTCAATGATGATTGGAATGAATTCTTATCGTTACCTACAGAATTACGCAGACAAAGTGATGATAAATCTATCGCTCTCTATGGTAAAACCAATAAGCAACGATATGAAGAATTATTATCTAAATATTTAGATAGCGATATTGAATATAAAGATCTTCCTCTAGCTGAAGGATTGCAATTATCTGATATTGATAAAGCTAAAGATTATGGTATTAACTTAGCTAATAAGAAAGAAGAAATTGCATATCTAAAAGAATGGTCTCTAAATTCTGGTATCTATTGCATTCTCCCTTGTGATACAGAAGAAGAATTAGACGTTCAATGGAATAATCTACAATCTATGAATATCACATTGATTCGTATTTCTGATATGCGAATGATGGAAGTATTTGGCTGCACTAATGAAACCATGTATAATTTCATGAAAGCTAAATTCGGAAATGATAATTATGAAGATGATTATAGCTTTGCTTTAGTTGAATCTACATTTGATCATTCTGATTTAGACTTCAAAGAACTTCCTGAAGATTTACCATTCTATACCCCATATGAAATTAATGCATTCAAAGAAGCTAATACATTTGCTGAAATAGAAAAATCTCCTGAGCGAAATAAATGGCTAGTTGAATATACTAAAGCATTTAATACTGGTGAATATGATCCAAAAGCTATTCGCCAATGGCTAAGTGAAGTTAGAGCATTATCTTATCAACTATCAGTAGATAAAGATAATGATGAACTTAAACAAGAATTATTAGAATATGGTTGGAATCCTTATCTTGAATTCGATGATGAAAATAGACGTAGTGCTAAACGACGTATTCAAGAAGCATTCCATGAAAATACTATTCGTAAATTAATTCAAGAAGCTGAGTTTCCAATTCAATTTAAGAAGAATGGAGATCTAGTTGTTTCTAATATTCTTAAGAAACGAGATTATGAAAATGAATATCAAGAATCTCATAGACTCTTAAAGCAATATGAAAAAACTGAAAATGTAGATCCTATGAAATATGAATTGGCTAAGCTTTTCTATATTAATAATAGAATAGAATCCGATATCTATTCTGAAAATAAAACTGTACCTAGAAAGAAATTGGTTGATATTCGATCAAGAGTATTAAATGATTTCAATAAGTACATGCAGGTGGTAATGAAAAAAGATAAGCAATTCAATTTTGCTAATTACTACAAGAAGAGTCCATTTAGCGATGAATCAATCACTATTAAGGCCCCAACTTTAAAGTATTCTTTAGAGTACTTTAAACAACTCTTACATCTCTTATAATTTACATATAAATTCAATAGTGCTACTTACTAGTTAAGTAGCACTATTAATTTTCTAAATAAGTTATATATTATAACTCTAACAAGGAGGATATATAATGCAGAATATAGGTAATAAACTTATAAAGAAAAATAAAGCTGGGCAGATCACAGAGCTTTATAGAATAACTTCTAGATCAGAAAAAGACTATTATAAAGTAAGTCCGATTATAGGAAGTAGAACTCTAATCCAAAAAGAAACACTTGATGGTTTAGAATCTATAACTCCACATTGTAAATTATTCATCGAATTATGTACTCTAAAGGATGGATCTAAAGATGTATGCTTTAGCATCTATAATGAATTTGAAGGATTTAATTTTCCATACTTTGCAAGTAGATTGAATTATAGAATTACCGATTATAAATTTGGTAAATCTATTTGCAAATACCAATATGCTACTGGTGGACTATATCAATCAGCATATGATATATTGATGTCTGATATAGTAGAAAAAACTAAGGCATACACAATAGATCTATATTTAAATGATTCGTTAAAGAATATTATTTCTTTGATTAAATTACAACCTTGGGTATGTGATGCTATCAGAGAAATTAGTGAATCATATAATGCCAATCTAAATGATATATATCAAGGTATAGAAGTGGCTTTAAAAAATATAGAATTCATGTATTGGTTCCACTATAACTTCAAAGTATTTAAAGTACTATTTGAAGTTAAAGCTGGACAAAGAAATCTAAGACCAGGTGATCTATTTGTTTTAGAAGCAATAGCTGAAACTAAAATAGTAGATTATAATATTTTGGAATATTATCATGATATTGAATTATCTAAGATACGAGGTAACTTCTTCTTTATTCAAGATAAAAATGATAGAACCTTTATAGTTAAATATGTATCAATTGATGATCTTCCTGGTCTACATCTTAATTAAGTAAATATATAAATATTTATATATTATAATGGTAGTTAGAGATAGTATTTTAATATGAATCTAACAGAAAAGTAATCTTAAGTTATTTTTTAAGGAGGACTGAAATGTCGACTTTCAACCAACAAGTCCCTCAACCTGAAAATGGCTTCCAAAGCCTAGCTGAAGTTTTTCAACGTGCATCCAGAGGGCAAAAACGTGATGCTGAAAAACAAGGTGAAGAAACTCGTAAGAAATTTGAATTGGATATTGAACCAGAAGAATTTAAATCCGATTACAAATCTCGCATGATCTCTACATCTGAAGTATGTGAACTTTTGACCCAACGATTGGGTGACATCTTTGGTGACTATGTAGGTTGCCGCGAATTATCCTATGTTAACTCTCCAGTTATCGGTATTAGCTTGGTATTTGATCCAGCTATCAATCCTGAAACTAAGAGCTTGAAAGCATTGGAAACTTGTGGCTTTGATTCCGGTGCATCCGAAACCAAAGAGCAAGAGATGATTGCTAAATTCAATGGCATTAATGCTATTAAATCTAGCAGTGCTAATGGTATCGTTAGCGAAGAATCCATGGGATTCCGTTTAACTAATGATGCTATTGAGATCTTGAAGGAAACTGTAGTCGACTTCGGTCTCAATGACAATAAAAATAATGATACATTCCGTAAACAATGTGTTCAATATGCATTGTCTGCAGATGGCACTCATAATATCTTAATCGTAAATGGTGCTACAATTGAATCCGTTCTTGGTTTCATTTATGGCAACCAATATGATTATGTAGTAATTCCTGGCGCACCTATTAACAATGGTTCTTTCTCTGGTCGTCTTTTAGACGTACGTCAATTAGATCCAAAAGTAACTAAGAACCTATTGAAAAAATATGTAAGCCGTCAAGTAGTATCCGATGGTCTATACCGTCCAACTAATCGATAATTAATTATCGACGAATATTAAGCCTGGGAAGTAAATTCCCAGGCTTTTTATTTTTTGTTTGGAGGAGTAATAATGCCAGAATTCAAATGGAATATAAAAGAAGACGGAATAGATGAAGTCTTCGATGAACGTGGTAATAGTCTTTTAAAATTATCAGAAACAAGTTGGAATGATCGTCCAGCTAAGCTTGAGCTACGTAAATGGGTTATGGGAACTGATGGTTCTCTAACTCCAAATAAGGGATTCTCTTTTCTGACAGAACAAGGTCCACATGATCTTACTCATGTTTTATTAGAAAAGGGTTATGGGGATAATAATACCATTAAAGAAATAATGGAAAAACGTGGAGTTAATTTAGATATTGAGACAGAACAAAAGGAGTCTAAGGATGAGAGTGGGGAGTTCTTTAACCCCTCAGAATTGTTAGGTGACTAAAATGAACTCATACAATACTAAACAACTTGACACAGTTTATACTATTAAGAAAAAGCTATTAGAAATCAATTTCTGGAATGATATGGTAAATAATTATTTCCATGATTTTGAATACTCCATCGAAGGAAGATACGTATGGAGTAAAGAAATTAACCGCTCAGAAGGTGCTTGTCTTGAACAAGTGAGCAGAGCATATTCTGAGAATAAAGGAAATCTTCTAAAAGTGTTGACTACCCGTCAATATGATTTTTTAATGTCTAATATTCAACTTTTCCATTCAGTATATAGAATTGGAGAAAACTTATTAGTTAGCGTTATCTAATAAAAAAGAAGAAATAATATACCCCATGGAGTTAAACTCCATGGGGTATTTATCTTTATTTTTTTTTGATTATTTATAAAGTTCACGGACTTCTTTTTCGTTTACTTCAAAACCAAATGCTTCAGACAATACTAACATAGTTAGCATACATTCTGCAGTTTCAACAATCTTATCCATTTTAATGGAGTTACGATCATCTAAGAAAGCTTGATGATTTTCAGCGATAACTCGTTTAGAAAGATGGTTAACCATACATTCCAAAATATTCTTTTTGGAGTTTTTGATTTTATGAATTTCACGACGAGCTTTCATAATCTTAGATTCTTTAATTTGTTCAGCAACATCTGCATTTGCGGCTTTGATGCTTGCAACTTTTTCTTTAACGTCATCTAAGATATCTTTGATTTGTTGACGGTCTTCTACATTAGAAGCAATAAATTCTTCTACGTTGTTTGCTACATGTGTTTGAACCATAGCACCAACGTCTTCGATTTCTTCTTTTTGTTGAGCCATCTTGTCAATGAAGGATTCACGATCGTCTACAGATACCTGAATATCTTCAGGAGCTGTTTCAGAATCTTTTAATTTTTCTTCATTTTCTTCCATAATAGCACGAGTAGATTCATTAACAAAGTTAGCTATATCTGTTAATATTACATCACGTTTACGGAACTTATTAAGAATATTTTCAACACCGTTTTCTTTAATGAAACCCATGATGATTGTATCCTTAGTCGTTTGAAGTTCTTCTTTTTCAATCTCTTGAACAGAACTTTCATTATAAAAATATTTAATTGCTTCGAATAAGAAAGCTTCTTTTAAATTATTGCGTACAGTTGTGCGTAGATTAAGGAATCTATTAGCACGTTTAAGAGACTTAGATTCATCAAATTCCACTACAGGAACAACTGTTTCATTTAACTGAGATTGAAGCTCATTAATTTTAGCCTGTTTAAGCATACGTAAGTTAGCAGACTCTCTAATGGCTTTTCTTGAAAAATGCATAATACTATGCTCCTTTCATTAGAATAAGGAAGATGCAGCAGAGTCTGGTAAACTATCTGTAACATCATCAATTTTGAATTTTTCTTTAGATTCTTTTTTAATATCGCCAGTGGCTTTATTTGTAGAGTCTTTAGAATTAATAGACAAGGCGTCAGAAATACGACGGAAACGATCAACAAATTTACGTTGTTCATTTGCTGTTTTAGGGTCACCAGCCATTTCTAAACGAACAGCGTTTAGTGAAAGCATTGTAGCTTGAGTATCAAAATAATCAGCAATGCTTGTACGGCAATAGTAGTAATAGTATACTACTTCACGAAGAAGTGGAACGATAGTGAAGATTAGAGAGATGGATACTCCAATTAAAGCAATAGCGGATGTACCAACTAAGTTCTTCACATTAACTTTTGTTACATTTTGAAGTAAAGTTTTAAGTTTGTTACCACGACATGCGGTATTAAAAGCTTCTAATGTGCGAAGAGCTAAAAGATCTTTACTATCTTTAAGACCAGTACGGTCAATAGAAACTTCAATAGATTTGCTTCTTGGATCTACAATGAAATCAATAGTAGTAGAAATCAATAAGGAGGTTGCACTAATAATAGATAATACTGTTGTATTATATAGTACAATTGGTAGACTTGTGTTAGTCATGAATCCACGTTGGAATTCAATCTTAAGATCTTGTACGTTTTCAACTGCTTCTAAAATTTCTTGAATTTCAGAAGTAGGCTGTTTATATTCATTGTAGATTTTTTTCATATCATCTAGGCATTCTAATACCATTTCGATATTATCTACTTTAGTAATATCACCTTTAGATGTAGGAATTGTACCAAAGTCAATATCTGTAACTTTGGATTCAATTTTTTCATAAAGCTTATTAGTAATGCCTAATAAGATTTCTTTTTGTTCGGATTCATTTACAACCCCTATAGTCATATAGGTTTCTTTATCTGTAAAATCCATAAACTTGGAGGCTTCAACGAATTCTTTTAATTGGTATGCCATTTATTATCGTCCTCCAGCTAGAATTTGAATCATTTGTTTATAATCAACTTTGTCTTCTTTTTTCAAAGATCCAAAGGAATAAATTTCATATTCATCATCGCCAGTATCAAAGATGAAACGAACTGATTCTGTAGAATCATCTACAACTGCAATTCCGATAAGATTATATTCATCTAAAAGTTGGCGAGCAACACGGGAATCTAAAAGATCAATATCATTATTTTTACGAAGATATTCAACTTCATACATTGATACCATTAGAGTTGTGATAGCTGTTGCATCATTACGAGAAGAAAGCAAACGATTAAGTTTAGATGCAATAGATCTACGTTCAAGGACTTTCCAAAGTTTAGAAGAAGATCCACGTTTAGAAGAAGAAATGGCATCAACTTTTGCTTTCTTAAGAGCAAAAATAAAATCACGCCAGAAATCAATTTCGCCGCTTGTAGCTTTGATGAAATTGTATAGGCTTAATTTATTACCACGTTTAGATACTACATGATTTACAATATCCATAGAATCTGCAGCATATAATTTTGTTTTGATACCAATAAATGCATTAGCATCAATAGGTTCACCGGTTGCAGTAGATACAAATTTAATTTCAACTACAGTTGGTTGAAGTTCATTTGCTTTCTTAACATCCGTATCAGTCATCATTTTAGGGAATGAAACTTTAGCAGCTGGATCCATAGGTTTTGGATCTTTAGTTGCTGTGACTGCAAAATTAGCAGAATCATTTCTATTAGCTTCTTGAGCTAGGTGACGATTTCTAATTACTTGAGTACGATTAGCTTCAGTCAAAGCATTTAATGGTTTACCAAATAGTCTTTCTCTTTTGTAAGACTCATGAACCATCTTTTCACCAAGTTTATCTCTGAAGTATAATGGATCTAAAGATGCTGCTTCAGTTGCAGTCAAATATCCATCAACGTCAAAAAAAGAATCCAAATCTAGATTTGTATGAATATTACGTAAATGCTCAATAGCATCCTTCGAAGACGTAATAGACAATGCAGATAATAGCATTTGAGTTAAAGTTGTAAATTTGCGTTCTAATGCTCTAGTAACTAACTGTGCACTTTTAGGTTCAATAGAGCTAGAAGCAATGACCGGGAAGATCATAGTTAAGTCTTTATTTGAACGGGTAATAGATTTAATCGTAGGGTTCTTACGAGAAATAAATTTTCCAATTTCAGAATCCTGAGCGATATCTAAAACGTCCGTAATTAAATCCTTAAGGATCATTATAGGTACCTCCTTATTAATTTATATAAATTTAATCTTATGTTGAAGAGGCCAATTTACAAAAAAAAATAAAGCATGCAGGTATTTGTTATATAAAATAACTATTTGGAGTTTCTGAAATAGCTTCATGAAATTTCCAGGTTAAGTCTTTATCCTTTATACCATTAATACAAGCATTATAAAGATTAACGATTCTATCATAGTCAGACTTTCTAACAGTGTCAAATTCTTCCATTACATCATCACCAGAGACGATTGCAACTGTATAGATTTTGACAGCATTATCAGCAAGAGCTAACTCTTTTAGATCATTGTCATATAAGTGTATAGATTTAGTCATAATAACCCAGCCTTTAAATTGAAATGATTTAGAATAACAATAAGCTGGAAGTTTGGGTTATGATTATCATACACAAACATGCTTTATTTCACTATTATAATATACAATTACGATATTTATTCCCTTCTTCAACATAAGATTAATTTAAAATCCAGGAAAGGAGGACGCCAATTGTCTAATATCGTTAAAAACAATAATGACTTTGGTTTTACTGGTACTGGTGCCAAAGATGAAACTGGCAATGCACATAAAGCAAAAAGTATAAATGTTTTAAATAGAGATACTCGACCAATGATTGATGAATCTGGTTCTAATGATGGGCTTTTAAAATTCGTAAAAGCTAATGGATTAGGACTTGGATCTGGTCGTGTAACGCAATCTGAAAAATATACAAAGTTTGCAAGATATGAAAGACTTGATCCACAAAATTGGATGGGCATGACTAGAGAATATGTGTTCTTTACAAAGCCTGATCTCCAAATTTTTAATGGTAACGTCTTAAATCCATCTATTGCAAATAATACATTATTTAGAGAAGCATATGATAGATATCATTCTGTATTAGAAAGCTTAAGTTGGTCTGTAAATACACATAATCCATTTGTGAATTTGCTATCTAACTATAAGAGATCTAATGTAGATATTCCAGATATCTCTACGGCTAACGATTATGAAACTTCTAAAAATATATTAGGATCTTCTCTTTTCTATAGAGGGACTTCTTATGAATCTGATGAGAATCATGAATTCTCTATTGAATTTGAAGATACAAAATATTTAGAAGTTTATATGTGGTTTAGACTATTTGATGAATATGAACGAATGAAGCATTATGGATTAGTTGACTTTGTTGATGATTCATATCTTGATTCTAAAGTTATTCACGATCAAATGAGTATGTATAAATTCATCGTCGGAGAAGATGGTGAATCTATAGTTTACTTTGCTAAATACTTTGGAGTATATCCAAAGATGGTTCCACGTAATACATTCTCTGATTTGCCTGCAGATGGTAATATTAAATTTACGGTTCAATTTAAGGCTTCATTTGTTGAGGATATGGATCCTAATATAATTGAGGACTTTAATGAAATAAGTAATTTAATCACTAAAGGTAATCCTAGACTTGGTGGATACTTACCAGAATTTGGTGGTTGGAGTGGTGAATATATGCATCGTCCATATATAGTAAAGCCTAGCAATCAACAAACTGATATGAATCTAAATATGAATAAAAATCAAAATAATAGTGCCTTCTATAAAGATGGTGGTACTACAGCATTAGCTGGATATAGTACTATCTTACCAAATAGAGGATTCTATAAATTAAAATGGGAGGGATAGATTAAATGGCATCTGATGCAGTATCTGCTAATACAGTAGCTAGAAGTTATTCTGATACTGTTATAAATACAGTAAAGAATGATACCATGCTTAATGCCAATATATATGATATTAATCAATATATTGAAAATATTAAAAAGAAATATATTAGCGAAGATGACCTTACTCTATCTATGGGCATCTTTGGCTATTTAGGAGATGTAAATTCTAATGCTCTTCAAAATGCTGTTTCTATGGCTGCAGAGTATTCTAATGAAGCTATTCCTATTAAGGCCAAGTTTGAAAAGAATGTAATTTCCCATGCATTATCTCTTGGTATAAATAAAATATATGCAGAGCCTTCTACTATGAATGCGATGCTTATATTTTATGAAAATGAATTGATTCTTAACACAGTCAATGATACTTTTAGATTAGATAGAGAAGTAAAAATAATGGTTGGTGATTATGAATTCCATATTCCATATGATCTAATCATTAAACGTATTCTTCTTCCTACTGGTGATTATGTGTATACCGGGATGTATGATACAACTCAAGTAAATCCAATAATCACTAGAAATTCTAAAGATGTAGACCCATATCTTAAACCAACTATTAAATCAGAAATTGATGGACAACCAGTCATCATGTGCTTAGTTGAATTAAGGCAATATGAGTTCTCTACAATTCATAAAACTATAGTTACATCTAATCCATTAGAATCTAAAATGATGCAATTTGAATTTGATAATCAATTAGCTGGATTCGATGTAGATGTAAAAGAATATGGTAACCCTGTAAGAAAATTAAAACCAGTGTATAATGGTTTAAATACCGATGGGGTTAACGATTTCTGTAATTATACATTTATTGATTCTTCGACTATTCGTATTATGTTTGACAATGCTTCATATTTACCAACTGCTAATACTGAAGTAACAGTAAACTTATATACCAGTCAAGGATCTAAAGGCAATATTAAATATAAAGATACTATCTATTTCAGAGTTAACTCTTCTAATATTAACTATGATAGATTGAATCTATTGGTTGTACCCACAGGTGAAGCTCAATATGGGTTAGATAAAAAATCTATTTCAGATTTGAAGAAACTTATTCCTAAAGAAGCGTTGGCTCGTGGTAGCGTAACCAATAGTACTGATATCAATAATTACTTCAATACTATTGCAGATGAAGATAATAAAATCTTCTTCTTCAAGAAAATGGATAATCCATTAAGTCGTTTGTATTATGCATTCTTATTAATGGATACCACTACAAATATAATTCCGACTAACACTATTCCTGTAGAATGTATTAGACGTGACTTTGATAATATTTCCGATAGTAACTACATATTGACTGCAGGTAATTCTATCAAATATGATGGAAAGACTAATGCATCAGTTGTTTATAATGCATCCAAGGATGAGTTAAAGAAAATCAGTAATGAATCTTTCTTGTATATGAATCCTTTCATGTGTATTATAAATAAGAAACCTTTATATGTATCTTATTATTTGAATATTATGGACGTTAGTAAGATCTTAGAGTTTACTTATGTAAACCAAGACTCTAAAGTTCAATTTATTACAAATAATATGAATTGGAAACGTAGCTATCTAACTAAACGTGATACTTACGTTTGTGATATCTCAATTCTTCAGAATATCCAATCTAATATTGGTATTATTCATAGAGATGATCCATATGATCCTAATAAGATTACTGGAGCAGATCTTAAAGTAATAGCAGTATTCTATTCTGATGATAAATATCAAGTTCCTTATAGATGGGCTGAAGCTAAATTTGTAAACTACGATGAATCTTCTTATAGTTTCGATTACAGATTTGAATTGAATACTGATAATAAGATTGATAAAAACGTACGTTTAAAAGTTAATGATGTCCATGAAATGAAAGCTGCCGCTGATAAATTCGAACCTGGATATATGCTTAACAATATGCCAATGAAAATCTTTGTATATTGTAAGAATGTATTTGAATATGATGCTGGTAGAAATAAAACTGAGCAATATTTTGCCGATGGATTCTTAAATGGTTATAGTTTGACTAATGAATATACTGTTAAATATGGTATTGACTTCTTATATAACTATTCTGATTTGATTGAATCTGTAATTAAAATCAAAAAGCAAGATAATGGCCAAATTAGTTACTATATAGATCGGGTTCCAGTTATTGGATATGATTATGTAAATACTGAAGAAAAGATTCAAAACTTTATTAATGAACTGGAAAAGAAACGTATTCATATTCTAGATTGTTTAGAAGTTCTCGAAGATAGCTTCGGTATTGATATTAAATTCTTTAACACATATGGGCCATCCAAAATCTTCTATATTGAAAATAGCGTTCCTATTAATCGAGTTAACTTATCACTCAAGTTTAAAATTAAGTTATTGACTGCTAGTGATAAATACATTATTGACTATATTAAGAACGATATTAGAAAGTATATTGAAGATAAATCTAAGATTACTGATGTTCATATTCCTAATATTATTACATACATCACTCAGAAGTATGCTGATAGTATTACATATTTTGAATTCTTAGACTTTAATGGTTATGGACCTGGATACCAACATATTTATCGCAAAGATGAATCTATAGTTGGTAAAATACCAGAGTTCCTAAACATTAACTCTACTAATACTGATGATAATAAACTTGATATTAGTATCATCATAGCTTAATAGGAACCTTACCTATTTAATAGCTGCAACAATTTAATAAATCTAGCCTAATATTGGCGAAATAGATAAATTTTAAAATTTATACTTAAAAGTATATACTTTAAGGAGGACAAATATTATGGCATTTTTTGACGGTCATAAAACTGAAGAAGTTACACTTGAAAACTCCGCTCTTTATGAAGGTGAATTGGGTGCAAGTGTTATTGCTTTAGAATGTATGCAATTTGAAGCTGAATTGTTTGAAGAAGCAGTTCGTGCTGACGTTGCAGAATATAGCATGATTCAAGAAGGTACTGATACAAAAGTATTCGTTGAAGGTAAATTAGCTGAAGTTAAACAAAAAGTTATTAAATTCTTAGAAACTCTATTGGCTAAAATTAAAGCTGCTTTCAAAGGATTTGTTGACAAATTCATGGCGGTTGCAATCCGTGATAATAAAGCGCTTTATACAAAATTTAAAGATCAAGTTGCTAAAAAAGATCTTTCTGGTCTCAAAGTTCAATATGGTAAATTAACTGCCACTATGCCTACAAAAAATCCAAATGTTAGAGACTATATTAAAGAAGATAATAAAGATAAAACAGTAGAAGAATTGAAACTTCAAATCTTCGAAGATCTTACTACTCTTAAAATTGAAAAATCTTCCGATATGCGTTCTAAATATGCGGCACTTTTAGTTGGTGAAGTTACAGAAAAAACTTACCCAGAAGTTGCTAAAACTGTTGAAAGCGATTTAGTTGGTGCAGATTGGGCAGTATCTAATAAAGAATTGGCTAAAAATGTAGAGTCCAATACTAAAGCAGCAATTGCTGAAGTTAAAAAAGAATCTACTGAAGAAAATTCTGCATTAGTATCTAAAGTATGCACTGCATATGCTGCAGTAATGTCTGCATTAACATGGGCATGTATTGATGCTAGTAAAAAACAAGTTTCTCTTGCTCGTAAAGCTTTCCAAAAAGCAGTTGCTTACAAACCTGTTAAAGAAGGCGAAGAATTAGACGCTGATCTTTTCTTGGTTGAATGCGATCTAGTTGAAGTAGAACCTGAAGCTTAATTTAATTCATAGGTCTAATATTATGGATAATAATCTTTATACATCTAGTGTAGGACTTAGTGAACTTATGCTTGAGTTTACTATTTTTGAATCCGAACTATTTAAAGAAGCTATATCCACTGATATTACTGAATTGCAACTTATTAATGATGGTAAAGATACTTCTACTTTCATTGAAGGTAAGTTCGAAGATATTAAAAATAAAATTATTGAATTCGTTAAGAAGTTCTTAGTAAAACTCAAATCAGTCATTCAAACTTTCTTTAAAGTTGTTTATGATAAGATTACTATGAGCAACTTAGCATTCTTTAAAAAATATGCAAGTATAGTTAAAGACAAATTTCAACAATTATCTGAATCGGCTGATCTAGATGTAAATCTAGAATCCGGTTCAGGTCTTGTTGTTGAATATGCTAAACTTAAAGACTTCAATCCTAATATCAAAGATATTAAGTACTATTTAGAAAAATGGACAGTATTTACTGCTAAGTTTTCTAATATATCATCTGATAAAAATAAAGTTGCTATATTTAATGATATTTTTGGAACCAATGTATCTAGCCCTTCTGAATTCGATAAAGCCATAAAAGATTTATGGTTTGAAGATCCTAAGGAAGTTAGATATGTTGATATTGCTAAAGAGGTTGAACAATCTCTGACTACAAACATGGATAAAATTAAACAAGATGCAGATAGAATGATTAAACAAGTTGAAAACACCATTCAAATTATCAAATCGGTAAATGACAATGATGATGAAACTAAATATATTAATCAAGTAACTACTGCATATCTTGCCGTAATTCATGTATACATTGCAAATATGCTTAGATTAATTAAGTTTAATGCAGCTCAAGCACGTAAAGCGTTTGCTAAAGCTGTTACATATAAACCTGTTAAAGAATCAGAATATAATTCTGATCTTCTTTTAATTGAATCTTTACTCATGTCCGAGGAGGAAAAATAACATGGCATTTTTCATTGAATCTAAAACAACTCCAGAAGTTGAAGATACAAAGATGCTTGAAGGCGTAGAATTATTGGACTCTGTAGAAGTTGATGATACTACTAACTTCAGCGAAATGGCTCTTGAAGCTGCTATTGAAATTGAACGTATGGATAACCTTATTATGGAAGGTGTAGGCCGTTATGAATTGGATTGCATCCAAAAAGGCATGACTGCTGAAGAAATCTATACAGAAGCTACTTTCGAAACTCTTAAAGAAAAAATCAAAAAGATTTTCGAATATGCTAAGAAATGGGTTGTATCTTTATTTGCTAAATTCACAACTTGGTTAGACTCTTACGTTAAAGGTGACTTGGCTTATTTAAAAAAATATGAAAAAGACATCAAAGCAAATGCTAAGAACTTGACTAAAGAACGTACTTTCAAAATGGGTCTTACTGAAGAAAAATTCTTAGCTATCTCTGCTGGTAAAGCAATCGATCTTACTGAAACTACTTCTGTAGTATTCCGTGATCTTTCCACAGATAATGATAAAAACCAAGAATTGTTAGCTAAAGCTAAAGAAGAAGCTGCTGCTGATCAAAAACAATTCAAAGATTGGGTTGAAGTAACTACAGTTGATGGTGAATGGGTTGCTAAACACGTTGATGACATCATCAAAGTTGCTCAACTTCAAGTATCTGCAATTAAACAAGATGCTAATACTGCAGCTAAAATCATTGATGAATTACAAAAAGGCGCTTTGGCATTGAACCCAGATAGCACTACTTTCGTATCTGCAATCAAAGCTTTGGCTAAAATCAAAGTTAATGCATCTAACCGCCGTGCAACTATTTACTGTGCATTAGTTCGTGCAGCTAAATTCTCTGCTCGTCGTATGTTGCATGCTTGCGTTACTGCTAAACCTGCAGTTAAAGAAAGTGCATTCGAACATGCTGAACTAGCTTCCTATTTCGATATCTAATAAAAATATATAATACATTTATGACATAAATAGTTCAGCTATTTATGTCATTTATGTATTTAGTATATAAGGAGACCCAAAATGGATCAATTTTCTAAAATGCTACTCGAATGTATTAATGATTATGAAACTTTCGATAACTCCATTTATGTTGGCATCTTAGAATGCGATATGAATGGTGCATCAGAATCAGACTATCTTCCTGTATTAGAAGCAAAACTCAACTTAGATTCTTCTAAAGAAAAAATTCAAAATATTCTTAAGTCATTTAATGAATGGCGTGAAGACATTAAAAAGAAAAACCCAAAAATCTTTTCTAAAGCTAATTTAGCTAAGATTAAAGAATGGTTAAAAAAACAAGATGTTGAAACTAAAAAAACAGCTAAATTGCCAGAAAATGCATTCTTAACTATGGCTAAATTTAAAAGTTTCGCTCAAATGAATGATCATTTTGTAGCTAGACAAATGAACGCTAGAGAATTAGAATTAGAGCGTTCTAAAGGTAAATCTAAAGTTGCAAAATATGGTAAAATTTTTATAGATGCTTATATTGGATCTTTCAAGGAAATTGCTATAACTGCTAAATGGATTCTAGATAATGTAATTCCTATTTTTGAATTATTATTATCCGGAAAAGTTACTGATATCGAAAAATGGGCTAACGGTGAATTTGATAAAATTCAAAAAGATTCCGATGCAGAAATTAAAGCTGGCAAAGAAAGCCCAATAGCAATTATTCACCGCGAAGGCCGTATAAAACTTAATATTGCACTTATTGCATCATTAATGATGGCATTCCGTTATATCATAAATAAAGCTATTGGCTTGGTAAATAAAGTTATCTCTCCAATTAAAGATACACTTAAAGAAAGTGCTGAAGAAATGCCAGCACTCGAATCCTATATTACAATCTAGGAGGTTATAATAAATGGAAAGTAATTTAAAAGCTTTCACCTTTGATAACCTTTTATTAGAAAAGATCAACCCAACACCACTCGCATACGTCCAAGGAAGTACTGCTTGTTATACAGGTGTATCTGACCTATTTAAAGGTATTAAACGAACTCAATTAAATGAGTCTCGTATTCTTTATAAGAATTTATTAGAATGCGATACAGTAGTTGATGCTAAAAAAGCATATGATAAATTCTTTGATGTTATGGTAGAACTTAATAAGTTCTACTATAAAAACTATAATGCTGCTATTAATTTTAAAGAAAGAAATCATATTAGTTACTTTGATAAATATCAAAGCACTATTCGTGATTTATTGGCTAATGTAAGCTCCGAAGATACTATTAGAGTATTAGGTGAACGCACAATAACTGAATATAAAATTGATGACACATATCCTAATATTAAGAATATTTTATTCAATATTCTTAAAATGGTTGGCGGTAACTTCTATGAACTTGATAGTGATAAAACTACTAAGATTCTAACAGTTATCTCTAATAACCATACTGAAATATTAGATAGATTAAAAGAAGAAATCTGTGGTAGTGATGATATCACTAGAATCCCAGATCTTTTCATTGTTGGAGAAAAAACAGTACCTGTTTGTAAAGATGTATTAAACGATCAAGTTTATTATCTTGAAAACTATGGTATTGATTTTAAATCTTTGTATAATGAAGCTAATAGTGTACAAGATGAATTCAATTCTATCTTTAAAACTATTAGACGATATAAATCTTCTACAAAGATTAAATTAGATAATGCGTTACAAATTAGTAAGATTGAAAAATTCGTAGTTTCTCTTATTAATGAAGTAATGTCTTTCCATTATTTAGTATTTACAACTAAAGCTAATGCTATAATGGATCGTGCACGTCAAGCTCAAGAAATCTTAGCAGAATTTGTTGATTCATTCACAGAATCTGTTGAAGTTAAAGAAGCAGCTATTGAAGAACTAAAATCTAAAGATATTGATAAAGGTCTTCTTAGCCGTGAAGAATTGAATAATTCTATTGTTGAATTAAAACATGATGAATTGCTTGCAGATTGCTGCATGAAAGAAGCAATGATTCTCGCTGAAGGTGTAAATGTAGAAGAACGTATTCAAACTTTACATGAAAGTGTATTCAGTAAAACAATTGAATTCATTAAGAAAATTCGTGAATTCGTTGTTAACTTATTCAATAAAGTAATGGCTTGGTTTGATAAATTTATTAAAAATAATCAAGATTATATTAATAAATATAAAGATATCATTGCTAAACCTACAGCTGGATTTACAACTGTAAGCTTCGAAGATTATGATAAAGGTTTAGAACGTATTCGTGGAGGTGCTACATTAGATCTTGGTGATATTACTAAGGTTAATGCATCTACTGATATTGATTCTGCAATCTTTGATCTTCGTAAGAAATTGAATCCAGAATTCACAGATGCTAATGGTGATTGGAAAGAAGCATGTAATGGTTACTTCGTTGGTGGTGCTAACTCTAAACGAGATAAAACCCCTAATGATATTGATGTACAAGCTCTTGCTAACACAGTTCTTAATATTCCTAATGATATTAATAATATCAAAAAGGATATGACTACAATGCAACAAGCATTCAAATCTATTGAAACTGCATTGAATTCTGCGTCTACTCGTGCTGGCCAAATTGAAGCTCAAAATAATCAACAAGGTCAACCAACAGATGAAAGTGCACTTCTATATTTGAATGAAGATGTATTTAATGAATTAGATATGGTTAAAGCTAATGCTGGAGCTCCAGGTAATGCTAATCAATCTCAATCTAACATTGCCAATGCCGGTAATAACGTAGCTAATAATATTAATAGTAATGGCACATCTACTAGTAAAGACTTTGCAGCAATGCAAAAATTTGCTAATAAATTGGCTTCTACTATTAGTACTTACTACCAATGCAAGTACCAAATGGCAGAACGTATTATGTCTGATTATATGAAAATTATTAAAGTTCACGTATCTGCATATGTAAACTCTAATAATAACAATAATCAAAATAATAACAAATAAAAAAATATCCCCATAGGAGTTGAACTCCTATGGGGTATTATTTTCTTAATTATTTCCTTTAGGAATCTTAGCAAAGTTCATACTAGTATTACTTGTAAACTTTTCACCATAATTAGTATAAACTTCTACTTTAGATAATAATAAATATTCACCAGTGTCATCTTTATGATCATCTTTATTATTAATAATATATTTCATATTAATATTGAATAAAGAGTTATCTAACTGTTGTTTATTTATCGTTAAATATGTAGATTTTAATTCTAATGCATGCTTAAAGTTCTTGATTAAGCCCATATTATCATTAGGGATTCTTATTAATTTACGTTTTCCTAAGTCCTCTGCTACATTGACCAGATCTAATGCAACATCGACCATAGATTCACCATTTGAACCCATTTTAGATAAATCGCTAAAACTGTTTATTGTGGTTGCACCGCTTTGATATAATGAACTTAGACTGCTTTGTAAAGCACCATAAGATTCTACTACTTTATTAGCAGCTTGCTTAGCATCATTCACTGCATTCTTAGTTGTATCTTGTAAAGATTTTACATAAGTATTTGCACCTTCAAGAATTTGTTTAGAAAAGTCTTTAGGGATAGTTTGAGCAGAAGTCTTGATCATACTAGATAATGATTTACCTACATTACTATTTACCTTTAAGCTATTATCCATTGTTTCAGTGAAATCGCTAATAGTCTTAGCTTTACCAGTACTGAAATCTAAGTTTTCTTTTAAGTCTTTAAAGTGAGATTTCAACGATCTCAAATCTAAATCAAAAGTTCTTTTTATTTCATGCGATATTTCATCATACTCTAAAACGAAAGTCATAGTATCTGGGGCGTCTTTTAAAGTATCTACAAGGAATTTATTATTTCCTATATATTTACCATACTCTTCATTGAACTTAACCATACTCTTAGTATGATGCTCACGAGATTCATCCTTTTTAGGTTGAATATTTTTAACTTGATCTAGCATTTCAGATGTATTATCTGTAAAGTTAATTGGATCGATTGCCCCAACTAAAGATTTAAAGTTTTCTAAATGATAGATTTGCCCAGTATACTTTTGTTTAAATTTATTAAAAGTATCTTCTGAACTTTCTACAGTGGTTCTACTAATAGTACTCATATCCATACTATTAGTTATTAATCCTTTGAGGAAATTCTTAATATTAAGATTACTATCAACTACAGTTTTACCATCTTTACCGCCTAAGATTCTTTTTTTACCTTCACCGATAACTTCTTCTGGCAAGGATCTTAGTAAAGTTTCAGCTTGAGACGCTACACTATCAACTGTAGATTTAACTGATGTGGCCTGTTCTACTATTTGGTTAAAGTGCTCTTTAATATCATAGGTAGTTCTATGGATATTCTTGACGATATTACGAACCCCGGCAGCTGTTTTCTTAATATTGTCAATAGTATTCATAATATTTTGATATGTACCTAATATACCACCAAATCCTTTAGATTTACTCATGTAATCTTGTTGGATAGTTTTAGAAGCATCTATTACAGCAGTGAAGCCATTTAGTTCTTTATTAAGTACATTATCTTTACCATACTTAATATCTGTTGTTGGAACGTCAATTATATAAGATTTAGATTCACCATCATCTTTAAATCCTTCTAGTAAAGATTCATTAGATCCTAACTCGGCTAAATTAAATTTAACTGTTTCATATTTATCTAGCGTTCTCAGAGTGGGCTTGCCAGCCTTAGATACGAGATACGTATTCTCGAAATCCATGAAAAATCTATAACCTGTGTTATAGAATACTCGTACAGTATTTAGATAGTCTAGAGTCTTAGAAATAGACTCTTTTGGCGGAATAATAAGTTGACTAACTGTTTCCGTTTCAGTAAATGGTTCTACTAAAAGAGGAACTCCTATATTTAATAAGTCCACAACTATATCCTGCATAGATGAATTATATATAGTTGCATTATTTGGATGAAGATTGGAGTCTACTAAAGATTTAGAAATAAGACCAATTTTAAGATATCTATAAACATCTTCCCTAGTTTCTTCTTTATCATCAGTTTTCATATAATCTAATGACTTACCCTTATTAGTATCATCATCAGTAAGATAACTGAATTCTTCAGTAAAGTATAATTCATTTACTGCAGATTCATTGTCTGCTTGAATTTTATATGCAGTTAAGATGAAAGTATTTTCTTCCATTTTAGTAATAATATCATCTGCTAAGTTTTTATCTAGTACTAAATTCATAGTACAGATCGGCATATTATATTTATCATACTCTTTATATATAGTAAGAGATTTTATATTATTTTGATCTATCTGAGTGATTTTGCCATCAGACTTATTCTTATATTTTAGATCAAATGTATATTCATATTTAAGCTGAGCCATTTAATCACCTCAATATTTATCAGCATTTATAGTTATCTCAATGTTCAAATTAAGGACTTTTATTGTAATTTGAAAAAAAAACAAGTATATATTATATACGTGATAAGAGTATAATATTTTTAATTTATTTATTTTAGAAAGAGGTATTAAAATGGTAGATAAAATTACTTCTAAAAAAATTTTATTAAGCCCAGAAGCATCAAAGTCATTCATTAGATATTGTTTAAAGGATTATAAAAATGCGTATAATAAAACAGATATAAAATATGTAGAATGCATTTATTATCCTGATAATCCGCGAGAATATTTTAGTGTAAGTGATCTCCATAGTGATAATATTATTATCACTGAACCGGTAACGATAGATCATAAAATTATGATTTTTAAAGATAAAGAAATTGCATCACTTTGTAAGGTAATCCAATTCTTTATTACGATAAAGGATAGATATACGTTAAAAGTTATTGGGACAATATCTATTGATGAATGTTATACTAACACGCATACTAGTGATCTTTTTAATAAAATTTCTAATATAGCACTTACTGATGAGTATGCATTTAGTGGTCATAAATTTAACATAACTGGTGATGATTGTATTAGCATGAAAATTGATTACGATTCTAAGTATGACCTTAATAAAGGATGTACTGAATTAATTAAATTATTAGAGGATGCATTAGAAAATTACTATGCTTCTTTAAGAAAATTAGCAAAAGGAGAAAATTAAAATGGAAAACACAAAGGCGAAAGCAATATTAAGTCTATCAGGCTATGAGTTCAAAATCATTGAACTCTTAAAAAGAGCAATTAAAGATAATAAAATTAACGCAGAATTGGAAGATGGAAATGTTATTAAAGTATCAGTTAGAAAGGCTATTGACGGTGATCTAAATTTAAATAGTGTTACTATAAAATTCAATAAAACTGGGAAAGAGCAATTAAGATTTTTCCCACTTGGACAGATTGCCTATTTAAGTGATAGTTTAGAATTGCTTCAATGTAATTCTAATTCTGTTTATTTTACAATATCTGGTAAAATGGATGGAAAGGTTACATTAAACCGTCACATTGTTTTTGATATTAAAGTTAACGAATATAACTTAACTTTAGATGCCAATATTGTTCTATCTGAATATGCTGATAGAAAAATGGAATTCATAAAATTATTTAATAAAGTTAACAGTATCAGGATGCTAGATGGTACCGCATTTGATGATACTGGATTTGAATTTACAAATACATACGCTCGAATTAAACTACGAGATAGTGAGTTACCAAAATTCAATATCGCAAATAGTTATAAATACTATTTAGATAAGTTAAATTCGACTCTATATTGTTATTGCGAGTCGTTAAAGGATGAAATCAAAGGAGAAAATTAAAATGAATACTAATTTAATTTTAAAAAGCAGCGGTAAAGAATTTGTTATTATCAATGAGCTAGTTAAAGAAATTAAATATTCTGATGGGGCATACATTAGTAAGTCTAGCCCATTAATATATCAAAATGGAGATAATTCTATTTCCGTCTATACAGATAACGAATACGGAGTATTTCTTGATGATAAAATTAATAATATTTTAAAAATAGTTGATATTTCTGAAACAAAGAATGAGACAGAATTAGACATAAGTGTTGGCATTGTAAGATTGTATAATACTTATGAATTTTCAGTACTTCTTGCAGGTGGTAATAAATATAAAATCAAAGGAAAATATAAGATTAAAGAATCTAAACCTATGAAAGACGTAGGACTTGATTATATTCGCGAGATCTATGAAAAGATTGAAAGTATCAATCTCATAGACCATAATGTATTTAAAAGCGACCAATATTCATTTAGCGATTATAGATTTACTATTTTAGATGATAGCATCGGTGTTACAAATTTAAACAATTTTAAACCTATCATAAAAAGGTTTACTGATGTTATTAACGATTTCTATAAAGGGGGTATGACTAAAGTCAGCCCTAAAGATAGTGATAAATAAAAAAAAATAAATATGCCCATGGAGTTAAACTCCATGGGCCATTTTATTATTATTTTTTTATAAATAGCAACCGTTTTGAGCTGCAATTTCTTTAACACGATTGCGTAGCCAGTTGCCGCCAGTTGTATGAATACCATCAGTAGTACGGATATGGCATTCTGGAACTAAGATATCTAAGTCCCATTTTTCGCATACATCATCATATAGGTCTTGTCTAGCTAAACATCGTTCGCCATGAGTATAAACCTTATTTAAAGGAATACCCCAAGTAACACAGCAAAGATAGATAGCATATGCTAATGCATCTAATTGCAAATAATTTACAGGTTCTGGTCCTTCTACGTAAGTAGAGTGTCCAGTATATCCATCGCCAATAAGTTGACTATCTTTATTAGAGCATACTGCAATACCAAAATTGCCAGTATTTTCCATATAACTATGAGCACCTTTTTCATCAAAATTTAACATTTGATGATATTGGGCACCGCCATCAATACAAAGATGATAATCATTAAATAATACAGTATTATCAACACCAGTCCAATGAGCAGTAATCATTCTATTACTATGACCTTGGGCTTTTACAACTTCAAATAGTTCTTCTTTACTCAAAGACATTAGTTTGCCTCCTTTATGGTTAAATAAAAATTACTTACTTTATTGTAGCATCATAATCTATCCAAATCAAGAGGATTAGATCTAAAGTATTTTTCATTTAATAATTTAACCATATCAGGATCTTGTAAATTTACATCCCAAGACTTATCAGCATAATATTCAGATTGTTTATATAACTCAGATTGATATACAATATCAATAGCTCTATATCTATTCCAAATTAATTCAAATTCATCTTGACTAATTGAAGTAGATAAGATGCTTCTAAGTAACTCTTTATCTGAAATATAAGTATTAGGCAATTGACCTTCAGCTATTAGTTTTACTAACAATTTAACAGTTGATGATACATTTAAAATTGAATGTAAATCTCTACTCGTATATCTAGTTAATGCCATAAATAATCCAAGCATCTTCGGAGATATAATAGATGCAGAGTCAATGGTTCTATCTGATAATTTTAATGATTTTAAATATTCCATCATACCATTCATTTGATCAATGATTGTATAATTTATCATACCATTAACCCATCTATGTTTAAATACAACTGTTTGAGTTTGGGTTAATGCTGGAATGATAAATTGTAATTGGCTAGTAGACAAAATTATATTAGGATCATAGTTTCCTTTAGCATATTGATCTTGTATTTGGGTATAAATTATAGTTGCAGTTTCAAATGGGGCCTGAATATAATACACATCAGGAATGTATTTACATAGCTCTTTTAGAATTGCACAATTCTGAAGCATAAATGTAGTAATCATTTCTGCTAATACCATTTTCTCAGTATTAGTATGATTATATTCTGGATAGAAATGCTCACTTCTAGTCATAGGTCCAGAAGTCTGAATAATAAATATTCTAGCATGTACTCCATAATATTTTTTATAAAAAGCCCTATAATGGCTACATAGATTAACTATAGTTGCTGCAACAGAAGATCTATCCCCAACAGCAATATCATTACGATACATCTTTCTAAATATTTGATACAAATCTATATAAATATTAACTGAAGTTGCATCACTATTAGCAAATGCTAAATTAGTCATTTCTCCTAAAGTTTCATATTTTATATAATTTGCAATAATTATACTTTCAGCATTTAATAAATGCTTAGCTTGATAGCTTCTTCGTTCCATTTAACTATTCCCACAGTTCTTACAATGAATTGCTCTATTTAATTTAGCAAAGCATTCATCACAAATACCACTAAACATAATCTTCGATGGATGTCCTTGAGATTTACCACAGAAAACGCAATGGAATGGAAGTTTTTCAGCTTTAGCTATACGTTCTAAGCAACTATCACATGCCATGATCTTCATATCTCTAACATCGCGCTGTTCAATCTTATGACAGAATTGACATTCGAAATCCCAATGATCTACAAACTTAGGAGATTCATTTTTAAATACACAAGTTTCATAGATACATCTACCATTATCATTTCTATAAACACATGTAGTTCGTTCACATGGCTCAAACTGTTCATAAGGTGGCTGTGTTCTATTTTTTATCTCTTCTTGATTGTCCGGTGTAAATCCCGCCATTTCTTATCAATCCCTTCTTTTCTTTTTGATTCAGCTAATAGCATGAGATTCTTAGCCAATCTACTTGTCTTTTCAATCTCTGGCCAAATAGCCGCTGCAAATTCTTCTACACAGTTATTTACTAATGTAAGATCAAATTTAACATTCATAATATCTTACCTCCTTCTTAAGATTATAATATATAATCCTCTAGGATTTAAACTTATTGAAATCAAAATATGTGACTTTAGACGTATCCATATCTTTAGTTTCCATACGTTTAATTGTATTAGTATATTGACTTCTATTATAAAGCATATTCATATATTTAAGATGAACTTCTACTCTAGGCTTAATAGAATAATACTTTCTAACAGTACCGTCTACTACAAGAGTATCGTCCAACCATATATTAGAGTTAAACATATCAGAATATTTCTTTCCAATATTATCCCAGTCTGGTTTATTAGTCGGTCTAATTAAACCAATTTCTGCTAGGAATATATCAGTTGTATTGAAAGAATTTGGAGTCTTAACGAATGCATTGAATTCTACATCACATGGGGTATATAATAATTCTTGTACTTGATTTAATTCACCAGAATCTAATAATCTACGCATATACATATTGTCTTCTTTACCAGTAATAGAATATACATGGACAAATTGAGAATTGGCTATTGCCATATTAGCTAAATTATATCTATTTACTATTCTAAATCTAGGACGTGGGGATCCTTCAGGTTCTTCAAATAGTACTACTTTTATATCAAGGAAATCTAAAGTATTCATCATTCGATTTCTTTTTTCTAAAATTTCTTGTTGCTTCTTAGGAGTGATATTGTATTTATCATACATCCACTCTAATCTATCTTGAAAGTTTTCTGGAATTTCTCCATACTTTTCTTCGTATTCATAGAATTTCTGTTTTCTATTTTTCATATATTCACCTCGACAAATAAAACGAGTTAAGGTATCTAGTACCTTAACTCAATGTTTTATTTATACTAGTTTTTACCAAATACACGGTTAGTGATAAGGTTAGCAACGTAGTTGTTGACTCTCGTCGAAATATTATATGGTAAGTTAGCCGCAGCTTGTTCTTTAAGAGCAGCATACAATCTAACTGTACGTGAAATGTCAGGTTCATTGATATTTACACCAGCAATATTAGCTAGATAAGTCATCAATCCGACATTACCAAATGCGTTTCCTGGCCCACCTAAGATAGTTTCATTGGAGATTGTTAATTTGCTATATAAATCACGAATATCTAATGATACATCTACTGTTGTAGGAAGACCATCGATAGTCCATCCACCTTCAGATCCTTTTTGAACTGACATGGAAAGAAGCCCCATATCTACATTAAAGAATCCACGATAGAATGCTCTAACTAGGAATGGAGATACATAACCATTTGGAGATACTTGTCTTGGTGCACATAATGCAATTAGATGCATCAAAGGTACACCAATATTTATAAACCAAGATCTCCGATCATAGTCAGGAGATACTAATTTCATATTAACTGAATAGCTAGTAGAATAAGAAGAATCTGCCCATAATTCAGGGAATTCTAATTTACCGCCAGCAAATACAGTTCTAGTACCATTCATGATCATACCCATGAATCCAGACATAGTTCCAGTACCAGCATTCTTTGTCATGGCATCGACATTAGGTGCTGCGCCATTAAGTCCTTTACTCATGAATACATCAACATCAAGTCCACTAATACCAGTAAGGAATTGAACTTCCCTGCCAACATCAGACATGCCGTTTAATTTATCTGCAAGAATACTCTTAGTAGATTCATTACCAAAGCTTTCAGAAATTTGAGTTTCTGAATTTAGATAGAATCCTACACCACCATAATATGAATAGTTATGTGCAAGTGCATTATTAGATCTTTCGAACCAGTTTATAGTTCGAATAGTCTGACCTTGATATTTTTGGTCACTAATACCTAAGAAAATAGATAGAGCAGTACACATACTGTTTACGTATCTATAATATTCTTCAGCTTCGAATTGAAGAGTATAGTAACGCATCTCTTCATTCTTTTTACCTTTGATATCATTAACTCCAAAAGCAGAACCGAATAGATTGCCGAGTATAGACTTTCTCTTTTCATCGCTATATCCAGCCATAAAATCTGGTATACCAGGAGTTAATACTAATAATGGCATTTTAGATAATATCTTTTCATAATATTTTCTACCGTAATTTGTATTGCCATTATTTTTTATTCTATTATCAGCAAGAGACATCCATTGATATGGAAGACCCATAACTGTACTTAATTCATTAATAGAGAATTTTAATCCTCTAGTGGTATTTCTTACAAAGTCACTGTTATTAGCTCCCTTTGTAATGGTAGCATAAAGTTTATTCGCTCTATCAGATGCGGCTTTAATTGCAGATTCATAAGTTTTCTTATCAATCCCAACTGCACCATAGAAAGTATCAGTTAGAGTTTCAACTAAACTTTTAGGTTGGGGAGGTTTCTTAGCTTCAGATTTAGCTTTGGCTACAGTTTTTGCAGCATCAAGTTTTAATGTTTTATTATCATTATTGGTTCCAGCATTTCCACCTAATCCAGATTTTGCTCCGGCAAACGGATCTCTAACCTCACTCCAAGAACCACTTTTTTGTCCATTAACAATACCTAAAGTTGGATTAGTATAGTTTACACTTACATCATCAACAAATATCTTAGGATTATCAAAGGGATTAGCCACTTTAAAATATTTATCCAGGGGTAGTGCAGCTCCCCCTGTTAATTTCCCAAGTCTACTGTATCTTCACTAAAGTTAGGATCGTCACTATGAGAAATAAGTTTTAAGTCTTTAGTCCAAACCCAAGTTTGAATTCCTTTTGGATAACCAAGAAGAGCCAATTGATGAGAAGAATCAAATAAGCAAAGACGATGAATCTTTGGTTCGTATTCTTGTTCAGGTAATGGACGATTATATGCATCTAAAGCACCTTTACGAAGCATAACTAAGTCATTATGTTTAGCAGTCTTAGGATCTAGAGATGGATAATCTTCGAATTCCATACATTCTTCAAAGTATTTATAAGTACCACGCATAGATTGGAATCTAACGTAGCCTTTTTCAAATTTAATCCAGATATGATCTACTGGAGTTGGATCGCTACCATCTGCATGGAAAAGCAAACCTGGCATTACATATTCAGCATGTACCACTTGTCCTTTACGAACAACAGATATTGCTTGAGCATAATCATCAGGAGCTTTACGTACATAGATAGGACCTTTAATACATTTATATTTTTTATCATAAACCATTAAGCCCATAATATTGCCTCCATTAAATAATTTATATTAGTATTATTTGGATGTTGTGGGACCCTAAATATTTGGGTCCCATTTAACTCCCATAATATCTTTTACATGTCTATCTAATTCAATTAATACTTTATTGATACCTCCTACAATCAATACAGATGATACCATACGAGCATTAACCGATCCGACAGGTAAGAAACTATGAATCTTTTCTTCTGGGCGATATTCAGATGTAGGTTCTTCTCCTTTAGGGAAGATTTCTTTTACTACACCTTTCAATGCTGAGAAGTATACAAGCTTATCACCAACAGACATAGAATCTTTATATTTAATATAGAATTCTACCAATACTTTACCTTCTGCATGTTTTAATTTACCAATAGCTGGTAATACACCAGAAGTTCCGTATTGACTTCCATCTATACCTATTTTAGCCAACTTAGATTTCATCTTTTCAACTGGTGTGTCGAATTTAGATACAAACTTAGCTAAAGATTTAGACATTTCTGATTTATCTACAGTGGAATATACTTTAATATCTTGAAGTACACCTGTTACCTTAGATTTAATCAAGATTTTACCTAAATCATTTACCAAGTCTTTAGAATCAGAATTCTTTTCAACCATCTTAGCGATGATATCTGTAGCATCTTGATCTTCAAATGAAGATCTATATGACATGACAGTTTGGCCTTCTTGTAACTTAGTTCCAATATCCAAACATTCGATGTCGATATCTTTTGCATCTAATAAAGTATCTACTTGGAGTACAATTTCAGATGCCATCTTTTCAGATAGATCATGAGAAATAATAGCACTATCTTCAAAGCCTTTTTCTGTATGCATAATAGCAATCTTAGTTAAAGTACCAATATTATAAGCTAAATTACCTTCACCTACAGTATCAGAATAACTAGATTTATCATATGCTACAATATCTCCAGCTTTTACTTTATCTCCAACTTTATAGTTTTTACTTGGATCGAGTTTAATAGTGATAAAGAAACCACCATCGGAGTTCTTTTCAACTTTTTCTCTAAGATCTACAAATTCACGTATATTATCATCATTCTTAAGAATAATATAATCATCAGTGACTTCTTCTACTATAGAATTAGATTTAGCTTTATGAGCAAATGTATCAGATGTTAAATATGGTAATGCTTGGTCGGCACCATTAGTAACTAATAGTGGATCTTGTTTAGTTGTACGCATACCATGTTTAGAAGTCTGAATAAATGTCATTGCTGTACGGAATGGGTCATCGTGTGTAGTACCAAATGGAGTTAATGCTTCTGTGATAGATAGAGTGGATGCATCAGACATCTTATCTAATTCATTACCAGATTTGATATAACCCTTAGTACTAGTAATGCCCATATTAATTGTAGCCTGACGGTTAATACCTACAGTACTGGAGAAACCAGTAGACATAGATAGCTTATTAAGCATAGACTTGTCATAAGTACGTTTATCTAAGCTATAGCTTCTATCAGAGTTCATACCAGATAAGCCTTTAAAGGTTACTGTATTTGCAGATTCTAATTCTAATAGCGGAGATAACTTAGATAGATCACTAGTTGTAACATCTGCTAAAGCCATATCAATAACTGCAGATTGTTTCATAGTCATCTTAGCATCTTTACGGTTATTCTTAATTTCTCGTAAATATTCACCATAAGAAGTTGCTAAAGATTTATATAAGAAATGAACAAGACGTTCATTAGTTCTAAATCTATTACCAGTGATATCTACATGGCGATTATATTTATTGGTGGTTAATAAAGAACTTGCATATGCTAATGCTTCCAAATATGTAGTTGGAAGTTTATAAGTTTTACAAACTTCAACTGTAATTGGGTCCATCATTAAATTAGCAAATGAATCTAAACCATCTGCTCTATTACGGCTACCAAATTCTTCAAGCATATCTAACCACATAGCTTTTCTATCAATATCAGTAACTGAATAATCTTCTGTAGGAAGAATCATCAATCCATTAAATAATAGAGAGGCTTCATCGTAATTATTATCATGATCGAAGAATTTCATAAATCCATCATTAAATTTAACGTAAGTTTTAGTATCTGTTGGTCTCTTTTCACTGAATTCATATCTGATTCCAGCCACTTCTAAAGCTTTAGTTAAACCAGCAGTATATGCCATAACTACAATAAGAGGAATCTTACCATTCAAAATACTTGCTTGAGAATAAGTTAATCGTTTTCCTGGTTTATCGTATTTTCTAATCAATGGAGCTAATTGAGTACACATGAATGCTATAGATTTAGCTACATTATTATTCTCAACCATTATAGGCTCATTATTTCCAGTGATACCGATAGTTAGTTTAGTTTCATCTACTTTAATTTTCTTTTCGATAAGTTTATCTCTAAGCTCATCTTGGTTAAAGTAAATTACGCTACCAGATTTGAATGTAATCTTATTGAAGAATTTAGCTAATTCTACATATTCCATAGGTAATTCATACTTAGTACAAATCTTAGCATTATTACCAGTTTGGATTTTAACTATCTTATCATAGATATTTTCTTTTTCATAATCATTATATAATTCTTTAGGTTCACCATTTTCAATAAAATAATTCAATGCTTTGATTAAATTATCTACATTGGAGTTTAGTTTGCCAGCTTGGCCATAACGAGTAATGAAAATTTTATTATAGTTAGAAACAACTTGAACTGTATCTTCATCAGTCTTAATGATAGGAAGATTTACAAGTTGTCCAGGAACTACTTTATCATTACCGCGTAAACGTAAGAAACGATTATTGATTATCTTAGGCATATCAAACTTAATAGTATGACGTTTACCTAAAGAGTCTTCAAAATGAACTGTATAAGTAATAATAGCATCCTCAGAAGTAGATCTATCTTCTTGGGTTACATCTATTACAGACATTTGAACGTCTTTATTTTTTGAGAAAGAATAAATACATTGCATAATATCCGCATCAATATTATAATCTTTTTCAAAGTTTAGTTTCTTAAGATCTTTCCACTCGTCATCTATGCTTTCAACATGTTTAGTTAAATCTGTAGATTCTAGCGGTTTATCTTCAGTCTTAACCAATTCACTGATTGGAGTATTATTCAATCTTTCTCTTAGGAATTTATCATTAAGAGAATCTAAACGTGCTTTACGTGTTGCAGAAATCTTGAATGTATCATCTTCATCATCTACAGCTTGAAGAATCAATTCTTTAATTCTAGTAGATTGATCTATTTCTTTTTCTGCATCTTCTTTGGAGATATTCCAAGATACAACTTTATCGACTTCCGAAGAAATTTTATCAGCTGTGGATTTCTTATCTTCAGCTTTAACTTTTTTAATTTCATCTTCTGTTGGTTCAGCTTGTTTACCAGATAATGATTTGATTATTGTAGTATTTTGAGCATCTTGTGATCCTTTAACATCTAAGTTATTTACTTCGATATTAGTGTCACGTTCAATTTTATCAATAACTACAGTTTTGACATCATCTTTATCCTCAGGTACGTTATCTTCAACTGGTTCATTTCGATGCATCTTAATAATATTAGCTTTAAATAAATTCAAGTTTTTATTATCAAGATCTTCTAATCTTAATTTAAACCAACCAAAGTTATTCATGAAAATGAAATCAATTCCAAATAGATTAGACAAAGATTCTTTTGGCTTCTTAAACAATCTATGAATCATCGTAATTGGATTAACAAATTTTTGATGATTAAATAGCATCGTTGAAGGAATATCTTGACACCAATCATTTACTGGAACGATTACTGTTTTTCTTTTGTAAGATTTATATTCAGGATTATTAATAAATCTACTGAATAGAGCATACATCAAATCTATACCTCTATCTTGAGTATATTTATTATTATTCAGGAATAAGTTATGATAATAAGAGTTATCTATAAATAGATTTCTATTATTATACTTCTCAATCTTAGGATAGAAGAATTTAATATTAGGATTATTGGATTTAACAAAATCTCTAATCTTTTTAAGCTCAGAAGCTGTCTTGATTCGTTCTTTAAATAGGATTTGTTTCAATCTACTATTTATCATACTTTCAGGAGTAGCTTCATTGAAGAAAAATAAATTATCCGAATCTTGATAATAAGATTCGGTTATCATTGGGTGACCACTTACTACAGAAGAAGAAAATGGTTCCTCAATATCCATTGATTCGTTTTTAATAATTCCATTCTTTAGAGAGTAAAATACTTTCCATTCCATATAGTATGAATTAAACATATTTAAGTTTTCCATCATACTAGAATTCATAACTCTAAGAGAGGATTCTATAGTTGGAGTCAATAAGAAAATTGCACTCCCAAAGCGTTTATTTTGTTTCACAAATGGTGTGAAAAAATGGGTTTTAAGTAGTCTAAAAGGTCGCACCTTATCTACGTTTATAGGCATCTTTAACCCTCCTTTATATTAATCTATTGTTGAAGAAATAGATGTTAATATTCTAATCGGTGCTAACATCATAATAGTAGATATATCGAAATTAAATGAAAACTTTTTAACAAGGTCGAGAAGTGATAGAAGATATAGTGAGTGTGTGGTAGTATTAGACGTATTTACCAATCTTATACATCTTCTCAATAAATAGCGTTCTAACAGAACTATCATTATACTCAACTATAATCATTAATGGTTTGGGCCTTAGCTTATTAAGTGGGGTGTTAGGATACTATCTACAGAAATCTTGATGAGGTATAATTAAGAAAAACTTTTTAACTATTTTTAATCATAAAACTGTTACTATAAAAAATATATGTTAAGACCAAAAAATGACTCTCTTCTTAATTATACCAGCACAAATAGCCTATAGGTCTTCACGATCTATAGGCTATTTTTTTATTTAAATAATACAGCTGATACATTTAAGTAATCTATTTAGACAGTTTGAGGTATAAATATGACTACTAAAGTAAAAAATAAAGATTCAAACAATGATAGTAAACATGATTTCATTTTAGAACTGTCTAGAATGACTCATAAAGAAATTAATGATTTAATTAAATCAAAAGGTAAGCCACCTAAATTGGTGGAAGCCATTATCCATTTAGATGAATGGGTTGATTAAGTTAAAGAACGTCTTTTGACGTCTTTATATATAATTATTTAAGGAGGATTCCGTTATGGAAAAAGTGGTTGACCTAATTAAAGAGGTTAAAGAGAATTTGACTCATGCTTCTTCTTCTCATAAAGATGAAGTACGTGTTATGCGAGCATTCTTAAACGATACTACTTATGAAGTTGGAGTATATGATAAAACTGGTAAAGTTGGTACAGTAGCTCCAGCTAAAGAATTCCGTAGTATTATTACAAATGCAATCGTTGCTACAACTAAAATTAGCAAAGATGAAGCCGAAGGTTTAGTTTCTACTTATGAAGCTAAAAAATCTGATGCGGAAAGTATGATTGCGATCTCTAAAGAGTTCTTAAATACATACTTGCAGACTAACCGTAAAATTAGTCTTGGTGGACGAGAAAAATCGAATGTATCTTTCATTAAGAAAGAAATCAAAGCATCTACTCGAACTTATCCTAAACAAGTTGGTGTTGATGCGGCTGGCAAACCTGTTTATGAAAAAGCAGAGATCAAAGTTAGCCCTTATGATTCTATTAAGGTATCTAGTCCATGCCCAACATGGATTAAAAAATAATTAGAGCTGAACTATAAAGTAATTTCTTATATTTTTTGGTTAGTATAAGAAGTTATACCGTTCACTCAAAGATAATATATTCATCACCACCCATAGGAGTTTAACTCCTATGGGTATATTATCTTTTAAAAAACTTGTTACATATAGGTAGTATGAGCTTGACTCACTCATACTGTGATTCATATATATTTTCCTTATAATTTTTCTAGTTTTTCATTTTTATTTTAACTCCTGTTTTCAAATATTAAATACTTACTCCCGATATCCCCCAAGGCTCTGCACAACTGCCTTGGGGGATATTTCCCTCTTCTGCTATTTTTATTACTAACATTTTAGTGTAGGATTATTTTACTCAATCATCTTACACACCTTCTTTCTGCACAAATATAGTGTGCGAATCGTACAACCCTGAAAAAATTGAAAAGCATATATTTAGCCCAAGGATCCTAGATGATCCTTGGGCGATATATGTATTAAAATTGAACATATTGATAATTTGAAAGAAAGGAGGATCCAATATTGGGGCTCAAGATTACAAATTATCTTAAGAATTTAGGTAAGTCAGTTAAGTATGCTGCTACCGAAGATTTCAAAACCAAATACGAAAATGTATATGAAACTGTAGCTGCTCCTAGTGGTGTTGCTAGAGACACAGTTAAAGCTATAGTTAATTATAAGCAAACTATAAGACGAGCACAAGATTATCTTCGTAAATCTACAATTTACGATGTATCTAATACAGCTCTTAAGAATGCTAAAGCTGATCTAAAGTCTGGTAAATTTTATAATATGGATCGTGTCAATAAATCATTTGGCATCGATGATGATTTTGACTGGAACTTTGATGGCGATGATGATTTTGAATCGAGCGGTTCCGAATCTTCCAATATGACATTTGGAGAGAAAGCTATCACTTCCTCTATAGATGCTTCATCTAGAGCAAGTGCAACTCAAATCTCCAACTCAGTATTTGATGCAGCCAAATATCAAGCTGAGGTCGCTAAACAAAATACTTCGTTCATGTTTGTACAACAAGAACGGTTATTTGGTAATCTTAATAATAGTATCACTAGTCTTCATGGTACTCTTGGGGACATGCAAAATTTCTTAACAGGACCTTTGCATGCTCATATTAATAACTCAACTAAGTTCTATGAAGAATCTACTAAATACCAACGTGAAAATAATGCCATTCTGAAAGAACTCTTGGATATGGAACGTATACGTTTCAAAGAAGAGGACGAAGACAGAAAGGCCAATCAACGTAGACTTGGGCGTGGACTTCGCACTGATATAACAGATATCGTTACTGGTGGGGTAATGAACTGGTCTTCTTACTTTAAACAAGTAGGAAAGAATATTATGAGCCAAGGGGATGAACTTGGTCTTGGAATGATTAGTAAAGAGATGATGATGTCCTTTGCTACAAATCCATTACAAATGATCCCTTCGATGCTTGTATCTCAAATGATGGGCAAACCATTAGAGAAAGCAATCACAAGTTTCAATAAAACTTTAGGAAGCGTTTTCAATCAAGTTAATGCTGACTTAAAGAAATCTGGTAAAGAATCAGATAGTCCATTTGCAAGTCTATTAGCTAATATTTTCGGTGTTGATATTGCTAGTAAGAGTAAGATAGATACGTCTGCATATAATAAAGGCAGAGTTCCATTTGACGGTATTACTAGAAAAGCTATTATTGAAACAATCCCTGGTCATTTAGCTCGTATCGAAGCCTTATTAGGCGGAGAAGAAAGAGCTTATGATTATAATGCTGGTAAATTTGTTTCCCGTAAAGAAATCAATAAGATTCATGAGGATACAAATAAAACCTATAGAAATATAGGTACTTCAGACTACAAGCATAAGTTAAATAATAACGTAGATGCTATGGCTAAATCCTTAGGATTAAGTAGATCTGAAATTAAGCGTATAAAAGAAGATATAGTAGAACGCGCAGTTCAATATGCTTGGGAAAATGATGGATCCATGGATGGATTCAGTGAAAGTTTCTTTGGTAATGATGCTAAGTTCGCTAGAGCTTTGGTTAAACGTACAGATAAACGAGGATTGGCTGGCGATGTTGCTTATAGTAAACGTCGTGAAGCTGAAGAATATGATAAGCTTTCTAAAGATGGTAGCTCTATTTTATTACAGCAATTTAATGGTTCTAAAGAATCTGTAGTGCGTAATAATAGTGCCAATATGCAAACTGCATTTGGTAAAAATGGCGTATTCCAAAATATGCTTACTGAATTATACTTAATCCGTACTGGAGGAATCCGTAATAAAGGTAAGCAAATTAGTAAAGGACAGCTTCCTGATTATATTGACTTTAATTCTGTTAGAGATGTAACTGTAGTTAAAGAAAAGAAACAGGTTGCACAAGCTACTGCTGATGCTAAGAAAGAATCTGGAAAAACTTTAGATGATTTTGATGAAAGTGCATTAGATAATTTGGCTACTACTAGTAGTCCAAATGGTAAATTTGATGGTGTCACTGGGGCAAAAGGTCTTAAAGGTAAAGCTAAAGCATTTAAAGCTAACTGGAGTGATATTTGGAGAAATCCAAGATTATTCTTAGCGGAAAGTGTAGCTGCTGTTGATAGAAGTGTTTATAGTTTCTTCTTTGACCATGATAATGGTGAAAAAGACTCTGAAGGTAGACCTATAACTGGGTTCTATGATAAGATGGCTTTTGAACTCAAGAATACATTTACTCAATTTAGGGACTGGATGAGAACTAACGTCTATGAACCTATGAAAGCTTTGGGTAGAAATGCTTGGGGTAAAGTTAAAGATTTCGGAACTAATTATGCAGGTGAATGGCTTAAGAGTGGTAAACGCGCATTTATGAGTGCAGGTGGATCTACACTTAGTCGTATTATTAATTCCTTTGCAGATGGATCATTAGCTGTACCAGAAACTGGTTTAACAACTATCTCTAAAGGTGAGTTGATTATTCCAGCTGATCAAAATCCATTTAATCCAGATAGACTTAGTGCTAATAGATCTAAGGCTAGAGCAGATGAACGTAGCTTTAAAGCTAAACTATTCAGTTCTATTATGTCTCACGCTGATGGCGGTAATAGATTAGATGATATTGCTGCAGCTTATCAAAGTACTGTTAAAGCGTCGCAAAGATCTAAAGTAGGAAATGCTGTATATAATACACTTCCACCTCAAGTTCAAAAATTCCTCGACTCTGATGATAAAACTGGAGTTGTAGCTGGATTATTAAACTATGCTATTTCTTCTCTTGGTGGAAAAGTTGATGGTATAAATTCTAAAGAGTTAGCAGAAACTGCTAAGGGTGCAACAAGTCAAGCGTTTAATACTGGACTTGATAAACTTAAAGAATACTCTAAAGAATTGAATCCTGATACTGCTAAATCTTTAAATAATGATATTGAAAAATTAAGAAAAGATTCCTCTGGTATTGCTGGTCGTACTGCATTTGGCGGTGCTGCCGGTTTAATTACAGGAGGTATGTTATTCGGACCTACTGGTATATTAGCAGGTGCCGCTTTAGGCGGTGCTGCTAATCTTATTAGGGAATCCGAGACTGCTAAGAATTTCTTATTCGGTAAAGAATTAGAAGATGGTTCTAGAGCTGGTGGTTTAATTTCTCGTAAACAACAAGCTTTAGTTAAGAAATATTATCCTTCTCTTATGAAGGGTACTGTTGCATCTTTCCTTCCTAGTTTATTATTAGGCTTTGGTCCTGTCGGTGCTTTAGCAATGGGTGGAGCATTCTCCATTGCTCAAAATAACAGATGGGCTAATGAAAAGATATTTGGTAGAAAATACTACGATAAAGATGGTAAAGAAATCGGACGTCGTGGTGGACTATTTGGTCCTAAAGTTCAAGCTTATATTAAGAAATCTATGCCTAAAATTGGTGGCTTCTCTGCTGCTACAGTTTTATTAGATCCTACTGGCATGGGCTTGGTTGGAAACCTTGCTCTCGGTGCTGGTTTAGGAATGCTTTCCTCTAGTGAAACTTTCCAAAACTTAATCTTAGGTAAGAAAGGTGAAGATGGTAAACGTAAAGGTGGCGTAGCTGGTGCTATCAAATCTGGAGTTATTCATCCATTAAAATCCTTCGGTAGAACTTTAAAAGATGACTTCTTTGGATTTATGAATGAAAATTTATTCTCTCCATTGAAGATGTCTGCTAAAATATTTGGCCAAAGTTTGATTAATAGTGGTAGGTCTATGAAGTATACTATTTCTAATACATTAGAACGTATACTAGGTGGACCTTTCAGTATGATGCTAGGTAAACGCTTTGCTGATTATATCCTTAAACCATTTGGTAATAAAATCGCTGGATTTACTAACTTCGTTGGAGGTATTGGTAAATTTGTTGGCGGTGGATTTATCAGAGGTATTGGTGGCGGTTTAAATAAGCTCAATAATCGTGCAAATAGATCTATGATCATGCAAGGTAGAGCAGGTCATTTAAGTGCAGCTCAACGTCTTGAAATTATGGGCGATGAAAATTATGCATTTAGAGATCGTGATGAAATGCTCAAGAATGCAAGCTTTAAAGATCTATCACAATTAGAAGAAAGCTTATCTGTATTCCAAAGTCAATTTAGTATTGGTGGTGGAGATACTAGAAAAGCAGTTAAAGGCTTAGAAAACGCCATTAAGGATAAATTATCTGCAAGTGAAGTAAGACAAATTACTAAATTTGCAGCTGCTAATGATACTCGTGGTGCAATGAGTTATATTGAAGGCCTAAATTATGATAGTTCTACTAAGACTAAATTAGTTCAAGCTTTCAATAAAGAACTTCCACGTATTCAAAGTGCATTAGGTAAGAAGAAATATACTTCTAAAGAATTAGCTAAAGCTAAAGCTCATCTTGCTAAATATAATATAGATCCTACAGATAGACATTCTTTAGGATTTGCATTATCTCAAGTTAAAGGTGAACGTGACAGAGCCGAAGTTGCAGAAATGCTAACTAAAGGCAATGCTGCTAAATTTAGTTCTCAAGAAGCTGCTGCTACTGCAGAAGGCTTAACTAAGACTAATGATATTCTTATTCAAATCCGTGATAATTTAATTAAAGCTAATGGTGGAGAAATCCCTAAGGATGAAAAAGCTAAAACTATAATTAAAGGATTCAAAGGTAAATCAACACGATGGACTGATTCTAATGGCGTTACTCATTATAGAGCTACTGATGGAAGCGATAATGAGGAAGACAATGAATCTAGATCAGATCGTAAACGTGATGAATCTAATAAGGATAAAAAACAAGAAGGATTCTTTAGTAAAATCTTCAGTAAACTTGGAATCGGTAAAAAAGATGACAATAAAGATGGAGATCGCACTTCTAAAGGATTACTTGGTAAAGTTGCAGATGGTCTATTTAGTAATATAGGAACTATTGCATCCATGGGTGCCGGTTTAGCTATATTAGGGCCTATGCTTCCTGCTATTAGTAAAGCAGTAGGAGATTTATTACCTTCTATTGGAAAAATGATGACTGACACAGTTTTACCTACTCTTGGAGATCTTCTCTGGGGTGGTTTAAAATCTGGTGCTAGTAGTATCATTGATTATATTATGGGTAATAAAACAGTAGTAGATGAAAATGGTAATAGAACTACAGTTGATGATCCTGAAGCTAGTGGTAATTTATTAACACGAGCTGGTACTGGATTGGCTGCTGGTTATATTGCTACAAAATTAATTCCTGGTGGTAGCCTAATCCGTAGTGGTGTTAAGTTAGCCGGCAAAGGTATAGGTAAAGGAGTTAAGACTGTTTGGAATGCTATAAATGGCACAGAAAAAGTTGCAGCTGGTGCTAAAGCCGCTGGTTCTTATTTAAAAGGAGCTAGAGGTAAGAAAGTAGCAGATGCGGCTAAGAATGCTGAAAAGACTTTATCTAAAACTAAGATGTTAGAAAAAGCATCTTCTAGTAATAAAGGTATAATTGAGTCTATTTCTAAGAAAATGAAATCTGGATTTGATTCTTTGAAGAGTGTACATGAAGCTGGCCTTAAATCCTTATCAGGTGCGGCGCATGGTGCTAGTGAAAAGATGGGTAAAGGTTTCCAATTCCTTAAGAAATTAGTAGCTGGCGGTTTAGAATCTATAGCTGAACACGTTCCTATCCTTAAGGGTAAGAGCGCTGGTACTATGGCTAAGGTTGCTGAATCTATTCTAAATGGTATTAAACGATCCCCTAAAGCATTAGCTAAGATTGGTGCTAAAGTTGCTGCCGCTGCAGGTTTAACTGCCGCTACAGCTGGTTTGGGCGCTATTGCTATTGCTGTATGGACAGGTGTTGATTTAGCCGCTTCGGTTGCAAATGGTAGAACTAGATGGTATAATATTGCTGGTGTATTAGCTGATGAAGAAGTCGATGATGACGTTAAATGGTTAGCTGCATTATGTAATGGTATTGATAGTCTATTATTTGACGTTCTAGGTGGACAATTCTACTTTGATTTATTATGTGGATTATTTGATATTGATCTAAGTCAACAAAAAGCGAGAGCTATTTCTGAAATAGATAAATACAATCAATCTCAAGATAAACCATCTGGTGCTCCTAGTTCAGTATCTTCTGTAGAAGAATATAATGAAAAAGTTCTTGGTAAATCATTCGGTCAATCTGTAAAAGATTTCTTCTTTGGTAAATCTGGTAAAGGCAAAGATGCCGATCCAACAAAGAAAGATAATAAGAGTGATTCTAAGAATGGTCCTACTTTATGGGATAGTGCTAAAAATAAAATCTCTAGTATGATGAATAGTGCTAAGAATTTTGTTAGCAATAACTATGAGTGGGCTAAGAAAACAGCTTCCAATGCTATTAATAGTGCAGAGGACTATTTAGGTACAAGTGAAATTGGTGGACGTATTTATAAAGCCGTTAAAGGTAAGGATTATCAACCAAATAATCCTAACTATGGTAAAGGTAAATATTTCAAACAAACTGATCCTAAATATGCTGGTATTAAATTTAATCAATATGGAGATAGCATAACTCAAACTATTGGAGATTCTGGTTGTGGACCAGTTGCTGGAGCTAACGCTCTCAGAGCGCTTGGCGCAGGGTCAATTAATCCAGTAGAAGCTTCTCAATTTGCATTAAATAACGGATTCAAGGGTAAAGACACAGGTGTTGCTCCATCATTCTTTAATAGCTATGCTGCATCTCATGGTGCTACTTCGTATCAAACTGATGCTGCTGGTACTATTAGAAGCTTGATGAATGGTAATCCTGTAGTATTACAAGGTGAATCCTCAACTGGTTCTACTTCTAGTACACATCCATTTGGAGGTTATCCTCACTATGTAACTGCAACTGGATATGATCCAAGAAGTGGTAAAGTTACAATTCAAGATCCTGAATCAAATTCCAATAATACTAAATATAATTTAATGAGTGTATTGAAAAATACAATTTCTGCAAATGCATTTGGTAGAGGTAAAGGTCCAAGATTCGGACGTGGTAATAACGCTCAACAAATCTGGACTTGGTTGATTAATAAAGGATTTAGTACTCAAGCAGCTTCAGCTATCATGGGTTCAATGCAACAAGAATCTAGCTTCAATCCAGAAGCAAGCCAAGGTGGCGGTGGTATTCAAGCTTCTATCTCTGGAGGCGAAGGTGGTAATGGTTACGGCTTATGTCAATGGACTGGTAGTCGTACTCAAGCATTATTAGACTTTGCTGGTGATAGAGCTAATACTGTAGAAGGACAATTAGAATTTATGGTTAGTGAAATGAGTGCTAGAGGTACATTAGATGCATTTAAAAATGCTTCTACTTTAGATCAAGCACTAGCTGTAATGAAAGATTATGAAGGATATGGTGATGTCGGTAGCCGTGAAGAATATGCTAGAGCTATATTCCAAAGCAATGGTAATAACTTAGCTTCTATCATGACAACTAAAGGCGGTAATGGTGGAGCTAAACCTTCAATCTTCGGTTCTTTATTTAAGCAATTTGATAATATTAGAAATAGCTATGGTGGAATGATCGATAATATGATTATGGGTAATCCATTCATGAAAAATGCTATGTCTATGCTCGGTTTAGATAGCGGTAGCAGTAGTGGCTCATCTGGTGGCCCTGTTGGCAATGGTGATCTATCTAAAGCGTCTAAATGGGCACAATCTATGGTTGGTCAAGAAGGTTTTGGTAATAATGGATGTACTACATTCGTTAACAAATATCTTGAACAAGCTGGAGAAAATCAAATTAACTATTACGTTCCTACAGCTGAGTCTGATGCTCATAATAATACACCTTATGCTTTCAAACCTGCAAATATGGGTGGTAAACAAGGCGATGTAGTATTACTTAATACTTTAACATCTGACCCTGAAGCTGACCATGTAGTAATTGCAGATGGTAAAGGTGGTTATTGGGGTAACTCTTCTAGTCAAAATCTTATTGTCCATGGTAATATTGCTAATGACTTTGGTGCAGATAACATCAATGGTTATATTGCCACAGGTGGAGACGGTAATGGTAACGTACCTTCTGGTGCAGCTACTCGTAGTCAAAAGGAAATACTTGGAGATTCTAGCTTAGATTATGGTATGGGCAAACATGCTATCTATGGTAGAGCTAAAGGTGTTCCTCAAGAAGTACAGGCTGTAATTGAAGGTAACAGTAAAGTTATTGACTTCAATAAGAATGCTGCTAAAGCACAAGTTAAATATGGTAGAGGTACTGAATCTGACAATAGTCTTCAAATTCAATATCTTGCTGCAATTTATGAAGAGCTTACTAAGATCACTGGTAATACTTCTGGTATTAACGGAATGGTTGCTTCTCAAGCTCAAACTGAGCAAAAAGTTAATTCTGTACAAACTGGTTTACAAGAATCAATTGCTGGTATAGGTAATTACCTAAACAAGAAAATTGAAGATGTATCTGATAATGTACATGGTCAACTTAATAAAGTAACTAAACACGTATCTGGTAGCACAATAAATAAATTACAATATTTAGCATCTAAATAAAATATATCCCCTAGGATCATAGAAATCCTAGGGGAATTTTATTTGTTTCATGTAAAAAAATACACAACTAACAACCATGTAATAAAATTATGTATGAGGGAAGTAGGCATGATAAGACCTAGCACCCGACCTTTGGCACAATTGGCGAAACTCCCGCCATAAGACTTGCTGGTAATGCGTTCAAACGGACACGTTTGTTCCCTAAAAGCCCCAGAGTCTCCTGTCAAGGATATGCCGAATAAGGCAAAAGCTCCGGCTTTTTCGTCCTTATTTTGCGTCCTTGATGGGGGGGAGGGGGGTAAATTATGAAATAATAATTATATAGCCTTCTATGAGACGAGCGGAGTGCGGACGAGAGACGAGGAAAATAGAAGGCTATATAAATAATATATTTGATATCATTATGGTTCGTGAGAAAGTACTATCTTTTTACAAAAGATCATATTTGATTATCAATTAAAGTTATATATTATAATTCTGAAAGTATCAATTAAACAGTATAAGGAATTAAATTCCTTATACTATATATTTTTATTCAATTATTATAGTTAGAATATTCTATTAAAAGATATTCAGAAAAGAAGAATAGGAGAATGTATCAGAATGAAAAAGTATTTATCTTCATTACCTTTCAATCATATAGTTACATTTGAAGGTACGGATTGTAGTTTTAAAGAAACTAATGCTAATAAGCTAAAAGATTATATTGAAAACGAATTAGGATATAATGCTATTGTATTCAGTTTTCCTAATTATTATAGTCATAGTTCACATGCATTAACTACCTATTTTAAAGAAATACGAAAGTATAAAGAATTATCTCCTAAGATGATCAATATGCTTTATGTAGTAGATTTCTTTATTACATGGTATAGACAAATTAAACAGTATTATGATAAGAAGTATATTATTATCTTTGATAGATGGTATTATTCAAATATCTATTATCAAGGAGTGCGTGTATTAAAGTCAGTAGTGGAAGATCTGAATAAAGATAATATTGGAAAATATATTCATAATGAAAAGCTAGTAGAATTTATTAATGAATATGAAGATATTATTAAAAATGAATTTGGATTAGTAGATACGGATATTATGTTTAAAATGATTCATAGTAAACGATCTACTCGTGGTCTTATTGCGGAACGCAAATCGGAAAATGATATTAATGAAGGTGAAGTAGATTATTTAGAAATGGTAAATAATTTATTTAAGCATTTATTCATTGATAGTAATTTCGTAGTTAAAGAAATTGAGTTAGATAAATCGGAAGATGAATTTAAAAATAAAGAAGAAGTATTTAGGGAGATTGCGTTAGAGTTTAAATGTAATTTAAACTATCGTTTAGATAAATGGAAGAGTGAGCAAAGTGAAACTGTTAACGAAGCTTAAAACTTTATTTACTCGTAATGAAGTTAAGCAAGAAAACTTAAATGTAAAATTAGGATTAGATGTTATTCCTCTTTTTTGTAATGAAATTGAAGATGATTCACATTATAATCTTATTAACGTATTATTTTATTTAGATTTTGATGAAACTAAAGTTAGTATTTTGGACTTGTTAGCGTATGGTAGTTATGATCATAGAGTTCATTTGTTTAAAATAACTTTAGAGAATTTAATTAAAATGCGATTAGAGCAAGAGAATTCTTATATTGTAAAAGAGTTCTTTTTGCGGATTGCGGTCGGAAGTGATTCATTTAATATTGTTGATAATGAACTTGATGAAGAATCGATTAAACTATGTGTAGTTGATATCATTAGTAAATATTCTTCTTATAATTCATTAAGAGCATATAATGCTAATGAAAATTCCGAAATAGATATTCCATGTGTTGATAGATTCATTTATGAGCTAAGACAAACTTGTAAAAGTTATACGTATGATTATACGAAGTATGTCTTAGCTAAAATTAGAATGGTTAGAGTTCCATTGTTTTATTTGATTGATTTATTTAAATTAGCTGAAGACATTTGGTTCGAAGTTGATTATGATAAACCTCATGACTGTAGGGGTTATAGATCTAAAATGACATACTTCTTTGAAGGAAAACAATTTGGTTTGAACGAAGAAGAAGTTATATATTCCATCATAAATATGAGTAAAGGCAATATTTTGACATATATGAGTACACTTCCACTTGGTGTATCCGTAAACGTCGAATTATCGACAAGCCTTGATCGTATTCTTACCTTCTTGGCTACATCTGGGAACGATGATTTGAAAACAATCATTAAAGATGAATTATTAGAAGGTGTTTTTGATGAAAAAGACTTAGAATCTTTAAGATATCATGCTAAAGCAACCGATGAAGAGATTGAGTATGATATTGATGAAGAAATTGATGAGGTAGTTAGTTATACTGTATTGGAGGACGATGAAAATGCTTAGTAGAGATTTATCTTCACTTGAAATGAAATTTATTAGAGAAATTGAAAGTGGAATGAGAGATAAGTCTTGTACACGTTTTAGACCTAAAGCAGAATTCTTTTCATTTGAATCTGACACTAATAAGATTCCTCATACAAATTATCATATTGAAACTGATAAGAAATTTACGATTATATTCGACCATGGTGTTTTAGAAATTGAATATAATCTCGAAGAACGAAGATGGATTGCTAACTCTTTAGGATATACTTTTAAAGATATTGTAGAGATGACTGCAATTTTAGGATTCATTGAATCTAAAATATTATTATTTAATATTAAACAAGAGGAGAAAGAAAATGGTTGATGATGAAAGAGATTTTTATTTTATAGCATTTTATTCAAAGAATAAAGATAAGATAACTGAATTCCATGATAATGCTAAAAAATATTTAGAAACTAATTTTGATATTATTAGTATTGGAGATATTGAAAACTTTGATGGATCTACTTATAAATTCAAAGTAATTTTAGCTAAAGATAGATTCACTCATTTATTTGATATCGAAGATATTCTTCAAGAAAAATATTATGGTGTATTCTTTGACTATCGTGTCGTTCATAATACAACTGGTATTGTTTATGAAAATAATGAATACAGCAAAATTCTTCCACCAAAACGATATATCTTAAGCAAAGCAATTAAGATGCCAATCGATGGTAAGATCGAATATAAAGTGAGTGATTACTATTATGCAAAAACTAAAGAGGAATTGTATGATATGATCTTCCACTTGTATGGCCTTATCATTAATAATCTTAAACAAATTCAAGAAGCATCATTTGAATTAGTTAGATATCATTTGGTTAAGAAAGATGGATTTATTAATTCCATTTATCCACTTGATGATGAAATCATTGATTTCTTAGAATTGGATATTAATAAAGATAGTCATCCATTTATGGAAAGAACGGAGAATGATTAAAATGTTAAAAGTTCATACACATTGGGACGGTACATCTAATTCATTTATGTTTTATAGTGATTATATAGATGAATTAGAAAAGTTTCATAGCGTATTATGTGATGGTAGTATTTTAAAATATATTTATGAACGTAATCCATTATTAAGCGATCAGTTTGATGAATGTATAATTAATTACGTTAGTGATTTTGAATATAATCCATTATATGGAACTTATTTTGAATTAGATTTTGATTCCGATGGTCAATTATTTGAAGAAATTGATATGGTATTGGAAGAAATCTTTGGTGGTAAGATTAATTATGTTGCTTTGGTTCATGATGAAGAACGTGGTATATATGTAAATACTGATGAAACTGGCGATTTCTATACTACACGTTATAAACGAGTCAGAGCTCATGAATCTGGTGAATTTGATAGAGAAAGTGATGTTGCTTTCTATTCGACCTTTAGTAGTTTAAAACAAGATGTACTTTTAGAGCATCCAGATAACGTACCTGAATTATTGGGTATTACTAAATTTGATGATCTTGAAGGTGCTTTAAAACGTATTGATTTTGATAAGGAATATAAAACTTATATTTATCAATATGCTAGCGAAATTTAATATTAAATAAAGGAGTTAAAGAAAATGGCTAATTATTGCTACAACGATATTACAATTTGTGCTAAAGAAGAAAATCTAGTTGATTTAGAATTTCTTCATACTAATTTAGTATATTTATTTGAAAAGAATGAACTATATTGTGATGATATATTTAAGGAGCTATTAACTTCATTCGATAAAGATCAAATTGAATTTGATAGTAGAGATAGTGTAAATTGGTATATGGATACCATCGAATGTAACGAAAATGGTACTTATAACTTTACTATTAGTATTGAAAGTGCATGGGTGCCAGTTATTTCTAAAATAGAAAAAGTTATATATATGAGCTATATGGGAATAATATATGGTGTGTTGCTACTGCAGAAGAACCAGGCTGTGATATTTATATAAATACTGATGAAGAAGGCGAATTTTATGAAACAAGATATCGCCTAGTATTTTATTATGATAATACGCATCATGATTGGTATTTAGATTCATTACCAGAATTAATTTTACGTATTAATAAAATTTATAGTGAAAATGGTCATAGTGAAGCTATTGAATATTCTGCAGATGCATATGAAGTTAGTGAATCAGTTATTAAATTCAATAATTCTGAATTAGCTAAATCTAAAGAATTAGAAATCGCTATTTATACATTCGAAGATAGTGACTTAGACGAATAATAAAAAACATTATGATAAACTCTAAGTAAAGGAGGTATCATAATGCGAAATCCATATATGCTAAGTGATGTAAATAGCATGAATGATGGACCTCAGATTATTAAATTAAATAATCTACCTGAATATGATTTACAAGATTGGAATCTTGCAGATCAAAAAGATTTTAATAAATTTATTGCTGAATTAGAGAAGACTGTTAGATCTTCCATTGAGTATCAGCAATATATTCAGTATCTAAGAAATGCATTCAATATGAACAGTTGCGCATTTTACAGAAACGTAACGAATGTACCTAATCCTAAGATAAAAATCCATATTCATCATGAACCAATAACTTTATATGATATTTGTCTTATAGTATTCAGAAAGAGACAATCTCTTAATGAACCTATAGACGAAGAATCTATTGCTAAAGAAGTTATGTGGAATCATTATAATGGATTTGTAGGATTAATTCCATTATCCGAAACTGCTCATGAGTTAGTACACAATAATTATTTATTCGTACCTTGTACTCATGTATTTGGGGAATGGAAAGAATTTGTAAATATGTATAAATCATATTTTACATTAGATCAAATTGATTTATTGAAAGATATAGAATCTGCATCTGAAATGTATACAAGTGACAGAGCGAAATATCTATTTGATAAACGATTTACTTATGTGGACGATAGTGGAGCATATGATCTTCCTGAAAAGGAAAAGATCATTCAAATGCTTAATGATCGGAAACAAGAATTATACAATTCATTGTAATTTTATAATAATAACCTACAACATATAGATAAAAAATAGACCACATAGATTTATATAGAGCAATAGTGGATTAGCGTCTCTATTCCAAATTATAAATCTGGTTCTATATGTTGGAATTAATCTAATGAGGTGAACAAATGAAATTTGACGTTCTAAAAGAACTATCTGAAAACTACGCATTAGAAAACACTAATTCCAGTGCCATTACAGAAGCAAAACATGATCTAAATAATATTCTAGAACAAGTACAAGATGTTTCGGTGGTTCAATTCCCAGTCGAAGCTGTACCAGTGTTTGAATCCACTAAGGACGATGGGTCTAAAGTTCTAGTAGTAGATGCTTATGATCTTGGTAGATTTATGGAAGCTACCTTGGAAACGGATGCTTTAGTTGCTATTGAAAAGATTAAAGACGCTAACGGCGCAATTATTCCAGACGATGCGAAGTTTGCAATTCTTATTGATAAGAAACGCTTAACTGGATTAAAAGAAGCAGCTGAAACTAATCCTGAATCTGGGCTTGTAAATGTTGGTCATGCGACTAACTTATTGCAGGATGTTATCAATAAAGGCATTGAATTAGTTGCTGCTAAAAAAGAAGAAAAATAAAATTATATATCCCCTTGGAGTTGATCTCCAAGGGGGCTTTTATTTTTTAATAATATTTTTCACAATATATTATAAATATATAAAGGAGGTGAAACTAATGATAAAAATGGAAAATGCAATTAATATCTTTACAGATGCATCTGTATTAGGTAAAATCGACAAGCATAATAAGAATAAAGTATGTGGTGGTGCTATAGCAGTAGACTTTAATAATGGCAGAATGAAAGAATATCATTGTGTCATTGATAGATCTACAAACAACTATGGCGAACTAACTGCATTAGGACTTGGCATTCAATTGGCGAGTATTTACAAAGATACATATGAGAGAATTAATATATTCTCTGATAGTAAACTATCCGTTATGAGTATACGAGAGTGGATTTATGGATGGGTAAGAAATATGAACCAGAATTATAGATTACTATCTTCCACTGGAGCCGAAGTAGCAAATCAAGATCTCATTATCAGAATAACTGATAGTATAATTGATAGCTTCATTCCTGGAATACATAGATTAAATATCTATCATTGTAATGGTCATATTTATAATCCAAAAGATTATTATAAAGCAGTCAGAAGTTTATCTTTGAATTTTAAATATAGATTATCTGAAGAAGAATTTAAGATGCTTCAATATTATATGAAGATTATTCAAAGATGGAATAATTATATTGATGAATCTACAAGAAGTTCATTGCATACCATGCAATACGGAGTAGAGTATTTTGCTGATGTTGGCACTCTAAAACAATGTATGGAATATCCAATGACTTATGATTTATTAGATCAATATAGCAGAATTGTTTCAAACCCATATCAACTTTAATTAGGAGGTATATTAAAATGACAGTAGCTACACTTTTTAAGAAAAATGGCGAAAATATTACAGGAAAATTTGATGAAGGTAAATTGATCATCGATGGATTCTTTATGTTAACTGATGAAAATAATTTGATTCATCTTTACCCAAAAGAAACTATTGAATACTTTGCTTTAACTAGCAATATCGAAGACTATACTACTTATTTAGACCAAAAAGGAATTAAAGTTCCAGTTGGTATTAATAAATTTAAAGTATTAATTGGTGAATCTCAATTAGTTATTGATAATGCATTCTTCTGTGAATCCATTGGTGATTATGTTAGAATTACTACATTTGGGGCACCAGGCTATATTAATGAAGTATTTATTCAAAAAGAAAATGTGAATGATATCCAAGTTCATTACACTGAAACAAATCAAGAAAGGGCTTCTTTATTATTTGATAAGAAACTTTTAGAAAAGATTGATATGGGTGACTATTATGGTGAAGTAATGGTACTCTTATCTATTCTTTCTAGCTATGATATTCATGAAGATGATTTCTTAGCTATCTATGAATCTAACTATTATACTTTTAATATTAGTACTGATTTTGCAAATGCAATCAATCTTTATATTAAATCTAAATCTGAAAATCAAACAGATTCCACTGATTTAATTAAAGAATATGGTGATACTATTTCCGATGATTCTATTAGTGAATGGAAATCTGTTAAACCAGAACCAGTAGAATTAAGTTCATATGATGAACTAGGTGAATTAGAATCTGAACCATTAAAAGATAAAGAAGATGATTCTACTGAAAAATGGGAATATGAAGGTTCTACTGTTGAAGATATGGATGAAGAAGATGAATCTAAATATCTTAATGAAGAAGAACCAGTAGCATTAGAAGAAGTTCAACCTGAAGAAGAATTAGATGAAGATTCTAAACAACAAGTTGAACAGATTCAAAAGGATTTAGATGATCAAAATATTGATTTTGATATGGAAAACTTTATTAAAACTGGGAAAATATATGATCAAGCAGCATCTGAAATCAACGATATCATTGATTCAGCAAAAGGAATTGATTTTGAAAAATTAAAATATAGATTAGGATATGATGGCGGCGATTTACGAAATCTATATGAAACTTTCTGTGAAGAATCAGACCTAACAATAGATTCTAAAATATCTTATGACGCATTTTATGCATTTATAAACTCGTAATTTTAAATATCTCCCACTAGGATCATAGAAATCCTAGTGGGATTACCTCTCTTTAATAATAGAGCTGAATATATATTATATACATGAAGGTTCGTGACCTATTTTAAAGGAGGTGAAGAAATGCGAATCATAGATTTTGTGGACTATAGTGGAAGTCCACATAATGTAGAAATAGAACCATCGAGTGAAGAAGAGTATAGAACTTTTGGTGGTTCAGAAGTATTATTACATGAAGACACAAAGGAGAATAAAACTATGTTAAAGATAAACCCAGGTATTGTATACAACCAAGAAACAGGAAAGGCTTTCATTGTTGATAGCCGTGGCATCTTATTACAAATCAGTGAAGCAACTGAAAAGGTAATTAGTAAATATGATTATGCTAAATTGGCAGAATTCATTGGTAGCAAGGTTAATGAATTCATTAATCGTGCATTCCAAACTTTAAGTGATATTGAAGAGCAAGAAGATCATAGTCATCATCACCATGATCATACTTGCAATTGTGGATCTGAAGACAGATTCCAAAATCAAAATCCTAGATTGAATCTATTCAATAATTTAACTAATGGCGGTCAAGGTTATGAAGAACCTAAATATCAAAATAATGGTTATCCTCAACAACCAGTAGCTCCAGTTAAAGGTAAGTTATTTGAACGATTTACAAATGGTGATGCTCCTAAAGTACAACAAGAAGTATTTCAGGTAGATGACCATAGTGATTTTACATCAAGTCTGAAATATAATATTGATCCAAATACTGGGGCAGTTAGAGTATTCCATACAAAGACTGGTACTATAGATTTGGCAGATCAAGAAGAAATTGATGTACTTTATACAAAGTGCTTACAATTCCGTCAAGAATATGATGCGATGCTTAGAAGTAAAGTAGGGCAACCTATATACACAGGCAATCCATTACAGTATATGATGAACGGAGGAAAATTCTAAAATGATTAAGACCTATTCTGATGGCAGTCAAGGGTTTGACTTATCAGATCTTAGTCGTCCTGAGAATACTGAATTCATAAAGAATACTATTAAGAATTCTAATGCAAGATTCAGAAATTCTTTTATATCTCAAACATTAGATCTTAGAAATGCATATATTAATAAACTTAATAGCATTGCATGTGGCAATCCAGTTAGACCAGTTCCATGGAATGAGTCAACAGATGAAAACGAAATTCGTGAAATCTTAAAAGCTCATCCGGAATATGAATTAGATTATAATCTGGAACTATATGAAGAAAAAATGTTAGCGATGGGATTAGATCCAACTGAAGGAATGTTTAAGCAGTTTCCTCCTGGGATGCCAGTATTGTCATCCGGTCGGGGCAAACATATTGCTTATATGGAACAAGTTAAGGATGAAGAAGGATTGAATACACCTGAATTGGCGAATTTCTTGATTGGTGTATCCGATCAGAATGACCCAGAAATTACAAAGAAGATTGAAGAAGATAATACTGATTATGCTCAATATGGTTATAATAATTATATGGTAAATCAATATAGAATGACTTCAATGATAGGACAACCTCCAATATATCCAGGTACTTATGGACCTAAACTTAATAGAGAAAATCTAGCAGTAATGGTAGAAGTTCCTATTAGACAGTATGGATATATTGAACCACCTAGAGATATTTCTAGAGAAATGCAAGATGAAAGTATTCCTTATGAAACTAGGTTACAAATTTATAATGATACAGTTAGATATACTAATGAATATAACGAATATATGAAAGGTGCTTGGTATGAAGTAAACAAGCAAAATATCTATAATCAAATTCGTGAGTTAGTAGATCAACGTAGTGTATTAGTAAATTCCCCAGTTTGGTATATGCAACCACAAGTTAGAGCCAGCTGGGAAAAGGATATTCAAAAGTTAGATGCAAAGATTGCAGAACTACAACAGAATATTCCTAATTATCAACAAGATAGATTCTGGCAACAAGAACAACAAATGCTAGAATATAACTATCAAGCTAAAAAATATAACGATAATAAGATCAAATATGATCAATATCGTTATGAGCAATCAATCAACAATAGACCTGGAACTCCACAGTTTGTCACAGCAGATGATCTATATAAACAAGGGTGTTGGTTCAATCCAAATACAAAAGAATGGTTTGACCAATATGGTAGAAATCTGAATAGACAAAAGGCTGCTATTGAAGATGAAAAGAGCAGAGCGAAATATATTTATGAAAATGAAGTAGAAATAAATAACCGAAGAAATCAGTTATTGGAAAATGCTTTAATGTATAATAATATGATTCGTGATGTAATGAGAAGTCAAGGATATGGAGAAGAAGAAATTCAAAGAGTTATCGATTCTGATCCATTTAGATTAGATTATAATCTAATCTACAATCCTGCTTATCAATCTGCTAGTACTTGGAATTCTTATATGGGTAGAATGTATCCATCTTATGAAAAGATCGATCCAGAGACTGGCAAGAATGTTGATGAATTAACTGCAGAGGAATTAGAAAACTATACTCAAAGAATGCAACTTAGAGCTAGAAATAATCAAGCAGCTAGTGCTATTCTTCTAACTCCTGAACAGTTAATGGCTATGAAACTTGGTGGTGGGGCAATGGCTAATGGTAGTATGAGAATGTGGACTATGAGAGCTCCATTGACAACTAAGCTTCAAGAGTTGAATGATAATTACGATGGAAAACCTAAGGGTATTCATCATATCTTCGACACAATGAGTCAAGTGATGCCTGCATATGAATATGCAATTAAGCATCATAGGCCAAGAGACTTATCTGGATTCTACAATCATAAAGACTTTGATGATTGTATAGAAAACTTCGTTCATAAAACTCGTATTGGTAGAACTTCTGACCTATTAAATGAAATAGATAATAATCAGGAGTTTGCTAAAGCTATGAATGATGGAATCTTAGGACTATCTCTACCAGAAGAAATTGGATTTAACTATAATAAGCGTCGAGTAGAATATGATAATTCTATCTTAGAGCAACTTCAGAAAGTAAATAAACCTCTTCCTGAAGGAGCTAAGATTAAAGATTATAATACTGAAACTTATAATGGTAAATCTATTAAGGAAATTCAAAAGGAGCAATATGGTAAAGCATTAGAGCGAGCAGCTAAGCTTAAATCATACTTCTCCCCAGATCTAGGAGGAACTTGGGATGCAGCTACAGTCAACAATAATTGATGATCTAGCTGGAAACTTAGATAACTCTAAAATCGATAAAAGACTTTTTGAAGTAGAATCTATTTATGATGGAGTAAATGCTATCACTAAATTAGATTATGACTTTGAGAATCTTCAAGGGCCTATTATATATGATATCTTTACGGATGATGAACTTAAAGTAATCGATAAGATTATTCTTCATCCTAGAGATAGGTCCTTTAAAAAGAAATTCCAAAAGCTAGATGCTATTATTAAACCTAAAGGGTTTAAGAGATCTGGATGTGGTACTAATCGTGTAGTGTATGAACCTCTCGATGATAATGTAGGATTTTGTGTAAAGATTGCATTAGATAGAGCTGGTAAGAAAAACAATCCAGATGAAATAGTTAATCAAAAGTATTTAAAGCCATTTGTTGCTAAGTGTTTTGATATTAGCCCAGATGGCAATGTTGGTATATTTGAGCGTGTAGTACCAATAGAAAATCTATATCAGTTTTGGTCAGTAAGAGATGATATTTATAATATTATGGAATCTATTATTGGTCGATTTATTATAGATGACTTTGGTACTAAGGCATTTAAGAACTGGGGTCTTCGTAAGGGATTTGGCCCAGTTTTACTAGATTATGCGGATATGTATATTTTGGATCCAAAGATCTTATTCTGTAATCATCCTACATATTTTGGTTCAAATGATATATGTAGAGGTGAGTTAGATTATGATGGTGGATTTAATAATATCATTTGTTTAAAATGTGGCGGTATTCATATGGCATCTGAATTCAAAGATGGTCGTAAGAAGATAGCTTTATTTACAAGAAAGAGAGTAATAGGCATGAGACCTAAAATTAGAATCTTTAAAAATAATGAATGTATTCTTGATACAGAAAAAGGTTATGCTTCTCAAACAGTAAATGAGGAGTTAGAATTAAATAAACCTTCAGAAGAGGCTCAAAAAGAATTAGATCAAATTGAAGATCTTAAAGCTGAAGCTGAATCTATTGCTATTAAGAATCAAACTTTAGAAGCTAAAATCGTAAATGATCTATATGTGCCTAAAGTAAAAGTTCGTCGAATTGAAGAAGACGAACCTACAAAGATCAAAATCTCCATCAGAGCTAATAATCCTGCAGAGAAAGAACAAGATAAATTAGCTGTAGAAAAATTAGATTTGAAGCCTAGAGATCTAAGTCAAACTATGCATCAAAAAGCTATTAATATTATTAAAAATAATGATGCAGAAATTGAAACAACGATCCCAGAATCCCCTAAACATGAGGAAATGGTAAAAAATGATTCTGTAAAAGACATTAATTTAAATAAAGAAGAGGAGACTACTGAAGTGGTTAAATTGTTAACATCTGATGAAATTTTAGCTATGTCTGAAGGCTTAAAAGACGCCGCAGATGATCATAGAGAAGTTCAGGATACTGATGATAAATACTCTTATAATGAAATTTTAGAAATGGATAAGAAATTCACATATCTTTTGAAAGAAGCAGATGAGTCTAAGAATATGACTATTGAAAGTATTCTTCCAGCTTCATTTGCATCTTATACTGGTATTGATAACTTAACCAAACATGTAAACATTGGTCAATTCAAAGAATTACTTCATGATGAATTAGCCGATTGTGCAACTGTAATTCTTGATGCTAAGTTAGATTATGAAAATGACTTAGACGAAGAGGAATACGTTCCAAAAGCTCCAGTAAAACAACGTACTCGAGCTCGCATGCAATTTAGTAATAATTACTAAGGAGTGAAATCTGATGAATCAGATTTGTTTTACAAAGGATTTTCAGTATGCATTGAATGCATCAATGAATCCTAATTTTAGAGTTGTATTGGTAACAGAACACGCTCCGTTACCTTTACAGCAAAATGCTAATATTGTAAGATTACCAAATCTTCTACCACCATATTCTGTAGTATCAGAATATGTAGATAGAGGAGAAGATGCATTTATTGAAAGATATACTGATTATCTTTATACATTTGAGACAATCATGAATATATATCTTTTAGGAAGTGCATTACTAACAAAAAATATTATAATTTATACAACTGATGAGGAATGGGGAAATGGATCCATTCCTTTCATGGATGTATTAATTAGAGTAATGGTAGACATCTTGAAATTGGATATGACTACTGTAACGAATACTGAATATGGTTTATTCTTCAATCAAACCATGTATACGATTTTCAATGCAGCAAACCAATTATTCATGAATGGGTATATCAATAAGTCTAGTTTTGCTAAATACTTATCCGTAATCCCTATTCCGCAAGGGGCAATGGAATACTATTTACAAAATATGATGATTGATACATCCGATGTACCACCACAATTGTTAAATAATTTAGCCCAAAGTGTAATTAAAGCACAGGCAGTAGATCAAAATCTAATGCCGGCAATGATTACAAATGAGGAGGCTTAAATGAAATTTGTATTTTGTACTGAACCAATCTATCAATATTATCGTAATAATCTTTATGATAATACTCAAGATATGCTTGATAGAAAGTCTATCATTGAGGGTGGATATGATGATATAAAAGATCAGCTTTCTAAGTTAGATGAAAATATTTACTCAGTACATTTAACTTCTGCAGATTATCCAAGAAATCCGTGGAATCAAATAGGTCAACTTGTAAAAAAGTTGACCTTAAATTATTTGATAGAAGATCCATTATTTGATGAAGCCTTTGCTGAAATTATATTTAATCAATCTGAAGAAGAGTTCTTTGAATTCTTTGATTTGATTTATAAATTTTATAATGGCAAAGAGGTCTTTGTTATTGTTGGAGAAGATGACTTTTCTGATATGGTAAATCAAATGGTTTGCCGAGTTATTAGAAAAGCCTATGGTATTCAACCATCTATAGTTTATGACTTAGATGATGTAATGAATCTTCGAGATGATATCAATTTTTCTCAAGAAGGAGCTAGAACTTTCCATACCCAGCTCCCTAAGTATTTTGAGTTATTAGGTCGTAGAGAAAGAGAGTATTTGAATATTTGGTATCCATTTGATATGACCAATTATACAAATGCGTTTGGTTAATTATCATGTATAATATTAATTTAGCACCATATTTTAGTGATATAACCATTATGATTCAAGAGCATATCTGTGTATATTATGCAAAAGACAACAGTATAGAATGGGTCAAATATTTCTTAAAAGATAATAATATAGATAATGATAATATCTTAGCAATCATTGATGGAAAATTGATAGTTTATAATGTAGATCCAATACGTAGCGACGATTATATAGTTTGTAAAGAATATACAGATTATATTCGTTTAGATAGTATTGTAATATTAATGGCTAGGGATATAATTAGATCTACTAAAGCCATATATGGCATAAATCCGCCAATAATTGAATTGCATAAAGATTATATGTTAAAATTTATTGATGAAATAGTCAGAATCCTAGGAGTAGGAAATGTAGATTTAGCTATAAACAAAATAAAACAGTTTAGAAGTGCGTATCTACGTAGACAGCTTCCAAAAGAATACTATAGAGAATTTAATGACTCATCTAAATATACAGTTATTGATGATATCTGTAGATATGGTTTGATCGACATCGATGAAGATCAAAAAGGATTGATTGATATTTCTTATAATGAAAAAATCATACGATATTTATATAGTCTAGTTGCAGGTCTATATTTGAAGTAAAACAATATCCCCATAGGAGTTCAACTCCTATGGGGTATTTTTTTTATTTTTTACTTTTAAGACCTTTAATGGTAGAATTGTTTTTAGCCACATAAAGCGAGATATTTAGGAATATACGTTTAGCTATCAAGTCAGGAATAGCTTCACTTTTATAGAATAACTTCAATTTATTTATCATCGTTTCAGAAAGTCTGATAGCAACTTCATTAGATACGAATAATCTAATCTTTGCTTCGATATCTTCATTGATATAAGTAATACTATCAATAGTATTAATAATAGCATACTCATTAATAGCATCATTGATAATTCCATCTAATGCACTATTAACCTCGTTGATATTAATTCCAATAGATAACTGCAATGCAGTCAATTCATTATCAACTCGTTTAGAATATGATTCAATATATTTTTTTATAAGTTTATTAGCTATAAATATAACTACAGCTATTAAGACATAGTTAATTATTTGCTGAATGGTTAACTCCATATTCATTCATGACACTCCAATCTTGAATTTTATCTCTAAGTTTTAGGAGTTCACCAGTTTTAGTATCTCCTAAAGAAATAGCATAATTAAGATAATTTATTAACTTGTTTGCTATTTCAATAGTTATACCATATCTATAGTCTTCTAAGAATTTAGGCCAATTACCAATACACATATCAGGATGAATATACATACCATTTGCATTATGATATAGTTGGTGAGCAGTCAAAGAAAGCATAACTAGTTGTACTTCATTGCTAGTATGAACTTTTTTAAGCATATTAACTAAATCATAAGATGTAATATATCCGATAGTATTAATTGTGTGCTCTGTAATGATAACAGCAATATCAAATATAGTAAGCATATTATGATGCATTTCGATAGTTGCCATTTCTGCAGAGATATTGCTATGTAATTGACAATGGTCTAATCCTAAATTCATTAGATAAGATTTATAGTTTTTATAACATCTAGATTTTCTAAATCTAGATATTGCATTCTTTATAAAGTTGGAATATAGATCAATATCCATCAAAGTATATTTAGTTTGATAGAATGATAATTCATATGGTACATATGGAGAACGAATAGTCGGATTTACCGGATCTTTTCGTAACTCCAAGTCAGGAAATTCGTTCATTTTACTATGCTCCTTAAGTATTAATTACTACCTATATGTTAAATATAGGCCTCTATACGGGTCACATATTATTAAATTACATATAAATTCTCTCTGGGAGGAGGATATTTATTTTATGAAAGAAGCTAATATGGGCAAAGTTTTTACAGACTATCCGTTTGTAGATGTCCTAATATATTATGTAAAACAGTTAGCTATGTATTGCATAGTAAAATCTGAAACTAAAGCTTCTGCAGCTGAAACTTTACGTACTGAATATATGGGAGATCTGTTTATTCAGTCCATTGAAGGAACTGCAGATTGGCGACTATATGACTATAACCAAACAATATTATCTAAGATCGGATTACCTGCAAACTTAATGGATGTTTGTATTGCAGATCCAGATAATATTCCAGAGGAATTTAGAGAAGCTGCTAAGAAAGAAGCATCTGATAATTTCTTAAGAAACTATATAGAGGAAAATGAATACTATCGTAAAATTATGGGTCTGCCGCAGCTTGGAGATTCTGGATTATTAGTTCCAGAAGAATTCCGAATAGCTAATATTGGTGTAGACTATAATATTCCTCTCCATTTGATGAAAGATTCTGCTATTAATATTCTAGAAGAACGTGGTATTTGGGATAATATATTAGCAAGATATACAGATGATAAATATGCATATCTTAAATATATTAAATCTGGCGTTGATAATTATAAAGCTAGAAAAGCAGAAAACTTCCAATTATTATTCTTACCGAATATTGATAATACTGTAGTAAAAGAAAAGTTCCAACGTAGATTCTCTGTAAATAGAGCTTACGCTTTAACTACACTTTATTCTGAAGCTCATAAATTTGATAGTAAATATTATGATGCTTGGATGACTATTTTTATCATAGTGCAAACTATGATAGATATGATTTCGGAAGTACAAGATCATATCATTAATTTGGATGTATTTGATGAACGATGTGTTCGTTATATCTTCCAATCTCATGGTATACCATACTATAATGAAATTCCTTTATATTATCAAGTAAGAATGATGCGAAGACTTCATGAATTACTTAAATATAAATCAACTTCTAAATGTATGGTAGATATATGCTCTTTATTTGGATTCGATGATCTTAGAGTATTTAAATATTATCTTTTAAGAGAACGTGTTGTAGATAAAGATACAGAAGAATATGTATTTAACTACAAAACTAAAAAAATATTAGATACAGATCAAAAGATTCAAACTCATAAAGAAGTAGTTACAGGATTCACTGGCAATAATATTAGAATACCATTCCCAGCTGAAGGCTTCCTTGCTAAAGGCGGAGCTATGATGATTAATTTAGATGGTAAACGTATTCGTGAAGATCAATATGAAATTGTAGATGGTAATCTACGATTTAAAGATGCTAATATCCTTCAAGGGAAAACTAAGTTAGAATTCTTATTTTATTCTAATGATTCATTTAATGAAAATATTAATGAATTAGATAAATATAAAATTATTACAGAAACTAGAAATTTCCCAATAACTGATAAAAATCAAAAAGTATTTAATATAACCTTCCCAGTTGCAGATTACTTTAAAAAAGGCGGTATCATATTTGTAACTGCAGGGTCTACATTTATTGATCAAAAGCGTTATACTTTAGATCTAGAAAATAATACATTAACTTTTAATGATGATGAAGGTAATTGGTATGAAAAAGGAGCTAGAGATATCTCTATTATTTATATCCATTCCGATCAATTCCAAGTTAAAAGTAAAGTATTAGAATATACATATCCTGGACCTAGCCAAGCAATTCCAAGCTTTGATATTCCAGAACCATATAAAGATTATATCCGTTATGGTGGTGAATTCTTTGCTCTCCAAGGTTCAGTATTATTACCTAAAGATAGATACTTTATCAAAGATAAAAACTTCTCATTTGTATCTGCAGATGATAAGATTATTAAAGATAGAACTATTACTTTCAATAATATCTATACCGAAGGTAATGAAGTCGAAATGGAAGAATCTTGGTTTGAAACTAAGGTGGATATTCCTGGCGTTCAAGATTATAAAGTTACTGTGCCATTTGAAAACTATACTGAAAGTGGTTATTTACTTGAAGTATTTATTGATGGTAATAAAGTTAGATCATCTGAATATACATTCTTGAAGAATAATATTAAGATCATCGATCAAACTAAAGTAATGAGACCTGGTGTAAGAATTCAAGTTCACTTTGTATATGCTAAAGATAGAACTAAAGCTAAGATAAGTTCTTTAAGCATTCCAATTGAAAAGAAAACTTATGCATTTAAAATCAAATTCCCATATGATGGATATGAATATCGTCACGATAAATGGTATTTGACTGTAGATGGAATGATTATTGAACCATCTAAATATAAATTGACTGGTAATGTATTATCATTCAATGACCCACAATATTATCTAACTTCTAAGAATGTAGTAGAAGTTAAATTCATCAGATATGATGAAAATACGTATTCTATTCACGTTACAGAAGAAGATCTATTGGTTAGAGATCAAGAACAAAAGTTATTCACCATTAACTATCCATTCTATAATTACCAACGGAGTGGTAATGGTATGATAGTTACTGTAGGTGGAGTTGTTGTTGATCCAAGTAGATATACTCTACTAAATAATACAATTCAATTTGATGATACTGTAGTTTTAGATAAAGGTCGTTCTGTACATTGTATCTTTGTTTATAATTCAGTATATGATAATTTCAATAATTATATTAGAAGTGAATATAGTTTATATGATCTTGCTAATGGCAGCAAAATCGTAAAAATACCATTCCCTTATGATAACTTCTTAGAGTCTGACAATAATAACCAAATGGAAATTATGTGTCAAGATGGAACTCTATTAGAAGAGAATGTAGATTATGAAATTATAGATGATCAAGCTATATTTAGTGATACAACTAAAATTCTTTCTCATGGCGATAATATAATCTTTAACTTTACTTATATTAATGCTAAGAAGAAAGAAATATATATCGAAGATACATCTAAGAACTATGATCTAAAGTTTGTTAAAGTTCCACTAAAACATTCTGCAGATAATTATCTTAGAGACCAATCTAAATATATAGATTATGATAGATTTACTGAACCTGACTGGCTATGGGTAAATGAATTTAATCCTGTAGATATAAAAAATAAAATTCTTGAAAAAGAATTTAACTATGCTCGGACTAAATACATCTCAATTGATACAGTCATGTCTATGAATAATTTATCATTTATGATTCCATACTTCTTTAACTTATTCTTTGATAATTATAAATTAGAAGATAGATTAAGATTACAGCTTCCTAATATTAAGCAAGATAAAAACTATAAATTATCTTCTGTATTGTGTATGCTATTCTCTTTATCTTATGCGTATTATAATATCGAAGATAAGATTCAAGATGAAACAGTTCCAATTATGTATATTCAAGGGTTCAATTTTGAAACTGATTTAGCTATGTTGAAAAGTGATATCCTTAAGAAATATGGTTATACATTTGAGGATCTTAAAATTGGAGAATTTGAAAAACATAATTCAAGTACTACAATCAAAGGCTTGATGAATATGTTTGAGCATAATACTAAAATTTACGATACAGTCGTAAAAGGAATGTATTATGCAGATAATAAGAGAATCTACGATGCATATAAAGCAGTATATAATGCTCTTATGATTCGTAAATATTCTAAGAAGTTCTTTACAACTAATGGTGTAGATGTAGCTAGAACTTATAGTGAATATCTATACTATCAAGATAAAGATCTTTATAATATTATCGAATATGCCAAATCTATTGGTGATGATTCCGAACGTAAGAAATATATTACAAATATGATTATGTCTGTAGTTGGATACATCGAAATCTATTTAGGTTCATCCGAATATAGAGAGCTATTTAATAGCTTACCTGGTATTGGTATTGATTATATAAAAATGTATGTATCTAAAGTTATTGACTTCTTTAAATCTTATAAAGTAGAAATAGCTGGATTAAATACAGTATATAATTTCAATAACCGATATAAACAATATATCAAACCTATTGATATTATTAAATTATTAGTTAAGACGCCACTAGAAGACTTTATATTATTCTATGATGGCTTTGAAAAATATATAATCAAATCTAGGAAATATGATAGAGTAACTCAAGAAGATATGATCTTTATTATGAGATACTTCATGAAGAAATTCAAGTTCAAAGACTTTGGTGTTAATGAAAGAGATAAAAAAAATAAAGTTAAGATATTTGATAAAAACAGAATTCATTCTGTCTTGGCCAAATATGATGATCTTCGTCATTTAATAACTAAAGAAGTTTTAACTTATTTATCTCGTGTAAATATCTTTAATGATATCGTATCTGATATATTTGATATCATCAAACCTAGAATTAAATACCGTCCTAAAGATAAATATAATATGATTGACCGTATCTATATAGATACTTACCATAAAAAGCCTTAAAGGTCAACATAATAATAAATTTTAAGAATTAAATTGGAGGTAAATATAGATGCGTGAGTTAAACATCGCAGAATTTAGTCACTTCAATGATAAGACTAATGTAACAACTGCAACTCATAGAGGAACAGATGTTAAAGTCTACGTTGGTGGCACAGATATTCTATTATATCGCGGAACTAATAAGATTATTCTTCCTGGTGCAGAATTTACTGCAACTCAACACTTTGATATCCCACGTCAATATATTACTCCATCTTACAACACTGAACTTAGCTTAGAAAATTCTGTATTTGAAACTCCAAGTACACCTGAAAAAGTTTATTTGTTCTGCGTTGGTACAGATGGTTGTGGTCGTGAAAACTCTCAAGTATATGAAGTAAACTATGGTAAATGGTGTGCACCTGAATATTTGGTACCATTCCGTTATCCTTTGATTACTGAAGATATCACTGAAGCTAAAAAAGAAATCTACCATGGTCGTAAAGTAATTGGTAACCGTGTTGCTTACTACTTTAAACAATTCGAATCTAAACCAGTTAAAAAGGTTCGTTTCGAAGATGGTACAACAGTTGATGCTACTGTATATAAATCTACAAAAGAATCCGAAATTGAAACTTTCGTAGAAATCAATCTTAAAATTACAGAAGAAGAATGCCGTGAGTATTTCATCAATACTGTAGGCATCAATGAAGCACGTATTAACACAATTTCTTTGTGTACTGCTTGGAAGAAAGAAATCAATGGTAAAGAATACTATCAAGATATTCGCCCATTGACTAAATATAATATGCCTAACGAACAATTAATCGAACTTTCCAAAGGTTTGGATATTGTTTATCAAATTTATTATTAATAAAAATATCCCCATAGGAGTTGAACTCCTATGGGGTATTTCTTTTTTTTATTTTTCACTATTTAGATACTTGGATAATATGTAACGGGAATTGATATCTTTAACAACTTCATCTACATCTCCTGGATCCATATATTGAAGAACCATTTCTGCCGCAGAATTAAGCATTAGTTTAACCGCAGATTCATCTTTAGTTAAGAATAATGCACCAGTAGCAAAAGATGATAATTTATCAATCTCTTTATTTTGAATACAGATAGACATAAATAAAATTAATAATTCTAAGTTAGCTAAGTTATTAGTATGAGCCATAAACTCAATAACTAATCCTAGAACTTTATCAAATACCGCAAAAGTTTGTCTAATAGCCAATAATAAACATTCATAACCACCTCTGGATAAATTCAATTCAGGGATAGGAATATATTTGGTTAATACATTAATATTTTCATAAGCTTCATTTTTGATAGCAATATATAATAATTCATTTGTATCAAAATTCACAGAAGAATAATTAGAAAGAATATCATCTAAAATATTTGAATATTTTTCTTTCTCTAAAACTGCTTTAACAATTTGATCAAAATTATATTTTGTATCGGTTTGGATGTTTATTAAAAATAATAATCTATCATGTTTATCCGTAATATAAATCATATCATCTAGAAGGCTATTTAGGCTACCTGAACCATCACCCTTCCGATCATATTTAGAAGCTATTTTATTAAGTAAAGTCATTCTATTTACCTCCAAACCAATAAGTATAGGTACATCCAATTTAATTGGATGTACCTAATATTATTATTTATATGATTTAAATGGATTGATTCTAAATGCAATCATTGCTCTATTCTTATGAGTATATTCTTTACTACCAGAGAGTTTCCAACCTAGATAGATATCAAATAAGAATTCTTTTTCAATATATGGAATACACCAATATTCAGAAGACTTAATACAGAAATATCTGTTGATTCCTTGAGAATCATTTAAGAAAGATACACAGAAATCTTTACCTTTACTACGTTCAGATTCCAATACGATTTGAGTATCACCAACATAGTCAATGCCAAGCCAGTAATATGCAAATCCATATCCCGTATTTCTATATAACCAAGTAAGTCTACAGAAATATCTTTGAATACGTTCAATAACAGTCATATCTTCACTAATGATTTCTATATATCCAGGAATCATTTTTGTATCAGTCTTAACTTCTGGATGGTAAACGTAATATTTAGTAAAGTCATACTTAAAGATAGATAATACATGATTTTCATAAATCATCCAATCTACATCTAAACAATTATCATATGTTTGCCATAATCTAAAGCATTTAGGTAGATTGCCATATTTATCAGCAAATAGAACTACTATAGGATTAGTAATATAACAAAGTAGCATGAATAATAATTGAGCTACTATGCAAACTATATATTCTAAAGTGGCTAATTCATATAAGTATTTAAATGATTTCTTTGTATGATCTAATTCCATCTATTAGCTCCCACTTTCTTCAATACCAATAGCTTTGAATGTACCATTAGTACCAAGACGAGCTTTTTCTACACCATTGAAGCTAAATACTAGAGAACCATCATTATCAGGAATGATTTTCCAACCACCAGATAAGTTCAAAGGTTGACCAGCCGCAATAGATGCTTTAGTTACAAACAGGTTATCCATTTCTGTTCTATTATATAGATCAGCTAATTTCTTATTTTGATATTTGGTTACAAAATAACGATCATCACTTTGTTCAATAATAGATGCAGGTAGAGTTGCAGGAAGAGTATAATGGTTAGCACCAGCTTCGATACCATCTAATTTAGTTTTATCTTCCTTACTCATTTTACCATCTACATTACCAGATGCTAATGGAATAGAGTTAGCAGAGATGGCAACCCAGCTCTTACCATCATAACGATAAGTTGTATTATCAGACGCTACGTTTACTGTCCAGCCTTTTTGAGGATTTGGGTATGTAGTAGATAATGCACCAACAGAGTCAACTGTTTCTTTCCAATCCAATTCAGATTTAACTGCATTGATCTTAGCATCAACTTCAGCTTCAGTAATACCACCATTAATGATACGGTCTTTTTGAGTTTTAGTCAAGAATTGACGATCATTAGTTTCAGTAATCAATGCCGCAGGGATACCAGTAATTTCCATGGATACATTTTCAGAACCATCAAATGCTACTGTAGCACCTTCAATACCAGTAAGAGTAATATTTCGTTTAGTATTTAATTTACTTGCTGTAGCCGCATTCTTAGAAATATTAACATCGATCATATCTGGGTTACGAGCTTCAACTACATGACCTTGACGGTCTACAGTTACTGCTAACCATTCTTTAGCAGATAAGTCTTTAGATGTATTTGGATGAGTATATACTGTATCAGTAAATTTAGCATTAGCTGGAACATCGGCATCTACTGTATGGCCATTGATACGGCTTACAGAGATATTAGAACCAAGTTCAGTTAAGTTGATTGCTAATTCAGTTACGTTTAATTCAACGTCATTAGTGCCATCAATAATGATAGGATCAGCTTTGATCTTGCCAGATACAGTCATTTTAACAGGACGTTTAAACTTTTGAGCAGTAAAAGCTTCTACGTTAGATTGCATAAAAGAAATTGCATTATTAACGAATTTAGTTGTAGCAAGTTGATCTGTGCTAGTACCAATTTCAGCAGTTGGCGCCGTAGGAGTACCAGTCATAATTGGAGATTCTTTTAATAGCAAGCTATTAAGTTGAACACCGCTAATTTCATCAGCAGATTGAGCATGAGATGCCGTACCACTAATATTAATAGAGTAAGTGCCAGCCAATAATTCTACTGGTAAAGTACCTTTGATTGCAGTAACATCAACACGGTCAACTGGTAATACTAAATCATTAGTACCATCAAATGCAACTGGTTCAGAATGAGCTTTACCAGAAATAGAAATATTTACTGGGCTAATTAATTTACCAGTAGCAAGAGATTTACTTGGAGTATAAGTTTTAAGTGCACCAACCACAAAGTTTGTTGTTGCTAATTTTTCACTAGCATCACCTTGAGAAGGTGTTGGAGCTGTAGGAACACCTGTAAAGTTTGGAGAATCATTAGGAGCTTTACTATCCCAATTATTTCTATCAACTGCAGAGATGTGAACTTTTTTATCAGCAATATGTCGATTTAAATCATATGTAATTAGATCAGAAGATTCTAGAATTCTTTTCTTTAGACCAGGAGTGAGATCTTCAATATCTACTTTATCGAAGTTACCATTAAAAACTTCCATTTATTTTCTCCTTTCGAATGCAATAGATAATCAGTTACCTTTATGTTTTAACAATACAGTAACCCCTGGTTTTGCTTATTTAACCGTTATTAGGGGTAAATAAATTACATAAAGGAGGTCTTATATTGGGACTATTACGAAGCTTAAAAGCTAACATGGCCTTAATTTGTATGGGGTTTGGCTTGCTTGCTGCTACATTAGTTTTAGCATCTTGGTTATATGGCTATTGGTCTAATGGCCTATATGGTACTAAGTTTGAAATTGATAGCTGTTGGCAAGGTCTATCTGCATGCGGTGTAGGCTTAATTGGTTTATTCAAATGGTTAGTTGATAGCTCTAAGAACTCTCCAGAAGGAGAATTTCCTATTGCTCCACGTGGTGGACTAAATACAATTTTAAGTCCTTTAGATGCAATGATGCCAACTGCACCTGCAGAAGAAGAACACGTTAAAGTTGTTTTAGAAAATCCAGAACCAGTTAAGAAAGCTGAAATTGTTGAAGAACCTAAAGATCTTTCTACTACTGATAGCTTAGTAGATATGGCTAAAGATGCTGCTTTAGAAAAAGCAACTCAAAAAGTATCTATGAAAATGCACGATCTATTAAAGAAAAAATAATAGGAGGATTTTTATATGGCAGAATTTGGCTGGTTATCAGCAAAATATGAATCCGATGGTGACGCTGGCACAATCTCCAGTGGTTGGGGAGATCCAGGCGGTAAATCCTATGGTATTTATCAATTATCTAGTAATGCTGGATCTTTGGAAGAATATGTAGATTGGCTCCAAGAAAATGAGTATTGGTTCGGAGCAGAGTTAGCTAAACATGAGTTGACTTCTGCAGAATTTGATGCTGCTTGGAGATGGTTAGCATATTCAGAAAACGGTCATGACTTCAAAGAATCTCAAGATCGTTATGCTATGAGCATTTATTATAATCCAGCAGTTCGTTATTTACGTGGTGCTGGTTTTAATATCGAAAACCATCATGATATTATGAAAGAAGTTGTCTTCTCTCGTGCAATCCAATATGGCCCTGGTCAAATTGTAGATATGTTTACAGATGCTGTTCATTATCTTGGATGGCCAGATCTTTCGTATGTAGATGCTGAAAGATTTGACTATGATATGGTAATGAATATTTATCTTAAAGTATGCTCTTCTTGGGAATGGAATCATTCTGCATCCAGAGATTCTTTAAATTACAGATTTATGCATGAATGCAGAGACGTATTAGATGTACTAGAAGCTGAAGCTTAAATAAAATTACCCCAATGGATCTTGGTATCCATTGGGGCTAATTGCCTATTTTGAACATATACGTAATAAAAATTATTACGTAAAGGAGGATAAATAATGGCAGAATATAGTTCAGAATTGGATAAGATTACATATGCTGAATTAGCCTTATCTCTTCAGAATACAATTAAGAATAATCTTGCTCATACTAAAGATCAAGATATTCATGTAACACAAGAAGATAAAAATAAATGGAATCAGATTTCTGATATTCCAGAGGCAACAGAAACCAAAAAAGGTGCACTAACGCCTCAAGAAAAAATTAAACTTAAAAATATTGAAGAGCGAGCAAATAACTATACTCATCCTACGAGTGGAGTTACTGCTGGTCAATATATCCAAGTAGAAGTTAATGCTGAAGGTCACGTAGTGGCTGGTCATAACCCTACAAAAATTAATACTACATGTGAAAATGCTGATAGACTTGGTACTATCCCAGCAGATTCATATGCTAAAGTAAACTCTCCTTCTTTTTTAGGTATTCCTTTAACAACTACTCCTAAACCAGATGCTCCATCTACTCAGATAGTTAATATCGAATATCTAAATAGTCAACCTACATATGTAAGACAAAAGACTGCCCCAGAAAAAGCTCTTAGTGGTAAATTATGGATTGGTAATAATAATTGTCTTAATGCATATAATAATGATGGTTGGCAATCTGTATTCTCTGAAGTAGCATTATCTATTAATGCTCTAAATTCTGCAGTTGATCAACCAACTTCTCCAAATGACTATTCTGGTCAATTGAAGTTCACTGGTAAACGAAAAATTACTGCATTGAATTTAACTAATATAAAAGCAACAACGTCTGAGTATGCTACAGTTATCGGCATGCGTGCTGATAATAAAGAATTGGCATATGAATTTATTTGTATTGATAATTATATTTACATGCGAACTGGTAAAGGCGATACATGGAATAATACTATCTCCATTATCAAAGACTAAGAGAGGGTAATATAATGGCAAAGAATATGGCCCTATCTTTTAGGGAGCAAAATGGTAGTTTTGATAATCAATTAGATAAAATTACCACAAAAGAATTAAATACATTATTGAATGAAAAAATCAATAATGCATATGCTCATCAATTTGATGAAGTAAAACACGTTACAGCTGAAGAACGTACTAGATGGAATAATATCGTAAATACGTTCAATCCAGCAACACAATCTACCGATGGTTTATTTTCTGCTCAAGATAAAGTTAAACTTGATGGTATTGCTACTGGAGCAAATAAATATGTGCATCCTCAAACTGGTGTAGTAACTGGTACATATACTCGTGTATCTGTTAATCCAGAAGGGCATGTAATTTATGCTGATAATCCAAATAGATTAGATATAACTGCGGCTAATGCAGAAAAACTTGGTGGGGCATTCCCAAGTGAATATGCTAGATTAGCAAGTCCTACATTTACAGGTGTAGTTAAGATGCCAGATGTAACTATGTCATCTAATTCTAGCTCCCCTGTAACTATTAAGCTACTTCAAAGTTACGTAAGTGAACAGCTTAATCGTAGCTGGCCTATTGGTAGTATCTTTATTACAGTTTCCAATATTAATCCAGCTAACTCTATTGGTGGTAAATGGAAACGTATTGCAGAAGGCCGTTGCTTAGTTGGTGTAGGTACATCTCAGAATGTGGATGTTACATTACGTCAAACTGGCGGTGCATGGAATACACAGCTTACGGAATCTCAATTACCATCTCACTCTCACCCATTCAATTATTCTGGAACAGTAGATAATGTATCATTAGTCGGCGGATTTGGATTTGATACATGGGCTAGAAATGCATGGGGTATAGTTCATAATGATGGCGGTGAAAAACGCCAAGGCACTAGTAATGATAATACGTCCACAGGTGGTAATAAGACAATAGACGCATCTCATAATCACACATTTAAGATCAATGGGCGCACAGAATATATTGGTAGTGGTAATGCAGTAAATTTAGCACAACCATTCATTGGTGTATATATGTGGGAACGCATAGAATAGAAAGGTAGTTAATATGAATAAACAAGTTGAAGAAACAAAAAGTTATCTAAAAAACTATTTTTATAGTAATAAGAAGACTATTATAATTGCTCTTCTAGGAATTATCTTTTGTGTATCATTTGGTGGATTTATTACATATCAAATTATGCAACGCCAAATAGAGCAAGCAAACCAACGAATTGAAGATTTACGTGCTTCTCAAACTGATGAAGAAATGGCTCGTGAAATTCGTTTAGTTAAAAATGCAGTAGAAGATCTTAGAAAAAATAAACCTGTAATTGAAAAGATTGCTGGAACAAACACTACAGAAATTCGTTATGTAGAAAAAGAAAAAGCCGATGATCCAGATGTTGATATCCAACATGCTAAACCATCTGCTAAAGTTCGGTATAACGATCAAACTTATGATATTCCAATGCAAACTAAAACAACAACTTCTAAGAACCCTGATGGTACTGTAAAAATTACTGAAGGTCAAGAGTTGACTATTGATACAACTGCAATTGTTAATCGTCAAATTGCAGCATATCAATTGAATATGGAAGATAAGCAACGTGAACTTGAAAAAGAATTAAAACACGTTAAGACTCAAAATAAAATCATTAAAGGTGTTGGCGCCGTAGCTGGTACCGCAGTAATTTATTCTGCTGTCAAAAACGCTTTAGATAAGCATTAAAAACATAATAATAGTTATCTAAGCGCAGCGAAAGAGGTGATCAACCCCATATGATTTCAGAGCTTAATGAACTTCTACATAACTTAGGAAGATTAATAAATGACTTTGGGCCATATGTATTTGGTTTGGTCGCATTATTAGTTATAGTAATCTTGTTGTTTGTAGTTTTATTATATTTAGTAAAATATATAACCAAAGGCGGTAATACTAAAGAACTGACTGATCAGATAGCTTTATTACAATCGCAATTAAACAATCTCCAAGGTAATAATCAAAATAGTATTAATCCTAATGCTATAAAGTTTACCCCTGAGAGACAAGAAAATTTAATGAATGTATTTCTACGGATTAATAATAGCCTTAAGCATACTTGTAGAGAGTTGCTTAATGAAATTGACTCTGATAGGGTAGCATTTTATTTATTTCACAACGGGACCCATTCTACTAGAGGGGTTCCGTTTTTAAAAACTTCTTGTATTTGTGAATTTAGTAGATCTGGATATAATGCATATCATCTTATCCAAGAGCATAAAGATTTACCAATTTCATTTTTAGGAAGTCTTGTTTCTGACTTAGTTGAGAAACGAGAATTCGTAATATATAAGAATGATACTATAATGGATGCTTTCATTTCTAGAATCATTCTAAATGAAGAAGATAAAACATGTTTATTCTGTGGTATATTCGATCCTGATAGCGGTGAAGTATTAGGATTCATAACTGCAGAGTTTACAAATGTAACAAAATTTGATCCTGACGATCTAAGAGAGAAACAGGAAGAATTGAGAGAGATTTCTAAGCGTACCATTTCGGCTATGCAAGTAATTTCTGCTTTAAAATAGAGGAGGATTAATAGTGGCTAAGCCAGATATATTAACACGCCTAAAAAATATCGATGGAACAGCCGGCGATGAAGAAATTGTAGTATTCTCCGGTTCCAGCGGATATAAAGTTAAATCTAGTGGACTTAGATTTGGCTCTGTTATGGAAATCGTTTCTAATAATAGAAACGTATTATCCCATATCAATAATAACAAAATTCATGTAACTCAAGCTGAAAAAGAATCCATTACAGAAGCAGCTAATAAGGTCAACGATCATATTGCTGATACTACAATTCATATTTCTGCTGTAGATAGAGCTACATGGAATGCCAAAGAAACTGAAGAAGGGGCTCAACAAAAAGTAAATATTGCATTCTCGGTTGCTAATAAGCATATCCAAGATAAATCTTTACACGTTGTCTCTTCTGACCGTTTAAATTGGAATAATAAATATACGAGAGAAGAAATTGATAATAAATTCTCTCAAATGCAATACGATAATGTATGGAAAGAATCTGTAGATGTATTCGAAGAGCTAGCATCCAAATATCCATCTCCTCAAAAGGGCTGGACAGTTACTTGTAACTCTGATAATATCACATATCGTTATGATGGCACTAACTGGATTCCAATTTCTGCTAACTCTATTCCATTAGCTACAATTGCAGTTGATGGTAAGATGAGTAAAGAAGATAAAGCTAAATTAGAAACAGTTGAAATGAACGCCAACCATTACGTTCATCCAGACAATCCTAATGTAAGACACGTAACTGATGGTGATAAAGCATATTGGTCTGCTAAAGCAGAAGACCGTGTTGCTTCATATCAAGCAAATGGTTTGATGTCTAAAGAAGATAAATATAAATTAGATTCTATCGAAGAAGGTGCGACAAACTTTGTTATGCCATCGGAATTGGATCCACAAATTATCAAACAAGATGAAAATCATCGTTTTGTAACTGATAAAGAAAAAACTGACTTTGCTAATAAGGCAAACAAGAATCTAGCTACAGAACAGCTTGATGGTTTGATGAGTCGTTATGATAAAGTAAAAGTTAATAGCATTGAAACCAATGCTAACTATTACGTTCATCCAGAAACTCATGAAGCTACAATTATTAAACAAGATCCAACTCATAGATTTGTATCTGATGAACAAATCTTAGCTTGGACTAATAAAGCGGCAGCCCAATTAGCTGATGCTGAGCATAATGGTCTAATGACTAAAGAAGATAAGGTTAAGCTGGATGGTATTGCAGCTGGTGCTAATAATTACCATTTACCAGAAACCTTACCTCCTACAATCATTAAACAGGATGCTAATAATCGCTTCTTTACAGATCAAGAACGTGAAAAACTTAGTTTGAAGAAAGATATGTCTGCATTCGTTGTAGGTAGTGGCGTATTTAATGGTACTGAAGGTACAATTATTAACCATAGCTTTGGTAATACATCTTTCTCTGTATCCATCACCCCAACAACTAATCCAAATGGCCAACTAGGTGAATATTGGGTTAAGAAAACTAATACATTAGTTGTAGTATACTGCTCTGGGGCAGGTAAGAATATCGAATTCGATTATTGCTTAACTTATTATAACTAAAAAAAATATCCCCATAGGAGTTGAACTCCTATGGGGTATTATTTTATTTGAATGGATCTATTCCAGCGTTATTATTTGTAACTGTAGTAGCTTGAATACGTTTCTTCTTAGCATTATCTAATGTAACTAATGCATCATTGAAGTATTCTTTATTCATATAAACAACAAAGTCAGATAATACGTGTTCAACTGGAACTTTAGTGGTTAATTCCATTTTATCCCAATCTAAATCGTATTCATATTCTTCATTATTATTGAATACTTTGAAATCTAAGAATGCAGATGGAGAAATAAATGTTTTCTTGCAAGCATTTATGATTCTCATGATATTAATATCACCTTCAAAGATTTCTCCGAATTTAACAGTTAAAGGTTTAGATTTATCTTCCTCTTCATATGTAGTAGTGATAAATTGATCCCAACCTTTAGAGTTAGTATTAGGAATATTGGAGAAGTTAACTACATATGTAGTTAATTGTCCATTTTCATTAAATCTCATAAAGTTATTATGCTTCATGCTGAAATAACAGAATATTTTAGGAGCTGGGAACCGCATTTCTGCATTGAAGTCAATATAATAGTTAGAAGTAACTTGGTTTTGACGTTCACCATCATCAATATTCATATCAGGTACTTTTAGATGTACATACATATTTGATGCACGTAAAAAGAACTCATTTCTACCATTAATAGTTCTTAATTTATAGATAAATGGAACTTCAGAATGCTTATTTAGATAAGCTAAGAATTTGAATGGCTCCTTAATAACTTTATTAGTTATATCTACATCAAATCCAACTTCTTCAGCTAAAGTATATAGCATATCATATGGTACATGAATATCCATATCAGTATAATATCCACTTGTAGCACCAACTTTGTATGCCATCTTCATATACCGCATCAAATCCAATTGTTTTGCTTTAGTATTTACTTTGACCTTTACGTTAAATTGGAATAATAGTTGATCTAATGAAATACCAATATATAAATCTTTCTCTAAGTCTTTAAAGAAAGTATCGCGATAGTTGAAAGTTCTAGCATAGTAATTTAGATCATATTGATTTACATCAATACCATCTCTATTGAAATCTATATCCAATGTCGGAATAATAGCAATAGCTGGCTTACCACGTTTGATTAATTCTCGTTCATTGATATTAGCAAACTCATCAAATAGATGTCTGCCATCAATATATACAGTTTTAAAGTATCCTTTATCAAATTTACCAAGAATCCAATTTTTAAAGAATTCTACAGCTACAGAGTAAGCATGGCTTGCACTAGGAACGCATAGATTCTTTAAAAGACTCTTATTCATCATTTGTCCAATAGTTACAGGGACAAGAGTTGTTGGATCAAATCTATATTTAGGGTTATCAGACCATAATGTATTATTAGGGTCTTTCATCTTATCATTATTTGATATTTTCTTTTTAGGGTCTAGGAATGTATGAACCCCTGGATCTGTGTCATCTATATTCTCTTGAATAAGAATAGGGACAGTGCCATCACTATCAGGACCTAACGGTTCAGGTATATAAGTATCAGTTCTTAATGGCAATATATTCACCCCACTTTATCAAAATTTACAAAAAAAAATATTACCATAATGTTGGGGAATGACTTTTATAGCCATTCCCCGTATTATAGCCTTATTAACTAATTCTTTTAATAAGTACCGTGGAAGTATCATTACCGCCCATTGACGTAATCACCACCTTCCACGATGATGATGGCTATCATTTCACCATCATCATCTGGTATCATCTGTCCTGATACCAGTTCCGGATCATCTTTAACGTCAGGCCGGAGCTTATAAAGCGCCTGACGGAACTCGGGTAAGAGTTCAATCTCCTTTACCGTAAATGGTTTGATTACACCAATTACGGTATTTAACAGTGGGGTTGCATCCCCAATTTTAAGGCATTTAATATCACCGGGACTTATCATGAAGTTCCAGCGTTGTAATACCGTTGTCATATTACCATCCTCCTTCGTGATTATAATATATAATCAGAAAAGGACGCTATTTCAATTTTTGTAATGCTTTAATATTATCAAGTTCTTTTTGAGTATAAGAGTCTCTACCAATATAAACCATGCTATTAAGATTTACATAAGTATCTTTAAAGTGGTTTACAGCAGAGTTGAACTTACCATCATTACGTGAAATCATCATTGCATTTCTTGGATTAAGAACTCTTGTAGCTCTTTCTTCGAATTGCTTATTGATGATATACATAATATTCATGCAGTCGCCATCAAAATCGGCACCCAATGATGCTAAGATTTGTAATGGCACACTCATAGTGAAATCATCTTCGTTAATACCAACACAATACATTTGTAAAAGCGACCCATAGCTAATAGATGGGTTACGATTGATAATGAATGCAATACCACGAGGACGAGATTTGATAATATTATAGATAATATTTAAGATGAATTGATCTTTAATAATTTGAGATCTAAACCATCTCTTATATGCATCAGTATAGCTCATATCTAGAGACTTAACTAAGAAATTAATAATAGTTTGCTCTAATAGAACTACTAATGCAGCATATGGTAATTTGATTTCATCAATCTGTAAAGTGGCATCTGGAGTAATAACAGCACGTGCAGTGAAGTTATATCGACCAGCCATTACAGAACGGATTGCGCCTTTCTTACCACGCATATCGTTAAGAATGATTGTATATATTTCTTGAAGACTCTTTTGAATATCAAATAATACGTCATTCTTAGTTTTATTACGACGATAGATATCCATCGATTCATTATTTACAATAGATACATTTCGTGCAATATTATTATACCATTTATTATTTTTAGTGAATGTAAATTGCTCACCAATTACATTTACCATACGTAAGAATAATGTATATACTGGTATGCTATGAGTTAAGATCTTCTCACGATTCTTCATGAGATGATTATATAATTCAATCTTCTTAGGATTGCTTTTATTTTTATTTCGATAGAATTCTAAGACATCATCTAGACGTTTAGCAAAGTCAATCATACCAATTCCATCAAATGGAGAATCTGGATTAATTTCTCTTGCCTCAAAGAATCCATCTTCATTAGCTTCATTAGAGTATTGAAGAATATTATTCAATTTTTTACTACCAATGAAACTTTTTAGAACTTCATATAAGTTAGGATGAATAACTTGGTATTTATCAGATAGAACTATCCATCCAAAAATACCAAAGTCATCATCTACATACTTAACTTTATCATGACAAATAGGGCATTCTTCACCATTGTATAATGCCCCACGTAAATGACCACATTTACATCTATATCTATCTTTAAATGCATTTTGATCTAAAACAGATGCACCATATTTAGATGAGAAAATAGATGTATCAGATTTAACATCTTTCTTAGGATCTTGAGGATTCTTAATAAAGAAGTCCTTACCAAGAATAATACCTTTGTCTCTTTCCTTATCTAGATCAATTACTTCTAGTCTAGTTTGATACTCATATTCTTTGTTTACAGGTTGAGTAGTTCTAATGTTTAACTCCATTTTATATTATCTCCAAGCTTTTCTAATAATACTTCCAAATGTTTTCTTATAAGTTAAGCCAAGCAACTCTGTTGCTTCTTTTTCACTAATATTAAATTCTTTACCTAATTTATCAATTACGCCATTTTTGATATCGTTAGGTACAGTGTCCATCTTAACAATTTCAGACATGCATTTGATAAAATCTTCTTTAGTAATGCTACTAGAAAGAAGAATATTTTCAACTGTCATTCCTTCAAGATAGAATAGACCAAAGTATTTATATTTATTTAAATACTTAGAACTCTTTTCTGTATTCTTAGCTTTGAATACAATATCAACAATTGCCTTAATTGGCAAGTTTAAAGTTTTATGAATGTCTTCAAGTAACACTCCTTCATTATAAAGGTTTAGTACTTGAGCTTCTGTGTTATTCAATAACATTTATTTTCCTCCCTTCTTATTACGCAATAATATAATATTTATTCAAGATAAATTTTATAGTATCTTCAGTAGTATTTAGTTCAGATGCAACTTTAGCTACATCATTATATTTAATAAATGCTCTGATAGCAACTAAATCTTGAGTAAAGTTTGGATCTTGTTTAGCTAAGCTTTTTACAATAGTCTTAGTATTGAATTTATCACCTTTAGCTCGTTTAATATAAGTGAAGTCTTTTACGAGCATAGGATAAATACATTTACGAGTTTCTTCTAATCTGATAGTAGCCATATGTTTGCCTAAAGCAAGACTAGCACAAATATTTTCATTGAATATACTGCAAATGTCTTTTGTTAAATTAAATTTCTTAGAGATTTCTCTAAGAGTTAAACGGTCTTCATTAACAAGGCGAATGATCTTTTCGTAAGGAACTACTTTACCAGCTACAAAAATATCATAGTCGGATTTAAGACGCATTGCAAATCTTGGAGATACATGAGATAATGCAGTCACTTCTTTTAGAGTTTTGCCTTCAAGAAGAAGATTGAATGCATTAACTACATTTACATATATTTCTTTATCCGAATAGATTCTAGAAACTACATTGGAAACCTTAGCCCATTTAACACGGGACCCAGGTTTGATATTGCCATATGTTTTTCTATGAATACCAAATTTATTACATGCAGAACGCAAAGCTTTAATAGAATATCCATATTCGTTAGATAACTTAGAAAGAGGAAGCTTTTTATCTACATAGTTTTCTTGTAACCATTCTTTGAATTGTTTATTAGACGCATTCAAAGTTTTATTTAATTCTAATTGAATAAATGGATTAGAAATATATCGTTCAATGATAGTGATAGTTGCAATACTATATTTAGAAAGAATTTTAAATACATTTTCACCATCATTAAAGTCTTTAATCCATTTAGGAGTTGTTGAAAATTTAGCTTCGATATTTTTAGCACGATTGTAATGAGCATACATATCATCATAAACATCATTCGTGATATCTAAATACACACAAGCTTTCTTTTTAGGAATATTACTTTCCCGTAATAGTTTGAAAGTCTTTAGCTGATTCGTTGAAAAGTTTAACATAACACGTTCTCCTTTAAAAACAAATATCGTTTCTAAATTTATAATATATAATTTATTATCATAATAGAATAATGACCCATACCCTATGAAAGAGTATGGGTCATTTTTCAAAACAAAGGATCTAACTACACCAAAAGTTAGAAGCACATATATGTCCGCCCGCATCTCAAGGGCGCGGTGTGAGTCATACACCGTACTTATTTGTTGCTACTGTAATTATTATTTAAACCCAAATGCTTTATCTGGATCCATCTTAGTCATAACAACTTGAGAGTCATGGAATGCCTTCATTGCAATCAATTTCAATTTAGATGCAACTTGTGGCATTGCAGCTCCGACATTAGTGATTCCTAATTTATAGAAAAGATTACCAGCGCAATGATTGCATATTGTACCATCTTTAGCTTCACATACAGAAGCGAATCGCATTTGTACATCTTTACCAATGTATTTATCTTTATTATCAGAATTAAGCTCTACTAACTTATTTCCTTCTTTGATAAAGCAATACATATATTCCTTAATATTTTGATCTGTTAGATGAACTTTAACTGTGCGTTTAGTTCCGCAATCAGATCCTTTAGGGCCAACTTTAACGTGTTGATATGCAGGAAGCATTAGCTTTTCCCAATACCCACCAACTTCTGTTTTATTAGAACGAGAATAAGGACCTTCTGCTAGAGAGTTAGCAAAGTCTGCATATTCTTCTTTAGCAATACCTTCAATATAATTAGACATAATTATATTATAGCCTTTAGTTGGATCTGGATTCTTAGTGATACCTTTCATGATAAACATGTTTTTGAAGTCATTATTAAAGCTACCGCGAGCACCAGAGTTATAAGTATCTAATGCAATATCATCTTTAAGAGTTTCCTTAGCAAGTTTAAGTAATTCATCTTGAATCTTTAAAACTACGTTTGGATCTTTTGCATCTAATTCTTTTCTATATTTCTTAACTAGATCTTTCTTAGCTTTACTAATCACTTGAGTGATAGTTAAGAGTTTCATAGAGTATCCATTAGCTAGCACTGAAACATATGGCATGAACTTTTGAGTTTTCATGATAAAGTCTTTCAATGTAGATAATGGTAATTTTTCTTCTAAAATAGCATATCCAATCTTTTCTGTGATTTTACCAACCATTTTCTTATCAATACTTTGATTGATATATCCATAGAGATCAAATAATTCATTTTCAATAAATACTTTATTGAAAACCCAAATTCCGACTGTTGTTAGAAATGATTCTTTATTCTTTTTACCTTCAGGGCCATAAGCTCCCTTTGGTACTGTAAAAGTATCATAAGTATTAAATCTTACTTTACCATTGAAGTCGCCAAAAGTTTCCATAATAAAGGATAATTTAGTTCCTTCTTCTTCAGTAATATTTAATAAGAATTCAATATCTTTTGGATTGGTGATAGTTTTAGCAATACGTTTTGCCATAGTATACCTCCTTATTATTACAATGTAGAACCTATATAAGCATATACCGGAAACATTAGATTAATATAAATTAACGCATATAAGGAGGCTCTTATGGCTACGTTTAATAAAGAGAATATGATTACTCTCAAAGAACTAGCTCCTAGTTTAGTAGAGATCATTACAAGTAAAGCAGCCCAAAAAGATTTGACTGCTCATATTAACAACCAAGATATGCATATCACTCCTAGTGAACGAACTAAATGGAATGCATCTCTTGACGATTCTAAATCTTATACTGATAGTAAGTTAGCTGATGTACTTGGTCCTATTAAAGACCAAATCGGTGGTGACTTAAATAACTTAACAACTTTGCTTGCTAAGAAATTAGACAAAACTACATTTGATTCTTTCCGTGGAACTCTTGCTCGTGTAGCAACTTCTGGTTCTTATAATGACTTGAAAGATCAACCATCTGGTTTGTCTTATTCTGATACAGCAAATAAAGCTTTACGTGCTGACCGTGCAGGTCATGCTGATGAAGCTGATCATGCAACTCGTGCAGATGAAGCAACACATGCTTTAACTGCAGATAATGCATTACGGGTAAATGGCATTCGTGTTACTATTGATGCTTCTTATCCCTCTAACCCAGAAAATAATAAAGAATTATTCTTCCACACTGGCGAAAAAATGTGGTACTGCTATTGTAATAATGCTTGGCAAATGACAGGCTCTGCAATCAGATAGAAAAATATACAGGGCTCAATACATTTCAATATGTATTGAGCTCTTATTTTTTCTATATAGGAGATTTATTTTAATGAAAAATTTTGAAGAAATTTACAGTGAATTAAACTCTGTTACAATGATCATTACTAATCGTTGTAACTTAGCTTGTGATTATTGCTTTGAAAGATCAAAGGGTAATAAAGATATGACTGTCGAAACTGCAATTGAAATTGTAGATAAGACATATAATAAACTTCCAACTCCAAGTGGAAGATTTACGTATAATTTATTTGGTGGTGAACCAATGGTAAACTGGCCTGCAGTTAAAGCAATTCTTGATCATATCGATGAAAAGAATTACAATGCTCAAGTTGGTATTACTACAAATATGACTCATCTTACTGATGAAATGCTTGACTATATTGACGATAACGATGTATTTATTTTAGCATCTATTGATGGTATTAAAGAAGTACATGATGCTCATCGTGTAGATCATGCTGGTAATGGGTCTTTTGATATTGCAATCGGAAATATCAAGAAAATGATTGACCGAGGACTAGCTCATTTAGTTGAAGCTAGAATGACTATAACTCCAGAAAGTGCAAAATATATGTACGATGGAGTTAAAATGCTTTTAGATCTAGGTGTAAATAATATTTGCCCTATTGCTGCATCTGACTTAGAGTGGGATGCTCAATCTTTAAAAGAATATGAAGAAAACTACGAAAAGGTTTTAAATCTTTATGTAGAAATTCTTAATGATAAAGACAATATTAGAAATATCAATATTAAACACGTCGATGATATCATTGGTACTGCATTAGAACCAGAAACTACTGATACAAAAATGTGTCATATTGGTAATAAATATTGGTTATGTGTAGACTGGGATATGAATATTTATCCTTGTCACAATTTCCCAACTACTGATTTAGATTTCTTAAAAGAAATGAAGATCGGTAATATTAGAACTGGAGTAGATGAAACTAAAGTTTCTGATAATGCGCTCCAAGCTAAATTCGAATTAGATCGTTGTAATGGATGCGAAGCTAAACTTATTTGTAAGTCTGGTTGTCCATTCCAAAATCTAACTGAAAATAAAGATTTCTATACTCCAACTATTGGATATTGTAATCTTCAAAAAGTTCTAATTAGAACTGCATTAAAATTTAGAGATAAGTTATTGACTGCAGAGAATATTCGTTCTCGTAAGTTAAACGTACTTATTGAAAATTTAAAATTAAAGAAATATTTCGATACTGAAATTAAAGATGGTGAGGTTACAGACTTCTCCTTTAGATTGAAATTAGATAGATTCCTAGAATTATATAATAATTTGAATTTCAAAGGAAATGTAATCCCTAGCTTTAACCAATATTTTTCCTCTCAATTAGCTACATTAATGGCTATTCTAATGGCTATCAATGGTAAACGAATTCAAATTGAGGGAGATGAGGAGGAAGTAAATAATGGCTAGACGTGCTAAATGGGAATACGCTGATCCCCAATTAGACAACTATACTGATAAGAAAGTTAATAGAAACTTCTTTAATCAGATTGATTATATGATTGATGTAATCAAATACCAATGTGCTGAAATGGATGATATCCTTCACGTTGCATCAAATCCAGACGAGCATACTGATCGCTATTATCAAAAGAAGAATCCTCAAAATACTTCTTTCTATGATGCTAGAAAAAGTACTTTTGATGAATTATCTCGAGATGGTGATAAGTTAAGTCTTAATGGATTTAATAAACTTATTGAAATTAACTGGGGTCTTCTTAATAACGTCCATAATATCATGGGCAATCCAGATGCGGGATTGAAAGACTTACCTAAGTTTAATGAAAATGAAAAATTAACCATGGAAAAATTCAATATTATTTTAGAGAATATTAGAAAGACTAATACTTATCTAAATAATAATTGGGGTAAATATTTCGATGGTTCTGGGTATTGCGTAATGTCTTGTCAAGTTGCATGCCAAGCTGCATGTCAACTTGCTTGCCAATCTTGTCAATATAATACATGCCATAATCAAAACTGTGGAGGATGGTCGTAAATGAAAATATATATCTTAGATGAAGTATTTGACTTTGCTAAGAAGATAGGTATCGTTACTAGGATAAATGATTTAGCTAAGAAAAAATACAATCCATCCACTATTCAATCAGATCTCCAATCTTATTATGATATCATGAATTCTAAAGAATATCTTGATCTCATGAGTGAATTGGAAACTAAGCTTAAAACTGATGATATGTATTTATATAACTTATTCACTTATACTAAGATACAATCCTTTGATATCGTAGCAGAATTGTTAAATACTGTTAAGAATCTTCGTGATAGATTTGTATTATTAGAAAAGAATATTTCATATAAATTATCTAGTGCTTATGAATATGAAATCCTAATCTCTTTATTCTGTGCAATGTATGAAGAAGTTGCAGAAGATGTAAGAGCTGGACTTCCTAAATATATTCATTTAGCTTATTATAACTTTGTAAGCATTAAATTCTGCACAACTCAATTATCTACTGCAGGTAATTTGGATATGTTTGATGAATATGAAAAATTCATGCAAACTAAGTTTGATGCTATTAATAAATATATTAACGATAAAGATACATTACGTAATCTACGATTAGAATTACGTTGTGCAGCTTTACAATATCTCATTCCTAGAATGGATAGAGAAGTTAAATATAAAACTTTAGCAAAGATTGAAAAACTTATTGACCCAGCTACATTAGATTTTGATAATAAAGAAAATTCAATTGGTGTAATTTGGACTATGGAACGTCTATACGAATTATACTTCGATCTTTCTGATTATAAAAACTTCTTTAAATGGGTTTATAAGCAATATCAATATATTGATAACGCATTATTTGATAAAGAAAAATTCTTTGATGGATTAAGATACTATAATAAGAATAATATCACTGGATTTATTATCTCAATGAGACGATTCTATTATATTCAAAATCTATATCCAATCTTTGGTATGGAATTCCGAAATGTAATTCAATCTGATGAAGATTTTATTACTAATCCAAACTTAGAATATACTCTATATGATACTTATGCTAATAAGTTATTATTAGATAAATTTAAGAATTATGTAGATACTTGGTTTGCTAACTCTAAAGCTAAGCTAGATGATTTAGCAAAAAATGAATCTATGCTTAAGCGATGTAAACGTATAATTGTAGATGGTGTAGATGAAGCAACTGCAATCAAGGAAACAGAAGATAAAAATAAAGCTGCTGCCACTGCAGATTATGATTCTACTGAACATCCAGAAAATACAAATACTGCAACCCCTGGTACATTTACTGAAGAAAATCATACATCCACTGGAGATACATCTGGAAGTCCAGTTGTACCTAAATTGCCAGATGGATTTAACTTAGATCACAGAGAATTAAATAGATTAAGTGAAACTGCTGAATCTGAAACTCCTGCTAATACAGAAGCAACTCCAGATCTAAATCCAGTTCCTAAAGATCATCCAATTGCTACTGATGATTTAAGTGAAGAAGAATTAGCCGCATTAAATAAAAGTGAAGACGAATAATGTATAAAGAAATTTATCTAATGCTAACCGAGGCATGTCCTAATCGGTGCGAATATTGTTATATTAAAGGCAGAGACAACCCTGCCACTATGACATTTGATCAGATAGATAAAATTATTCAAGAAGAAAAGCCATCAAGGATATTATTCTTTGGTGGCGAACCTCTTCTTTGTTTAGATCTAATAGAAAAGACTATGGAGAAATACTATGGTAAACTAAAGTTCCAAATTGTAACTTCAACTGTAGTAAACTTCAAAGAATTTATTGATCTAAATGAAAAATATCCTATGAATGAAATCCAACTATCTTGGGATGGATTTGCAGATAAAAATCGTGTTGATACCTGTGGTAAATCTATTGCATCCAATGTATATGAAAATATATGGTATGCTATAGATAGAGGTTTGAAATTCGATATAAAATGTGTTATAGGAAATGAAAATGTCCATTTAATGGAAGAGATTCATAAACAATTCTTGGAATTCCAAAAATATGGAGTTTCTGGAGAATTCGTTGTTGCTCATCGTTCATTATATACTGGTAATTTCCTAGAAACTTTTAGAGAGCAATATATTAAGACCTTTACATTAGATAAAATGTATATGGATCATCTTAATAGAATTATTGCTGTACTTCAAAATGATAATTACTTTGGCTCTTGTGATGCTGGTAAGTATAAGGTTATAACACCAAGCGGATGGCAATCTTATTGTACTGCTTTATCTCAAGAAGAAACAAAGTTTGGTGAAGAACTTCTACAAAAACCATGTAAGAATCCTAAATGTGATGCTTGTGAATATCGTTGCATGTGCGATGGTGGTTGTAGATATGAACGATTCTTAGAATTTGGTGAAGATTGGGAATCAAACTTCTTAGAATCTACATGTATCATGATGGAAGTATACTACAAGACCATTAAACAATGGCTATCTACTTTATCTAGATCAGATAAAGAAAGATTGTATGAAATAATTAAACGATATAAGGCTTACCAATCCGAATATCATAAGGAGATGGTTTACTGATGATTAACTACGTTCCTGAGCGTATTTACGCTAAAATAAAAGATGATCCAAGCTTTATTGAAATTGATAAGCTTGCTAAAGATAGATTTAGTAAATCTGGTACATTGCTTGATGTGGTTATGTTTGATAATAATATCAAAGAAGATGATTTCATCTATAAGCAATATAATGATACTTTATATGCGTTAGTTAAAAAGTATTGTCCAGAATATGAACTTCAAATGAAGATTACTCTTGATAATGATATGACAAAGAATGATCTTTTGTATTATTATGATCATAGATCTGAATATGATACCGAAACAGTTCTTTACATCTTATCTTATTTGATTAATACATCTTATCAAGACTATACATTCAATACTTATCAAAAACAATATCATGAATTATATGAAGCTCAAGATTTGAAAACAAAATATCAATTCTCTACATATATTCATTTGAAATACATCAACTCTAAAGTTGAAGATTACGCTATTAATGAAGCTCCTAAAGATGAAACTTACTTGACTAAAGTATTTGGTCTTTTGACTTCATTATATGATGAATATAAATTGATCATTAAAGATCAAGATTTGTTGAAGTATGTATTTATTGAAATCTTTGACCATACTTTAACAAATGCATATAACTTCGTTGATAATGATAAGCTAATCTATAAACAACTTCCTAATATTAGCGTTCCTGAAGACATTCTAGATGGAGACTTTAAAGGAACTTCTATTAATGAACTTGGCATTCTTGATAAGAAATTTGAATTAGCATTTGCTGTTCGTAATTGGGAAGAGACAACTAAATATTATCAGGAAATTTTAGAATGGATTGATAATGCTCTTTCTGAACCACCAAAATTATTCAAGACTCTTGTGATCTATGATAAAGTTATGGCTCCAAACTTCTGTGGTATTTTACGTAGATATGTAAAATTAAGCACGCAAATTCTATGTAAGTCTGGCGACCCATATCTTAGAAATCTAAATCCTCAAGATCAAGAATTTATTCTAAGAAAATCTTATAGTGGTACTAAGTTCTCCAATCAAGCAACTACAGATTCTTTCAATCGTTTGACTAATCATATCGATCAATGGTTTGCAAATAATGAAGTTGCTTTAACTGTATATAAAAACTGGTACTACAATATTAGAGGAAAAGAAGATGTATTCTTGTCCTAGTTATGACATACAATCAGTAGACGACTTTAAGTTAAATACTATTGATTTACATATAAATCGTTTATGTAATATGGCATGTAAATATTGTTATCTTATTGGTGGCTTCAATACTAATAGTGATACATCTACATTTACTAGATGGAATGACTTAATTGAGATGCTCAAATATATGAATATAGATAATGATAGACTTACAATAAATTTTAGTACTGGTGAGTTATTTACCAGTACTAGAATGCCAACTTTATATAATGCTATCAAAAAGATAGATAAGATTAATAGATATAGAGCTATTGATATTGAGTATAGATGCTTCTCTAATGGTACATCATATGAAAATATAAAAGATTTTATGAATAAGATGTTTGGTAGAAATATCACATTGAGTATTTCATATGATGGAGAGAATTCATCTAGATTATATAAAAATGATTCCGATTCTACTTTAGAAACTTTAAAATCTTTAGCTAGAATAAACTGTGCTGATGAAGTTATAGTCAGAAGTGCAGCTCATGAAAATATACGAGATCTATCCAATACAATTATTAATCTATATAATCTAGGATATAAAAACTTAGAATATTATTTGGTTGATGATTGGCAAGGATATAGAGATCCTGAATATATAAAACTCTTCAAAGAGGAAGTATATAAACTATTAACCTTTTTTAAAGATAAAGGCGATTGTTTATATAATATTCATAAATATAAAACCAGAGTGGCTCCGACTACATCCTGTGTGGCTGGTAAAACTCTTTCTATAGATACAAATGGTAGAATATCGGTATGCTCTACTTCATTAAATCCTAAATTAGGATTAGAGGATATTTCTGTAGATATAACTGAATGGAGAAGAATTCCAGAAGTCTTTAAGAAGTTTAAAGATATTAAATTGGACAGATCTAATTTAGACTGTGCTACATGTAATAATATTCTTTGCGAGGATTGCTGTTCCCATAAAGCTATATCTAAAAATTATCAAGATAGACTATATCAGCAATGTAATATAAGACATGCTGAACTCGAAGTTTATAAATCAATATTTGGGTGATAACTTAATGGTAATACTCTTTATGAGTATTACCATTATATTTTCTATGGAGGTATCAAATGTTTGAAAGATTTGATGCTATAGTATATAAAGTATCCGAGTATTGTAATTTAGATTGTGTTTATTGTTTCCAAAAGCATGATGTTAAAGAACGTACTAGAGGATTTACATATTTTAATGAACTAATAAAGTTACTTATAACTTTACCACTAGCTAATGACTTTGAAATCAAAGTTACTGGCGGTGAATCTAGTCTTCATTGTGATAAGATTAGACAAGACTATAAAAAATTTAAAAAGATTGAACGATATAAAGAAACTAATATCCAGATGACTACTATATCAAATGGATCTAATATAAATGGTTTAATAGATTTATGGAATGATGGAATATTAAATCCTTGGGGTTGTAAGATATCCTGGGATGGTATATATAGTGCATCTAAATCTCGTAAACCGAAGAATATTGGGGTATTTAATGATGACTACTTCAATAAGACTATAACAACTTTAGGCAAATCTGACTATAACGATAAGGTGCTTGTTAGGACCGCATGTACACCTGACACGATAGATAATTTATATGATGCATATAAGTTTGCTTTAGATAATGGATGTTATAAGTGGGAATATTATCCACTATCCGATTGCGATTATTATAAAGATCCAGATTTCCTTAAAAAGTTTGAAGAGCAATTATATTATATCTTTGAAGAGAATGCTTTAGAAGAAAATAGAGATAAAATAGTTGCAAATGTAGACACAATGTTGTATACTAATAATATGACAGAAAAAGAAAGATTAAGATCTATTAGTTGTAGACATCTTGGTCATTTCTTACATATCGGCATTGATGGTTCTCTTTATCCATGTGGATACTTTTCTGATGACGCATTCTATTCTAATCAGACTTTAAAGATAGGTGATGTATTCACTGGATTATATCCAGAAGTGATAGATAAATTCACTAAAGAATATAATCAAACTCCAATGTGTAGTGTAGCAGAAGAAGATGGTTGTAAATGCTTCCATTGCTTCGAATGTCCAGCTGTAAGCAAATTCTATAAGAATAATTTACAGAATAAAATGAGACAACAATGCGCAATGCGATACATAGAAAAGAAAGTCTTTGAAGATGTGTATAAAAATTATGTCTTTGATGAAGATCAAATTAAACGGAATTTTACGTACGCAGAAAACTGGAACACATGATTGAGAGCCAAAGTGTATGAGAAGTTTTTATTTTTTATACAAAGGAGATCTCATAAGAATGAGTACGGAAACTATCGTCAAGAGACGACAGCTTAGGAAAAAATTTTTCCTTTTATTTCCTGCGGCAATTCCTGTTGTATACGTTTTAAAAGGAATTAATTTCATTCTTAAGTTAGTTTTGAAAAAGAAGTAAATTCTTCAAACTATGGTTATATTCCCAGTAGGTGTTAATCATCTACTGGGATATAAACATCTCGATAATGAGGTATTTATAATGAAATTTAAACATTTATATCCCGAATGCAATAATGCAATTCTAATTACAACTGACATGTGTAATTTATCTTGTAAGTATTGCTTCGAGAGTAATAAATCTAATAATATAATGACTCCTGAAATAGCTTTAGGAATCATTAAGAAAATATATAGAGATACAGGCGATCCTGAATATCCATTTAAAGTGTCCTTCTTTGGAGGAGAACCTTTAATTGGTTGGAATGCCATGAAAACTATTTATGATTATTTGAATGAAAATAATCTACCATATAAAACTGGAGCAACTAGTAATCTAACTTTACTAACTGATGAAATAGTTGATTACTGGAAGAATGCTGATACATTTATAACCGCATCAATAGATGGTAATAAGATTACTCATGACAGAAATCGTAGTAATTCATTTGATAAAGTTGCAGATGCATTAGATAAACTAAATGCTAATAATATTCCATTTGAAGCTAGAATGACTATATCATTCGATGATATGGGCAATCTATTCGAAAATGTAAAATTTATTCATCAGAGATTTAATGCTAAACGTATAATACCACAATTAGATACTAATATTTTGCATATATTAAAGTATCTTGATCTAGAAGCTCAGTGGTATAAAATAGCTGATTATTATTTAGAGAATTTAAATACGGATACTGAATTTAATTTTGGTGGAGTACTAAGTAGATTCTTAGACTTAGATTTAACTAGACATGATGAGTGTACTAAATGCTGTTACTTTGGGTCTAATACATCAATAGTAATTAATTGGAATGGCGATGTTGTATCTTGCCCAGATTCATATTTTACTGAAACAAATTGGAATATGAATTATGGTAATATTTTAGAAGACAATCTAAATCCTGAACCAAAATATGATTGCATTAAATATCAATTAGACGCTAAATATGCTAAGAAATGTGACTTCTGTCGTTGTAAAGGTAATATATGTAATGGCGAATGTTATTTACATATGATAGCAGACGAACGTAAAGAATTTGGTCAGAAAAATGCATTCTGTCAGATGAATGAAATATACTACGATGTAGTTAAATATATCCAGAATGCCCTTAAATAAAGGAATTAGCCCATAGGCAGTCATAGCCTATGGGCATAACATTTCAGTAATTAAATAGCGTGAAAGGAGTTAAATATGCCTGATCGTGGTAAATATAAATATAATGATCCTCCTTATGTAGCTGAAGGAGTTAAGATCGGAGATGAATTTGCAACTCAAGCTAATAATCTCGTAGATGTAATATATAGATTAAAAAATGAACTTAATGATATCAATCATGTTTGGGAAAATCCCGATGAGCATTATGATAGATATTATCAAGAAAAGCATATCGATGGTGATAATATAAATTGGCATAATGATACAAAAAATAGAACTGTAACTCCTTCTAAACGAGGTCAGAAGTTGACAGTTGATAATATGAATGTATTAGTATTATATGCTAATAAAATCAAGGAAAGTCTTGGGCATCTTCCTGCAAACTTATATACAGACATTCCAGAATTAACTTATGGTAGTAAAGCTAGTATTGAAACTTTCAAATTAATTGAAAATAATATCAATACTATTAGCAAGCATCTTAATAAAATATGGAATCAATCTTTTGACACTAATGGATATTGTATTAAACCATGTCAAGTTGGTTGTCAAATAGGTTGTGAAATTGCAGCTCAAGCACCGGACATGAATGGTGCTAATATTTATCCTCCTAATATAGGTATTGAAGGATTCTATTATGCATGGCCTGGTAGATATTATTCCTCCAGACCAGATCCAGATCCTAAAGGATTTATGAAAATAGTACGTGTAAACTCGCCTTTAGAACAAGAAACTCTCTATCGAAGTGGTAGAGTTTTTGATTCATATTCCGGTCTACCATACACTCATATATTTGGTGTAGTTAGTGAAGAATTAGAACGACGTATTAATAATTACAATTGGGAAAGATATCAATATAATCTTTCTCAAAAGAACTCTAATAAATGGCCTAAATATTATAAGCCATATTATTCATCTAGATGGTTAACGTATGTATTACCAGTAGACATCGATAATTGGCTAGATCCAAATAAAGTAATAGAGCATCTAGAAGTTGATAGAAATGGTGCTCATAATTATTACAGAAATATGCCTAAGCATATTCAATCAGATAATAACTACGATAAATACGTATTTGTAGATTACGATACTGATTATCTTATTGATTCAGATGAACCAAGATATCAACGATATAAAAAGGATTATTATCTATACGTTAAATATCCTAAGAAAAATGGTACGTATAAATACCCAGTACGGAAAAGTTATGATGACTGTGGTGGGTGTGAAAATAAATAGAGGTTATATAAATGGCAAAATTAAGAGACACGAATGTCAGAGACCGCTTAGAGGTTGTTGGTAGTATAACCTCTGGCGGTAAAGAAGTTTCTAAAGCTGGTCACTCTCATAGTTTATCAGAATTATCTGGTATTAATGAAGCAGTAATCGAGCTAATGAAGAAAAATACTGCATATAACTCTGAAAGATTAAATGGATTAACCTCCGATGAATATCTAAAGAGTAAAGGATATCAAGAGCTTATTGTATTAGCCGATATGGAATATCCTAATATTAAAAATCTATCAATGGTTCTAAATAATAAGAATACATTTAGCATATCTGCTATTAAGTTAGAATTATTGATCAACTATTGTCCAGTAAATATGACACTATATTTAACTGCCGATCGTGGAGCTACATATGTAGATCAAGCTGATAGCTATGTATCTAGTAAACTAATTGGCTTTAGATTTAAAGTTCAAAATACTGGCGATAAATTCAGTCTTTCAATAAATAATATTGATGTATTTAATGCTAAGATTGTAAAATTCTCAGTAATCAATAAAACTTCTACAGGTATTAATATCCCTGATGTGACACAATTAAAGACTAATTTAGTTGTATCTACTCCTGCGGGATTTAATGAATCCGAAGGAGAACTTATTAGAATTAGACCAATAATGAATTATAACTCTATTTCCATTAATGGAATGAGTAAATCTTTTATTGCTACTAATTTTAATATGAAACGATTCTATGGTAATTCTAATGCATCTACTTTTGCATATTATCCAGTATTAACTGATTGCATTTGCATTGGTGATAAAACTGGTAATGTAAAGGTATTTGATTTAAGAAATAAAACAGCAATCAGAGTATATGATCTAAGTAATGGAGCTATTAACTTTAGATTTACAGATGTAAATAGTAAAGATTTTGATTCTGCTACAAATTTATTGATCGATGCTGGTTCTGTATTTAATGGTCAATATAATATATTAGCACTTGGTAATACAGAAAATAATTTCTTCTATCCATATGGATGTATTGACCGCTTAGATGATGGAACTAGAAGTCTCACATTTAATAATGTAACTGATATTCCAGATTGGGTGTACGCAATTAGAGATCATTATAGGTCTCTTCTTGGGTTGTCCCCATTAGTTAAATTAACTGGTAAAATTAATGGAGTTGCATATAATGGTACATCTGATATTGAAGTACCAGCGGCTAAATTAAAAACTCCAGTAAATATTAATGGTGTTAAATTTGATGGTACTAGAGATATTACTATTACTGCAAGAGCAAATGGTGGTAATGCTGATTCTCTTGGTAATCTAAATGCAAGTCAATTTGTTAAACAAACTGATGTAGGTAATGCCGCTAATAAAATAGTAAAATATAATGATAAAGGTCAATTAGAATGGCCTAATGGGTATAAAGAATACTTTGAATAAAAATTAAAGATAGTACTATCTCGTATAGTACTATCTTTTTAATATTTTAATGGAGACTTAATATGGCAAAGCTTAATATAAAACGTGTTATAGAAAGTCCTGATGGAAATAAAGAATATCTGACTTTATATACTACTTTAGAAGAAGTAAATGGCGTCGGTAAAGCATTAGAAATACCTAATATTGGTAAAGCATATTATGGTATTGGTGAAGTAACTGATCCTCAAGCTTCTGCTAAAAAAAGATTTAATATTAATGGTACAGTTATGGCTGCACTCAAAGAAGTAACTACTAGATATTATAGTAAATACTTCTTATGTGATATTGGTGATAATGATATAGTTTTACCTCCTGATGCTATTAGTGTAGAATATACACTTATTGGTGCCGGATCTGGTATGGCAATATTTAATAATCATATTTATTATAGTGAGAATGATGCTAAAATAAATGCCACTGATTATAATAAATTTGTAAAAGATATTAGTAAAATTTATCCTAACGGCATAAATGGTGGATCTGTTTTATCTGGTTCTGCAACTAAATTATCAGTAGTAAATGCTGATGACTCTATAAAAGAAGTTGCTACAGCTAAAGGTGGGATATTAGAGATATACTCATCTAATCTATCTACACCAACATCTAAAACTACTAATAATTTATTATTCGATTCTAATAAAATAAATTTTGATAAAGAAGTTTTAGAATTTAAAAATACTGCTAATTCTAATTATCGACCTGGTATTATTAATAAACTTATTGGTCATACTGTTAGTAGAAATAATTCCGTATCTGAAGATACAAGTAAAGAACTTCCTATAAATATAGGAAACGAATATGAATCCCTAATTAAAAATAGATTAGGAATCACTGATAAAGATATAAATTACTTTATACCTTTACGTACAAATAAAGGATGTACTGTTTACAACAAAATGGGGCCATATATAAAAACTCTTTTAAGTTATAGTAAATCAGAAAATACTGATCAAAAATCTATTCTTTCCGCTATCGGCACAAACTCTGCAAACTATTTTAAAGGGTTAATAAGTAATGAGACTATATTCCCAGGTAAATTTTTATCCAAGCATACAAGTGGATTTAAGTTAAGTAATGATGATATTGGTCAAATTCCTCAATTACCAAAATTAATAAATTCTAATTATACTGAAAATTATACATTTAACGAATTTGGATTGAATGCAGATAATGAATCTGAATTCTTCAATAAGTTATTTACAAATTCAGTAGATACTGGTTCTATAAATGGTAATGAAATATATTATTATAGCGATAACTCTGGAGTAGTATCCAAACTCAAAGCATTAGCTAAAACAAATATAAACTCTAATACAAGAACTGATGGATTTATTAATTTATTCTATAAGAATATCTCTAAGAAGTCTTTCAATACTGACGCAATTGGCGGAAAACGTATTAAATTTAATGGAGTTACTACTAGTAATAATAATCTTAGTAAATATTTTGATCAAGATACTTTAAAATGCGAATTCAATGTAGGTAGTAATCTTAAATTGGACTACTCTTTCTACTTTGGTCAACTTCAAACTTTGTTTAATGAAACAAATGATAAATACGATTTCACAAATGATGATACTTTCTATAAATTCAATCCATTTAGTGCTGGTTGTATTACTGGGACTAAATCTGAAGTTGTAAAAGGTATAGTCAATGTAAAAGGCTGTAAAGCTATACGTCTAAGTATTGGCGAACATGGTAAAATTTATAATAATAAAGTAGGGCTGGATGCTAACGATTATTTTAAAGATATTGAATCCAACGGGTTTGCTATTATTAAAATTAATTTCACATCAAATGCATTATACGCTGCAAGCGATGATCAATATTTAAATAATCTTAAATATAGTTTAAATAATACATATAATTCGTATGCTGCTATATCTAAAGATAAATTACCTTTCTATGATTCAATTAACAGCCAAATTTGCCGTGAAGTCATATCTGGTAACAAATCTAAGATGTCTCCGAAATATACGACCGCTCAAATATTAAATAGGACGAATGGTAATGCAATAAAGATAAATAGATTTAATCCTATAATAGCAGACACATCAGAAGATGCAATTTTCTCCAATTTTTATCCAACAGAAAGTAGCTACTTATTGGAATTAAATAATGATATTATATATCCTTCTATGATATATAATCTTCATGATATAACTCCAGTTAGATATAATCCTTTATACACTAAATATATATCATTATCAGCTTTTTATAATTCGAATCCTATTAATAATTTTAATAATTTTATTAGAATTATGGAAAGCGATTCCGCTAAATACTTATACTCTTTAAGTAATATTAGTGATTATGATATTCAATACTCATCCTCAAATCTAATAAGAAATAATGATTTATTCTATATTAATTTTAATAAATCTAAGAATTTAAGATCTATATATAATATTAAGAGTAAATCTAAATTAACAGTATTAGATTTACGTAGCATAAATGGCGATCTAAATTTAAACAATATTACTCCAGATGGTGATATAAAAGTTTTATTTAATCATCAAACTACATTAGATTTATCTAATTTCCTTAAAGATTTTAAGGGTAATTTTATTGCAGACCCTGCTATTCCAGAAACTTGTATCTCAAACTCTATAAGTAATACTAATGCATTATCGACTGCATTTAATAATGCTCAAAATATTAAAGATTTAGGCATGCACGAAATTAGGAATGATAGAAACTATAAAAATATAGCATTCAATAATGTTTATGCTAACTGCTTAAATCTAACCCATACTACTAAGAATTTTAATAAATTGGTAGAAAAATCTACAGATAGTACTAATTTCTCTATGCTATTCTATTCATGTAAGAAATTAAATACAGAAGAAATGCTAATTAATTTTGGTAATCATACTGGTAAATTAAATATGTATGCAATGTATTATAATACATCAATACCAGTAATAAATGATACTATTGATTATAGTAATCTTGCAAATGGTTCATTAATGTATGCTAAAACTACATTAAATCATCCTCTCAATAATGAAAAAGTAGCAAGATTTCAATTTACTGATAAAATGGCATCGATCTTTAGTGAAACTACATTTGGTGATATTAATTTTACACAAAAATTAGTAAGTAAATATAATACATTTGCTGGAACTTCAAATGTGAAAAATCTAAATGTATTTAAGAATGCAATATTCCCTAGCGATCAAGAAAATCAGCCAGATTTAGTTTATAAGCTAAGTGGTAAATATAATAATCATGGTAAAATTAATACAGATGCAAAATTAGAATTTGAATATACAGAACCTATCACTGATATTACAAATGATGATATGGGTATGAAAAACATGACTATGGGTTATGATTTGAAATTGCTCCAATCAAATAAGTTCATTGATAGTGTAACAAAAGTAACTGTATCATCAATTTCCCCAATGGTCAAATCTAATATATTTAATATGAAATTTAATAGACTGATACCAGGTCCTCGTACAGTTGATACAGAAACAAACGTTAGATTTATTCTTTCAGAAAAAGCTACAGATGTTAAACTTTTAGGACCACTAGTACCAGGATTTGAAGATAAATATCATGCTGAAGTTTATGGTATTAATAAGAATTTTGAATTAACGTCAAATTCTACATATGAAAATATTGTAAATACTCTAAGTAACGTCTATGGCGCAGCATGCTCTTGTATGTATAATCCAAATGAGTATCAAAAAAATAATGTTGGCTTATATCTTTCTGATGGACCAGATAATTATCATACAATTCATGATAGTGTAATTTATTATGATAGACAATATCCAGTTAATATAAAAATATTTTATCAGCAATATAAAGATGATCAAGGTATCCCAGCTAATAATGCCGAACTTAAAAAGGAAATTGCTAATATAGATAATGTAAAATTTATATCTACGTTTACAGTTGCCGATAATATAAATAAAAATATAACGTCTATTTTTATCGTTAACAACAACGATGAACAAGAACGTATTGATTTTGACAATTTTACAAGTAAAGGAAAGAAAATCATTATAGTAATTTCCAATGGTCAAAATAAAATTGTAATAACTCTTTATAGAGTGAATACTACTAAATATGTAGTATTGTATGATGAAAAATGTAAGCTTAGATGGGCCCCTGTATACTCACATTACGATATTTCATTCTACCCAAATCGGGATTATACTGATGAATCTTTAAAATCTAAACCTAGAACTACACCAGTTCCTACTAATGAATGCACTATAACATTTAATACTAATTCACTAGATAGAAATGCTTTAGGTGAATTACAAGAATATATTAAGTGCGTGAATTATCGTAGATCTAAACCAGTCCATGCTATAATCAAAATTAGAGACAAGGCTAACTGGAATAATATACTACTAACTCAAACAATTTAAGGAGAATTCTTATGAGAAAATATGCACAAATCTTCCATGGTGAAGTAATCTATATTATTGACTCCTTTGCATCTTTAAGTGATCTAAGAGAACACTTTTCTGAAGATACAGTATGGCTTGATATTACAGAAACGGAAGATATCGAAGTTGGTTATATTCAATTTGTAGATAGAGATGGTCGAATTACATTTAGACCTGGTGTTGATAATGAATTTGAATCTTTATCTGAATCTGAAAAAATTAATACAATGATCTATGCTGCCAAAGTAAGACGAGATAAATATCTTGATGAACTAGCTCAATCTAAACGATATTTAGATGCACGTGATTGTTTTGATTACGATTATGGCATTTATTCCGATGGCCATAAGCTAAAGGATCTTAAGTTTAAATTAGATCAATTTATCTTAGAACGAGTTCCTAGTTTAATATCTTTAGATGCTGCTAGGGATCTAGATTTTGAATCTGAAGCTAAAAGATTAGAATTTGAATGGTAAGAAAATAAACCCCATAGGAGTTGAACTCCTATGGGGATATTTTTTAGTATTTCATCATTGGATAAAGATTGATATGATCTGGGTGGATATGTGGATCATTTGAGCTATATACATTAGAAGAATTAGCGGCATCAAACTTTAATAACTTACCAAAGTATTGTTTACCGAAAGTTTCCATATTTGCACCAGTATTTGTTGGATCACTATCTTTAACAAATGCACCAGAAGCATACTCGATACCAATTTGTCCACCAATACGAATAGCCATCTCACCAGTAATTTTAGGAGCACTAGATGTAACAAAATTACCAATATCTGGAGCATCAACATCTGCTTTTAGATATACATATGTATAATTTGGCAAGAAGAATTTATCAGTACCGGATTTTCTAAATAGACCTTTTTTATTTACATCAGTAGTCCAAAGACTATTCTTTTCAGCAAATTCATAAAGTCTAGGATATCTAGCTATAGTAACTTCTGTACCATTAGCCATTACATACCCATCTGGTTTATAAGGCAATAATACAAGTTCACCAATAAGATGATTATCATCTTTATCAAAATATTGTACAGTAGAATTACCTTCTAGGTTGATAATGGCACCTATAATATTGCTGTTATTTTTCAATGTATTAGCATTATTATTATTTACAAAAACTGCATTATTAGATACAACTTGGTATGCTTTCCCCTCATAGATGAATTTTTCACCTTTAACGAATTTAGCATTAGTATTCCAAATTCTATATCCACTTTGCATTTCAATAGCTTTAATTAGAGTTGTAGCTACAGTTTCTACACTACTATTAGCAGTTTGTGCCATTTGTCTAATAGATTCCATGGTTTCACTTACAGTAGAAACATTGGCTAATTCTAACCAGTCACTATTGGATTTATTGTCTAATGCAAATTTAAGAGTTTTTGTCGCTCTATTATAACCAAATTGACCAGCAAAGTTAGGGGTTCCGCTTAAATTACCACCAATGTTAAAATGGTCCATAGATAGCCAACCATTTTGACCATCGGCAATATAATATTGAACTCCCCCATAAGGAGCCCAACCTGGAGCAATTTGACCTTTAGTAATACCACTTAATTTAGGAGGAGTTACATAAGGTCTAAATATAGTATTACCATTAGATGGAACTACAGTTGTATTCCAGTTAAATGGAGTATTTACTAGAATTGTACCACCACCAGATGTATTCATTACATAGTATACATTATTAGCGGTATTTGTATCGCCACCTACAGTGATATTAGAATTAGGACTGGTAGCTAAACCAGATCTAGCACTACCGTTTAATGTAATATTATTACATACTACATTGGAGCCATCTGTTACATTAATATGGGTAAATCTATCTCTTAGAACTACACTATTATTAAAAGTACATCGTTCAAATCTACCGTTAGTATTGCTCATGATTACGTTGGAATAATCAGTATCAGATGCTACAGTAGGATATACTTTAAATTGGATATTTTCAAAGCCAACATATTTAGAATCTTTAATGATCAATGGTGGTAAGAATACATTGCCACTACCATCACGCTTGAATTCTAAATGGCTTTGAAGATTTTTAATTACAACTCCAGTTCTTGTACCAGAGTCTGCAAAATCATTTAAATGATCATCACCAGTATAATCACCAGATTTGATATTAACATTTATATCACTATAGTTATTGGAGTGAACAAATCTAATTACATCACTTAAATTATTAAATGGTGTTTCTTTATCGCCGGTTCTATAATTTCCAGTATATGATTGGTCTAAATAGATGTCTAGTGCCGAACCCTGCATATTTACGCCATCGCGTAATATTCTAGAATTATAGCTAACACTATTATTTTTAGAAGTATATGTAATTTTGATATCTTCTACTTGATCGCCAAGACCGTAAATATTAGCGCCAAGTTCAGATAAAGTAACTTGATAGTTATGACCAACTGTATTACCACGAAGTTGTTTAGCATTTGCAGTAACTACAACATCAGTAGGACTAATTTTACGATATACTGCTGGCATTTCAGTAATACCATGATGATGAGATTTAAGTAAATCTACATTAGAAGGTACATACTTAGCGGTATTTTGCATACCTTCGGTTAGGCAATCACCTTCTAAAACTACATTACGGCCAATATAGCTAACCAATAATCCAATAGATAAGTTATTATAATTATTATTAGCTTTATTACCAGTTCTATAATAATCGTAATCTGCTTGAGAGTTATTATAGAAAGTTAGTTCAGCACCATTAAAAGTTTGCAATCCATTAGGAGCAACTTCACATGAGATATTATTAGATGCACATAAGTTATTATATTTATTATATAAACTTTGTAATACTGATTGACTAATACCATTTGGTCCACTAGTAAATGCAGTTTTAGATACATCTGGAAGGTATACTTTTTCTACCTTTTTACCAGTAATTAATTTTTCTAAATTACCATAATGATCGGCATGGAAATGTGTAATCAAAATAAATTTAAATTTAGTAATTTGATTTTCATCCATGCATCTTGTTATGGATTGAAATGATTGATTAGATTCGCTAAAGCAATCAACTATAAACCAATTAGCATTATCAATCCCTACGATAGTGCAATCTCCTAAATCAGTCTCTGCACCATATTTAGGAAAGATAACACTTAAAGATTTTTCATCAGCTTTTTGTATTTCTTTTTTGAATGCTGTTAATTCATTTCTGAAATTATTTACAGATTCATCTAATTCAGGGCGATAGATAGTTACTTGATTATTAGAGCCTCTACTACGAGAAACTTTATAAACAACTAACTCAAATGTATCACCTTTATCAGCAGAATAGCCTAATAAAACTATAGATTTGGAGGTTTCACTAAATTTATAGTTAATACCTTCTGTCAATCTAATACCATCTTGGAATACTTCTAATTTATCAGTACCAGGATTGTAATTTAGTGCATCAAATTTGATGCTAGACTCACCATCAGCAGCCGCAGTATATGTATAAGTAGTACTATCAATAAGATATGGCATACCATTTGTTACATATAAACGATTAGATTTAGAATCAAATTGTAGTGATAATTCATCATTAGCTTTAATTTGACCGGCTTTTACTGGAGATGCACCGACAAAAATTGGATAAGATACACCACCAACCGTAATTGTGGCATTATCTGCAACGTCAGCATGGAAACGGGTTAATAGGATATTACCATCGATTAGTTTATAATCATCAGATAAGTTAGTTCCCATATGGGAATTATCATCTTTAGTAGTACAACGAATAACTATGGCGCTTCTATCCATTAAGTTAGCCATTACATCATATAGACCTTTAACTGCTGCACTTGTAGCAACTGCAGTAGTATCATTAGTCATATAGTCATTACTATACTTAACCATTCTATCGATAGGAATAGTACCTTTAGCGATATATGCACCATCAATGAAGTTCATTGTTTCAAGCTTAGGAGCTTGAGTATTATAAATGAATTGGAAGTTGATAGTACGGTTAATATCAACTTCTTCTTGGAAAGTAATAGTATTATTTTCCACAGAATAACGATTTGGATAGATTTGAACTGTACCAATATATACTAGCATAGCATTAGGATAGTTGAAATATCCTTCAAATGGCACAGGAATATTGAAAGTTTTACCTTTCTTAGTAACTACAATAGAATCAAAGGAAGAAGAAATATGAGAGATCTGTCTAACTTTAGATTCTACAGTTTCACCATCATCAGTATAAACCTGAGATGCAATTGTTAAAGGGGCAAATCGTTCTTCACCTTTAACTAAAGTTGTTGGAGTAATATTTTTATAATCACCAATAACTTTACTAATTTCTTGGGAAGCAATTACATTATTCCAGTTCTTTTCTTGAGTCCAAGTATAGAATAATTGAGTTCCCTTTACATAGTATACTTTGCCAGCACTAGCTTTATCATTATTAGATAATTTAAATCTGTCGGCATCTGTATCTAAAGCTACAAAAGAAGAAGTTTTAAAACGAATGTCGTAAGCAACGTCATAAAATGCTTCATTTGTATCATTTGTTAATATAAACTGACCTTCAGTAATAGGGACTTGAGATAGATCAGCCCGATTAGAAGGTGTAAATTTTAAAGTCGCCATCTAAAATAAACCTCCAGATTAATTATCGATATTAGCATCTTTACCTACAAAGGTAGGAGAAACGGTACAGAACCAGTTGATACCACCATCATAAGAATTAAGTCTAACTAATTGAGCTTCATTATTCTTACTAGGAATGATACGTTTAGGTAATTTAAGTTCAATACCATCTTTGCGAGTAATATGTACATTGAATGCTTGAGCCCCAATATTGTGAGGGCTAAGAATCAAGATGATTTCTTGAGTTGTATCAGATACAGCTTTGATGGTAAATTGAGGTTCAGCAGTATCTAATAAGAAGTTATATACAACACCAGGAGTGATTTCTTTAGAAACACCACCAGCTAAGTTAACTTGAGATTCTTGTCTTAAGTTATTTCTATTAGTATTAGCAGCTTCAAGAGCTCTAATTTTAGGCAATGGATCTTCAGCAGCCATTAATCCATTTACTTTAGATTGTAATTGAGCAAAGCTATTAGTTAATGTATTTGTAGTTTGTTCAACTTTTAATACATTTTGTGTTAAGTTAGGAATAGCTTCCAATGCAGTAAGTCTTGTTTTATAAGAAGTTAAAGTATCGCCAATATTCAAGTTATCATATGCATCAATACGTGCACCTAAAGCATCACGGGCTTGAGTATTAGTAGTATTATATTTCTTTAATTCTTCTAATTCACTATTAACCAATCTAGTTCTAGTTTCAATACCATCAGAGATAGTAGAAACTTTTTGTTTTAATTCGTTAATAGTTGCAGTATTGTCACCAGCTTGCTCTAAGGTGGATACTTTTTGTTGTAAAATACTAATCTGAGGTCCATAATCTGTCTTAGCTTCAATTTTATCAACCTTACCTTCAACAGTTTTAACTCTAGCAGTTAAGTCTTCTTTTGCTTCTAAAGCAACAAGACGTTTCTTAGCATCATCAATACCAGTTGTAACGGCTTTTACATTATTAATTGCAGATTCGATCTTACCATTAAGCCCATCAGCTGTTGTTTGAGCACGAGTAGCAGTTTCTTTTGCAGTATCAACATCTCTTCGTAAAATAGGAAGATCTGCATATTGGTCTGCAGTAATTTTAATTTTAGCTACATCGTCTTGAAGTTTCTTAAATTTCTCTGCATCTGGAGGTGCAGTTTCTTCTAAGTGACGTACACGATCTACGATATCTGTATCTGTACGAGCTACCCATTTAACTACATTACCATCTTTAACTGGGTATGTATTATTATTTGCACTTTTGAATCCATTAATTTCAATATTACCATCAAAATTGGAAATGGAATCATTATCGAATTTGATTTGAGGAACCCGATAACGTTTATTAGGTTCATCTAAAGTTTTAAGGTTAAATTCAGATAATTGTTTAATATATTCGCCTAGGTTTACAACACCTACGCCTTTGATATTGAATGTATAATTAGATAAGTCTACATTCTTCTCTACTTCTTTTAGAATAAGTTCTGTTATATCGAAAATAACAGATTTATCTTCAGCCGAAACTACATATAGCTTGCCCTTTTTATAGTCAAATAAGATTTCTTTCTTCTCCGCCATAAAACGAGAGTTATAATCTAATGCTATAAGAGGGACACGAAGACCATTATAGTTGGAAGTTGCCATTATCGTTTACCTCCTTGAAAAGTTAGATAATTACATTAATGTTCAAAAATAGAGCTAGGACACAAAAGGCCCTAGCTCTATAGTTTTGAACTTAATTAACCATTTTTATTTATAATAGTATCACCATCATGAATAATAACTTTATCGATATCAATGATTTCATTTTCATCGTCAAAGTCAATTTCAGGTAATGGTTTATTGAATACTGGTTTATCTTTTTCTAATATAGCTTCCTCTTCGGAAATTACATGAGATAAACTTGGGTCTCCAACTAATTCACTATTCTTAGGCTCTACATTTAGTTTTTCATAATTAATATGAGGATTAGCTAAATGATCGGCATTAAGAGTATTAGCAATATACATATTTTTATTGAAGGTATTTATATCTTCAACAGCTGTAGTGAACGAAATACCAGCAGCACCATGCAACTTCTTATTTTCATATCTAGTCATATCTAATTGAGTAGATGTGGTTTGTGGAGTTACATAGATTGTATAGCTTTCTAATGGTTTAACTTTGATATATGTAGTAACTTCTTCAGGAATAGTACTAATGCTTCTGGAAGCGGATACACCATTAGCCAATAGATAGTTAAATCTTTGTCTATATGTAGTATTATTACCAGAGCTATCAATTACATATGTATCTGTAGGTTCTACAAAACCAACTTCAGTTGTACCAATAGCAAATTCTGTATGATCTGTGGCAAATAATAATTCACTACCACCGATAACAGTATTTAATAATGTAGAATCATATTCATTAGCAATTCTGTCATAGAATTTATTTACATCTAGATCTTCTATATTACCTGGCTCTGGAATTGGAGCGGTAGAGAAGTCAATGTAATTGTATCCGCAGAATTGGAAGCTTGCTGAATATCTATCAATATGATTTGGATTGCTATCTGTAGGAGTGCTCTTATATCCACTACACATTGTAAGAATAATTTCAGCTACATGATCAGGGCAAGTCCAATAGAATTCACCTGGGTCAGTAAATGGCTGATTATATTCAAGCATTGTATCATCACTATAGATTTCAGCAAAGTCTTCAATATATTCATCAGCTACTCTTGTAGTATCACCTTTATATAAAACTACTGCAGAATGTCTATCGGAGTCGAAGTTAATTCTATAAGGTAGATTATATTGAGGCAAATCAGTCTTGCATAAATTATATGCAATATTTACAAATCCATTTTCAGGAACTTTGATTCTATATTTTAAACCAGGGTAAACTTTCACATTAGTAATTACTTCTTTATGATAGTAATTTGGTCTGAATCTACCACGAGTAACTTCATTATCATTTAATCGTTTAGGAATAAATGATGGAGTGAAATTATTCTTATCTAAATCAAGATTTGTAAAATAAGGTTTATCTAATGGAATACTAGCTTTAGTCAAGTTATTATATCCAATTACTTTTTCTACATAATCTGCAACTTGAGTTGGTAATACGTAACTAATACCACCATATTCGATATCAGAATCTGTAAAGTATCCAAGAGTTTGCATCGCTTTAGTAATTGGTTTAATACGCCCAGCAGATGCAATTGTTTTTACATTGAGTAAAGATACGCCTTTAGGAACTACAAATGTATACTTAGCAGGAGAGATATATCTATGAGTAGTTGTAGCCAATTCATAAATAGATCTATTCTTCAATGTAGTTGTATCATAAGTATAAACAAAAGGTAAACCTTTATTTATACCATTACCTAAGTAATGAGTTCTGATGATATCATTAATAATAGCTTCTTGAGAAGTATCTGGAACTATATGACCTTCAAGATCTGTAATATTATTATAGATATTGAATAGCTTATTGATATCTTCATTAGAAACTTGGTTCATAATAATATCATAATCTGAGTTAATATTTCTATAAGTATCTAATTCAGGAATAGATGGAGTGTAATCAATTAATACTGTATTGAAACGAGTTTGAACGTCACTCTTAAGTCTAATGATATTATTAGCAATATCCTTAATATTATCTCTATCAATTTTCTTACCATTGATGTATAAGAAATAGAGATTACTATTCATAGGATGCTCTAAATCAACTCTGTTTAGATAAATATATCCACGTTCATTAATCAATGGATGTTGTACATCTTCTCGATCTAATGATTTATTGGATTGATTTGCAATATAGAAATATAAGAATGATAATTGTTGACCTTTTAGAAGAGATTCATCATAGTTTAATAAATATAATTTATTAGCATCAACGTCAATATTATATCTTGTAGGATCTAGGTAAGTTTGATTTGCAAATACCATTACAGAGTTACCTTGTTTGAAGTAATTTCTATACGGTAAAGGAATATCAAATTCCATTTGATTATCTACAATAGCATCAACATCAATAATTTCTTTTTGAATTACTACATAATCAGAATCAATCAAAGTGAATGTAACTTGACGATCAGTCGTAGTTACAATATTATCATCGATGATAGTCAATGTATTATTCGTTTTAGAAATTGTATATTGAGATTCTCTAATGAAAGTAGAACCAACGGTAACAAGAATCTTCTTATCTAATAGCATAGAATCTGTCCAAGGAATATTGAATACTCGTTGTCCATTTTCAGAGCATACTACTGATTGTGTTTTGAAAGTAGCATATTTAGAAGTATCGGCAATCTTACCAATAGTTGCAGTTTCAGAATCAATTTCTTCAAGATATGCAAATATGAATGTAAGAATACGACCTTCAGGAACTCTATCTTCATTACTTAAGAATCTAAAGTCATTACCATCGATTTCAAATCTACGATTATCAATATATGTATCCCCGATTACACAGAAGAACTTACTTTCTTTTCTATTATAATCATGGAATAATTTAGGCAATTTAAATACCATCTGACCATCTTGATCTGCACGAACTTCTTCAATAGCAGTTTTTACAGATAAGTTTTTGCCAGTGATAAAGTTGAATACTAATTCTTGTCCTCTATCTAAACCTTCAGTAGTGAGTAATTCAACAGTCTTTTCTTTTTTATCAACGTAGTATTCATTGCTATTCAAGAATACACCATTCTTAATCAAGAAGAAACTATTATCATCTTCGAAGTATTTAGTATATGGTAGAGGAATACTGAACTTAGTTTGATTAGAAATTGTAGCTCTAACTGTAACAGCAGTTGTACTTACTTTATTCTTATCATTAGGATAAATGAATACGAATACTACAGCAGTACCTTTAGCGAGGCCAGTATTAACATTTAAGAATCTGATTGTCTTAGTCTTTTCATTAATAATATATCGATTAGGATTTACATATAATCCACGATATGAAACAAAGAAGAACCCATTGAATCCTTCTGGGTATGGAATTTCAAATTCTAATTGATTATCTCTTTCAGTAGTAACGAATCTAGGATCTACATTAAGTACATCTTCTTCTTCGATACCACCATAAGGATTAAGATCAATATTTTTATTGTAAATGAATACAAATGTTAATTCACGACCATAATCTACATAATCATCAGGATCAGTAAATACGATCTTACGGCCAATTACGTTATATCTAGATTGGTCTACCATAACGGAGCCTCTCATTAAGAAGAAGCTTTCTCCATTTAGTAATTGAGATCTAGATGGATAAGGGATACTAAACATTGGTTGTTTATCTATAGTTGCTCTAACTGTAACTACATCAACTTGGTTAGAACGACCAATATCAACATAGTTAAAGTCATAAGGTAAATAGAAAACATCGACTGTATCGCCAGGTTGAGCCACTCTACGGACATGGATACATACTTCAGTGGAAGTATTTTCCACTTGTGGTACAATTACCCTATACATGTCTTTTGTAAGCATTCTATTATTATGGAATACTACAAATCGTTCAGTATTAAGGCAAGGAATAAAGTCACGGCTAAAGAAATAACGAACTGTTGGTTTATTTACTTGGAAATGAGCATATTTGAATTGGTTTTTAGCAGCCATATAGATAGTCTTACCATAATATGCTGGATTTGTAAATGTAATTCGTTTATGATCTTTATCAACTTTATATTTAACGTCAAAGATAGTACGTTTATTGAAGTTTAGCTCTTTATAAATATGATCTTCAGTATAGTTAGCAAATACCATTAGATCATCATATTTAATTAGAGTATTTTCAATACTATTATTATCTTCAGTACAATTTACTTCAATAAAGTTATTATTAACTCCAGTGAAGTAAACAACTTCAAATGTATTATAGTCTGCAATCTTAGATATTTCAGTATCAGTTAATGGAACTTCAAAGTCGGCTCCGACATAACGAATTCTATGATAGTGATCCCATAGTTCACCATCTTTATGAATCATTACATATACATCAGGACTCTTATGGAATCCACGAGGCATTCTTAATACATTATTAGAAATATTTTGCTTAAATTCAGCACCAGTGAACTGACGGCTATGAATTTTAAGACGCTTTTTGTATAAATCATTGAATAACTTAGAGTTATATCGACTTATATATCTAATACCAGAGTTTACATTATCTTCATACTCAGTATCGCCTTTATATTTGAAATCGAAGTCTCTACCTAGAGCAGTTGTATCTAGTTGAGGCATTTCATTTTCTTTTTCAGCGACCAAGTGTTTAAGAAGAGTTGTATTTTCAGGAATAGTGATATTGCTTAAGTTATGGTTAGTAATATCTCTATAGAAGTATTTGATATCCAAATCATAATCGATTGGATCTCCATTATTCATAGAAATTAAGTTAAGATTCTTAACTTCTGGATCTAAATCTTTATCAAATAAAGAGTTCTTCCAGCATAAGAAGTTATTATTAGTTAACTTGAATTTAGAATTTACTCCTAGATCGTAGTTGACTAATTTACCACCATTAAGAGTTTTGATGTTACCATAAGTAACACCCATCTTTTCAGTATCTAAACTATAAACAGTTGCACCGAATCCAGATAGTGTGCCATCATCAGCAAATCTGAATAATTCTTGATAGCCGCCTGGGATACGTCTGGATTCGGAATAACTCATATATGTATAAGGGAGATTTACTATAGCTACTTTTTCAATATGAAGACCGTTTACATCTTCAGTCTTCATTTCATCAGCTACAATATATGTATATTTGGAGTTACGAACAACACGGAATGAAGACCATTTAATATGATGACCATTTACGAAAAGCATAAATGGATATACTAAACCTTCATTAACTGCATCGGTCATTCGTTTATCAAAGTTAATATTCTTTCTATTAACTTTTAGGACTCTATATCGAACACCAGTTACTCGTAAGATGAAACCTTTTGTTTCATAAGTTACATATTTACGAATACCATCAGCAACGTAGTAGTTTGTCTTCTTCCAAGTCAAATCTACTACTTCTGGTATTATACCTTTTTGAATACTAGAAATATTAGTTGTAGAATAATTCTTAAGTTGATCAACGTAGTTATAAACTTCGTTATCGTAACGCTTCATAGTAATTGCCTCCCGTTTCTAGAATACTTTTTACATATTCTGGAAGACCACGGTTAGTAACTTTTTCAATAGTAGATTGATTATTCAAATAGCATCCAATATAAGCATTAGTCATCATAGAAGAGAATGCAGGGAAATATTCTAATGCAAATAAAGTGGATGGAGTATATAATTTAACCCAAGCAGCGATAACTGCTTCAGTAGTTAATTTTTGTAATTTCAATGCCTCACGAAGCATCTTAACAAAGTTATCAATATTTCTGAAGGAGTCTTTATCAATATAAGTTTCAATTAATTCAACTTCACGTTCAGAGATACGAGCAATTTGTTTAGAGAAGTCTGTATTGTTTGCATATTCATAAGTATCTTTAGCTCCACCCATGATATTACGAATGAAATATTGGGAAGCTAAGAATACACAACGATTATGAATATTGCTTACAGAGTTAGTTTTGAATAAGTAATTAATTACATTATTGAATAAACTTGCAAATGCATAAGAGCCAGCTTTGATAGTGGAAGATTTAGAAATGATTCCACGATAGCCAGAGAAATACATTAAGTTTACAGATGCATCTAATAAGTACGCAACCAATTGTTTGATATTATTGCATACATATTTACCATCTTTTTTATCAAGGATTTGAGAGCAGTCAACGTATACAACGTATTTACCGCTACCACCTTTAACATCTTTTGCAGTAACAACACGAGTGCTACGGTTTAGAGGATGTTTGCTAATATATAATCTAATAGATTTAGATTCCATTGCAGCTACTAAGAAACCACCAACTTGGCTTTTCTTAACATCATATGCTACATCAGAGAATTCATCGGATTTTACGTCAATTAACGTACCACCATGAATAAAGTTTAGAATGGATTTTTCATATTCATCTTTGTATTGCTTAAAGATGAAAGTTTCGTTTATCAGTTTACAATTCAACTGTTGTGCCATTTAGTAAACCTCCTTGAGTTATAAGAAAATATTACTACAATGTTTAAAATATGAGTGTATACACCCCTAGGGGCTTGAAGCACCTAGGGGTTATATAACACTGGAGATTAATTATTAAAATGAAATTAAACAAAAGAAAAGAGTAAACTAACAAATAGAGCTCACAAAAATCTTAAGGTTAAGGTGAATATAGTTGGCGAAACTATATTTATTATAAAGTTCCCATGAAATTTTTATAAACAGTAGTTTTTACATTAAAATACTTTATAATGATTGAGCGAGGTATTAATAAATGTCTTACTTTAATATAAATGACGATATAATTGAGACTGGAACTTATGAGCACGGTACAAATAAAGTTCCAAGTGTGACACAAGTATTACATCATATCCATGAGGATTATATAGCTAATTGGGCTAATTCTCTTGGATTCAAAGGTATAGGTTATAGAAAAGAATTAAATAGATATGCAACTGAAGGTACTAAAGTTCATAATGAAATTGAGAACTTCCTAAGAAATGGATCTCCAATGGTTTCTGGTGATAATATTAGTATGGGGTTTGCATCATTTCTTAAATGGTTTTTAGATGCTGGAGTAAATAGTGGCAAAATGATAATTCCACTAATGTTAGAGCAATCTTTCATTGGTAAATACTTCTGTGGTACTATTGATGCAGTATTACAAATAGGAGATAAGATTCATATAGTAGATTATAAGACATCTTCTACTATCGGATATAAGTATTTTATACAGCTTGCCGCATATAAATATATGCTAGATAAAGCTGGATTACCGTGTGATTATTTAACGGTATTACAATTAGATAAATATAAAGCAAATGCAAATCAATATTCTATCTCAATTAAAGATAATGCTGAATTGTTAGATGAACTATTTAATGCATTTGTATATACTTTAGAATCTATGGTATCTATAAATACGGTTAAAGAAATTAAAGTATCAGATTTTAAATTTAGGAGTATCAAATGAACGAGATTAATGTATCTTCTCTTGATATTATAGCAAGAATTCTTACTATATTCATATTTTCATATATTTTAGTAATAGTCATTCAAAATATAAGAAAATCAAAAAATAAAAAATATTCTGCTGATGAAAATTTAAATATAATTACTCACTTCCTAGTTGTAGGAACTAGTATATTATCGCTATATGCATTATTCGTAATACTCTATGAAATTATAGTTAATCGTATAGGGTGATAGATATGTCAGATGGTAATATAGACGAGGTTAGCCTCCATCTATTATTTATACAAGCTTTGGCAAAGAAGACTTCATATGATAAGTCTAATTTAATATATAGAACTTATTGCCTATATCTATATAAGAAATCTATAAATGATATAATCAAATATATTAAAACAGAAAATATTTATGATGTATTATATGGACTTCTTTCAATTCAATGGTCTCTAAAAGATGCATATTATATATCAGAAAATTCTAGAATAGATAGAACTAAGGATAATAACTTTAGTGCTATCATCATAGAGAAAGATGATAAAAAGATAAATGCCATAGTTGGGCCAATCCAATATACCGCATCTAATAAACATATTGAAGCTAATATAACTTATATAGATGATGAAAATAGAATGGCTTATACAATTAATAAGTATTCCAAAGAAGATGATAATCCTCTAAAGAAATATATAGAGAATGAGATCAGGAATATCATAATTGAATTCATGAAGTCATTAATTAAAAATTCTTAATATTAATATATTAACTACAGCTC